CAGTCGGTTAGAGCATCTGACTGTTAATCAGAGGGTCCTTGGTTCAAGTCCAAGAGGAAGAGCGAAAAGGTTTGTCAAAATGGCAAACTTTTTTTGTTTGATAATTGATTGATAACCAGTAGTTAGTTTCGCTTAAAAAAGCCAATCTCTACTTATAAGCATACATAGAGGTTTTCAATAACCAACTGATACTGAAGACAAAAGTATATAAAAAAGTCGGATTGTAACACACTGGAAAAGAACTTTCTTTTATCAATCAAGGACATCAAAAAGTGTATAGAGCAAAGAGGTGCATGTACGGTATAGATAATTCCGTACATGCGCCTCTTTCTTAACTGTCTGATTTATATTGATTTGCATTGATTATTGTTATATACTATTATTTGGTACTGATAGGCATTGATTTTGCTTGTGGAGTGTATTATTGTCCACTTAAAAAATCAGGAATATCTCCTTGAAACGGGTTTGACGAGCAGGTCGATGTGTTCGTGTTCAAGAATATGTTCCATAGCCTTGTAGATGGGCATCTTCTCGATACCGGCAATTTTCAGGGCTTCCATCTTGATGGTGTTCTCGATGAGCCGCAGGTAGTCTTCCTCCTTCAGCTCGACATATTTCTGTGACTGTGATTTTAATTTTGCCATATTGATGTTATTTGTTTCCGAAGTCGGCAGGAATCTCACCCCACAGGCGGTTGTCCCAGTGCAGCACTTCGATGTCCTTGATTCTTGCCTCCATCACTTTGAGGAATATCTCCGCTTTCTGCAATGCCGGGCATTTGCGTGAAGAGGCTGTCTGTTTGTTACGATACCATGTGATGGCCGTAATGCTGTCCGAGTAGATGACACGCGGACTTCCCGGGTGTCCTATGATGAATCTGACCGCCTCGACAATGCCGAGAAATTCCCCGATATTGTTCGTCCAGTTTCCGATAGCCTCGGAAAAGAGTTCTTTTCCTGAAGAGAGGTCGACAGCCCGGAAGCGTGTCAACCTCTCTTTTGCAGAATGGGCACCGTCGGTCGCAATGCCCACGGCCGGTCTTTCTTTCATTGAATTCCTCCCTGATGTCTGTCGCCGGTATAGATGAACCCGTCGTATTCCATACGCCGTACCAGAGCACGCGCCTGATTCAGATAGTCGGTGATGACACCTTCCTTATACTTGATATCCTTGCGTCCCTTGAGGATTTCCAGCACGCCGTCTATCGTGCGGCTCATCGCGCTCTTGCCGTCTTTCGGGTCGAAGAAAATCTTTTTGTTGCCGAACGTCACGGTTACCTGATACAATGTCTTCGGGACGATCACTGTTTCCACATGCGCCTGAAATAACACGGGGGTAGCGGCAACGACTACATACCCGTTGGCTTTGTGCATGGGTTTCAACTCTACCGAGTATAGTATGTTTGGCTCGAGAGTTCCTTTCAGGTCTTCCGAAAGGACACAAATCTGCTTGCCGAATCTTGAGTCTTCGCGGACTCCCATCAATTTACGTGTCTTGGAATGGCGCGAAACGAACCCTATCAGTTCGCCTGTCTCTTCCGATCTCGCAAACTTCAGTTGCGATTTTTCCGATGTCATATTACAGTTCCTTCATATTCAATCTATTGCTTTCAATTGACAATCTGTTTTCAATGGCTCACTTTTCCATACAAATATATGCCAATTTTTTACGCCGGCAAAGCGTTTTAGTTATTAATTTTCAGACGGTTATGTGTGATATATATAGAGAAAAGGCTGCATTCAGTACAGCCTTTCCTCCTCTGTAAAATGACTGAAACGCTCGTCAGTATCAGAGGTTTGCAGCAGATAACGGCATTTCCAATAACGGTAAATCCGCCCTCCGTTGGGTATACAGTAATTTATGTCGTCGGCATTCAGATACTGGTTCCCTTGTTCCGTGCCGTGGTGCATCCATGTGGCGCACCCGGGCAGGTCCGGGTTGTTCCGGACATAGAAGTCCATTTTCTCTTTGCCGGCGACAAAGATGTTGTGTATCCGTACGTCCTTATCGATAGGAAAGCGGTAGGCGTACAACGCGAAGTCACAGATGTCGGTTTCCAGCAGGTTGCCGCCGAAGTGTTCGGGGGCTTCCCGTTTCAGGTTCTCGAACCCCTCCAGAATACCCGGTCTGCCGCGCATCTCGGCAAACCTTTCATCCGTTACCGGCTCAGCCGTCGCATAAACCACCCGAAAACCATTACCCGTACTGTCCAGTACCATGACATGCGCGACTATCTCCTGTGATTTGTTGATACTTTCGTCCATGCTGTCCGAGTCCGTGGTCAGACAGCATTTCAGCGTTCCGATGATCAATACCGCTGCCACCAGCAGAGTCTTGGGACCTATTGCTGCCGCTATCAGTACCAGTTCATCGGCCCGTTTCCGTATTTGTTTCATTGATTTTGAGAATGTGGCGGCCGGATGCCCCCCGGACCTCGGACACGCATACCTTGCATCCTGCATCCAGCAACCGGTTTCTGTATTCTTCCAAGACGGCGCCGGAAATCCTGATGGCAGGTATACCCGCCGCCGTCATCTTGAACCGGGGCACTTCCGTGATCCGGGTAATCGTTTCGGCATCATCAAAATACGCTTCGAATGAATCTCCGACATGGAAAAGGATGATGGTCTCCACGCCATGCCTTTCCTTCATGCCGCCGTAACAGCGGCGAATAATCTCTTCCTTTTTCATATCAAACAGATATATTTATTAGGTTTGATGTCAGCCAAACATGAAAGTGCCTGTAATCCGTTCAACTGCCGGGCTTTCGCCCCAAATACATATATAGACTTTCTTCATCTGACAAATATACAATAAATTACGGAACAGCCCATATCTATTGCATAAAACTATAAAACTATCCTTTTATCTTCACCTCCCTTCTTTCAAATTGTCCGCGGATGATTTCAACGAGTTGTCCGATGCTGTCGATTCTGTGACTCTTACCGCAGGCTTTGCCATGGAACAACGGCGTGAAATGCAGGTTGAAATCCTCGTCGATGGAAAAACCTCCCACGAGGACGATACCCGCCTTGATACGGTAATATTCCCCGTACATGGCATAATCATCCGTGGTTTTCTTAAATCCGTATCCCGGCAACCAATCCGGCAACGCGTCCAGAATCGGACGTATGACCTCATTGAGAAAATTTGGAACCTCCGGTGTCTTTTTACGCCTGCGCCCTTTGGCGCCGGTCGCGTTTTCATCCTGCCGGTAGTAATCCTCGAAACGCTCCCGATACCTTTCTGTCAGTTCTTTAATATCCATATTGTCTTTGTTTTTAATTGTTTCCTTTCGTAACCATAGCCTGTTGTTTTATGGCCGGTCACTTCCATTTTGGCAACCCGATAGCCCTTACCCAATTGTGCCGGCCATCAAAACATTCGTCATTGATGCTGGCCGTAAATTCCAGCGGTGTCATCTTCTTAACCCGGGTGGCGGGGTTGTTCTCGTAATCGCCGATGAGCTTCCCGGCCGGAGCGTCACGGTCAAATTCGTCCAGCGGGAAAGAGAACATCCATATCTCCCGGTCCTCATCCTCCCCGAGAAACGCCTTGAGGTTGTCCGTATAAGCCAGGCATTTGTCCCACGAGGCTTCCACGAATGACATGATTTTTCCTTCCGGTTCGCCGGTACGGCCTCTCAGGAATGCAACGGCATTCTCTTTCCAGATACCCTGCTCGACACAGAGTTCCAGATAACGTTCCCAGACTGTCACCAGCCAGTCCATGCTGATCTCGTGCAGGTGACGGAAGGTGAAACGCTCCCGGCTTTCCGCATTGTAAAGTGTGCAGCTTCCGTCCGCGCGTATCTCTTCCAACCGGTACATTGTGTATACAGGCATCCCGTGGCTGTACCCGTCTTCCCCTTCCTCCTCGACATATACCGTATGGGGCAACATATTTTCCGGCATTTTCGGTATGGCACACAGGTTGGCTATAACTTCCTGTTCCAACGCTTTCTGTTTTTCCTGTATTCTCATTGTCTGTCTTTTTTTAGTATGATTTTACCTTCTTGAAATAGTCTCTGCTTGTAACGGCGGTGGTTGCGTATATTTTCGGTATGTTTCTTCCGGTCATATTTGTACAAGCCTCTTGCCTTGTTCTCCTTCTGGAGTTCCTTGTTCCGCCTCTCACTTTCAGGATTCACGATGAAGGTTATCAGCCTGCGGCTGACACCGTATTCCCGGGCAAGCCGGCGCTGGCTGACAGCTTCTGTCGTGTAACGGCGGAAAATTTCAGCCTTCTGGGAAGGGGTGAGCTTCTGCCTGCGGTCATATTGTGTCCCGCTGATGATTATTCCCGAACTTTTGTATGGCATGGCGGAGTCTGTTTTTCGTTTGTGTTCCATGAATGGTAGACGCGTTGTCTGTCATCTAAAGAGAGCAGAAACCAGCGGCTATGGATCCGCTCCAGCGTTTCGGTACCGTGCCCGTACACCGGTCCCAGTTCGTCTGCAAACATTGCCGCTACCTTCAGCCTCCCGGTATCGGACAGCTTCTCCCACCAGCGGCAAATGGTCTTGTACCGCTTCACGTCCGTTACAAGGTCCGGAACCGGAGCGGAGGAGATATATTCCGCCTCTTCGCCGCACGGCGCCTGCCAGAACCCCTGTTCGCAGAGCGCGCGCTGCTCGTCACAGACCCGTTCTGCAAAGGATTTGAGTGCCGCCTGGAACATCTTTCTTTCCAGCTCCTTACGTTCCATGGACAGCTCATGCACATCCACGTTCAGCCCGTGCTTATTGCGTTCATCCGGGGGAAGCTTGTTGCTCAAGGCTTTCCTGACCAGTTCCAGCCGTTCTTTCAGCGGACCGTATTTGTTGTCATCGAAGTACCGGTCGAACAGTTCCTGTTCGTTTCCGGGCAGTATAAACATATTTTCCATCATGTATCATTCAAGTTGTCGGATGTTAGGATATATCGCGGTGGATAGCGGGTGCCGGGATGTGGGGACAGCCACGAAATCCCGTGCCGTCAAGGGGCGCAGAAAAACGGCATCGAACTCCTGGGTATCGTCTTCGCGGATATCTCTGGCTTCAATGGCCCATGTGCCTTCATGGCGGCGCCAGGCAATCACCTCCAAAATCATTTCCTTTCTGTAGTCGGCCGGTCCGTTCCCGAAACTTTCACGTATCCGCCCGATTGCGTCGTCTGTCAGCCGGACAAATTCCCCTTTGCGGAACGGCGCTTCCGGTGTAACGGCAAGAGCCGGCATCTGCCAGTCTTCATGTCCGTCCAGGTCTTCCACGGCCATCGCGTAGGCTTTGTATTCAGCTTCGGTCCCGAAATGCCTGGTTATCACATATCCCCCGGATTCGGCCGTGCTTTCCTCCGACGGTATGTTTCCGGTTTTCCTGTATATGCCCGCGGTGTCCTTGCCGGGCAGTATTGTCACTGTCACCATAATCGTAGAATAAGATTTACCGTTATAAATGGAACTCCACATCCTCTTCCTCGAAATCCGTATCATGCTCCCCGTTGTACTCCTCGATGGCCGTTCCCGGGATATAGGTTTCTCCGTCAATCTCGTAACGTCCGGCCTCAAGCAGTTCCCGAAGGGTTCCCGTGTCGCCGTCCAGGATTTTTTCGATTTCCTCCCGACTGCCCCGGACGGTAGCCCCGAGACGCAACCATACGGTTTCCCCGCACGGCGTGTCTGTCTTTTCCGACCTGTCCGGATGCCGTATGATGTGATAGTCATTCCAGCCGTTGCAGTCATTTATCCCGGCGATATAGGCGTTATATTCCGCCTCGGTGCGGAACTCCCTTTCGTCCACGACACCCCCGTTGTCGGTCAGCCATTCTTCAGAAGGCAGTTTACCGTTCTCTTCATACTCCCGTACGGCGTCCTCGCCGAAAACCGTTGTTATCTTTATCATGTGTCTTTGGGTTTTGAATATTTGTTATTTAATGGTTATCAAACTCGTTTGCCCGAACCGGTTTGATTCGGTTCGCAGACAGCCACCCGGTTTCCGGCGCGTATCAGTTTGGGGAGATACACGTCCAGGTCACGAAAAGAAAACCGCAGTTCCTTGACGTCTTTCCCTTGCCCGTCGACGCGTTCGGCGGTGGCAATGCCCAAAATGCCGGAAGCGGCAATGGCATCGTCCTCATACAATTCACAAGATTCCCCGTTTCGGAAAATGTACAGGGCATCCGGGTGCGCCGCTTTCATCTCGCGGTATTTTCCCATCATGTCGGAAACTCCCGGGACATTTCCGTTCCCCGTTACATTCCGGGTCTTCAGCAGGTTCCTCGTGGCGTCGATGTCGATGAAATTCGTCCAGCCGGCTTTATGAAGTTCGACAGCAGCTTCCCGCAGGGATACCTTCCCGTTCTCGACCTCCTCTTTCAGGGATTCGAGAATGGTCTTGACTTTATAATCATTCATCATATTTTTTATTCTTTGGTTACATTGTTACTTGTTCCGACGGTGTTCCGGTCAAGGGAAAAGCACCCGTGGCCTCCGGTAACCCGTCGATATGCTGCCCATTGTCAGGATTTCCCCGACAGGTAATGCCCGATGGACTTGTAACGGTTGGGAATGTTCACGTTCTCGTTGAAACCGTTCAGGCAGTGGAGCAAGGCAGCTTCGAGCGTGGCATAACGACGGTCGAAAGTCTGAATGTTATCCAGACAATAAGCGTTTACAGCGTATTTGAAAGGCGCGTACACCCTTTCGTCCTCCCGCTTTAAAATGACAAACCAGTCGAAATGGAGTTTCAAGCGGAAACCGTCGCTCTCGCCGGCTTTCATCAGCCGCTCTTCGTCGAGAAGCCGCCGCACGAGTGCGGCATCGAGCTGACGGGTACACTCCCTGTACACCTTGATACGGGCCGTGTAAGCCGCGGCATATTGTTCGATGTCCGTTTCTTTCAGCCGATGTTCCGCTGGGTAAAAGTCCAGCACCTCTTTCGTGGTGACGGGAACTGTCAGGTCGTCCACCCCGATCTCGTAAGTCCTGTTTTCCAGCACGTCGTGGAACTCGAATCCTTGAATTCCCACGAGGGTAAATTCCCGCGCCGGGTCAGGGAGCGCGAGCGATTTGAGCTCTTCGAGGTCGCGGCACACGGCCACGACCGGATACTTTTCGACCACGTCCGACGGGCCTCCGATGCGGATATATGCCTTTTCACACCCGTCATAATTACCATGCCGGACAATGCCGCAGCAGGTGTAGTTGGGGGTGGTACGATGCCGCGCCGTATATTCCGTCCAAAGCTTGTCCAGCCCGGCTTTTACTTCGTCAGGGTCGGTCAGGACAACGTTGCCGCACCGGCTGCACCGGCCGTCCGACAAGGCGTTGCGGGTGAATTCGAGGAACTGTCCGGTGTTCGGGTCGATGACGGCGGTACATTTCACTCCAGTGCCGCCGCAGATACTGCATACAATTGACATAAGTTTTTTGATTTGTGTATTTATTTATTCGTACAATCTTTCTTTTTTACGCTTTTTCAAGGTCATCCGGAGATACTGCATCAGTTTCCCGCAGGGACACAGGGCATGTTCCCGCTGGCGGGCATAGCTCAGGTCCCCGTTGGAGAGAACCATGCCTTCAGCATTGAGACAGAGGTCGCCGTAAACGTAGTTCTCCTCCGTGAGGTAAATCCCATGGACAGGGTTCGGAAACCCCTCCGTGCTGCGGCCTTCCCGGAAAAGGAAGATACGCTCGGCCTGTCCCCGGACTCCGAAAAAGGGATACGGGGAAAGTGCCGCAAGCGTGGCGGCATGCTCCGCCGGATTATGGAAACGGTCGTCGCTCATTTCGAGCATGTGGCCGGAGTCCTGTTCCTTTTCCTCCTGGTACCCGTACAGTGCGGCACAGGCTTCTATGAATTCCTCCGAACGGGATGTGGCAGAACCGTTGGTTACGATATAAAAGTCATTGACAGTAATACCGTAGGCGCGTACCCGTCCGAGGATATGGCGGATGGCCCGGACGTTAAGCGACGGCTCGCCGCCCGTGATGTTGAAATGGTGGATATACCTGACATGCCGCAGCAGGTTGCTTATATGTTTCAAAGGGATATCCACGGGCTCGGCATCTCCCCGCATGCAGTGGGCACAGCGCATGTTGCAACGCCGGGTAATCTCGATACAAAGATTTTTAATATAGAGTTCTTTCATAAGACGTCTTATAGATTTTCGACCAATTCACAGAAAGCCTCAAAGAGTGCCCCGGTGTGTAAATCCTTGGCCGGAACCTTGCGGATATCCCCGCTTTCGTAATCCAGTTCGGCATACAATTCACCGTTGTCCATCGTAAAACCGTAAACGCAGCAGGGGTCATGGTCCTCGTCGCAAACCTGTACGGAATACCCCTCGACGGAAAACTCCCCGTCATCGAAGCGGGAGACGATTTTCCGCATCAGTTCCAGCATGTCTTTTTCCAGCATACGGTAATGCTGGCCCAGTTTGTCAAGCTGCAACCGGTCTTCTTCCGATACCGGACAGGTAATCTCCACGTGTTCCGACGGCAACTCGAAAGTCTCCTTTCCGTCACCTATTTTCACGATATTTTTGACGTAATCTACGGCAAGCACATCGTACTCGCCGGATTTTTCTCGGGTGGGATCGTCCCACCACACTTTTTGTCCTTTTTTGATGGTCGTTGTCATTTGATATTCTATTATTCTTGTTCCTGAAATGAATTCCTTACAGGATTTCAAGTTCGGCCGCGTAGACTTCCGCCTCACTTACCCCGTCACCGATCAGGATGATGCGGTCGTCGAATTCCTCCAGAGCTTCCAAATCTTCGTCTGTGAGGTCCGCATATCTCTCTTCAAAGGCATCATAGACCTTGTATTCCCCGGAAGTTTCACCGGCAGGGTCATTCCAGAAGACTTTTTGTCCTTTTTCAAATTTTCTCATTGCCCCGGTATTTCAATCAAAGTAAACGGAATCCCATTCCGTCCAGTAACACTCTCCATCCGCTTCGTCCGCGTGGCTCAGGTCTTCGTCCATCTGTGCCTTGTCCCCGTGGTAAAGGGCGAGCGCGCACTCGTCGGAACAGGCGAATTCCCCGCCCAGATAATATCCTTCTTTCATGGGTTTCCCGCAATGGTCGCAGCGGCGGACATTCTCATCGTCAGGTTCAGGTGTTGCCGCCATAATCCCGTCTGCCGTTTCCGCAGCGTTTCCAGGTCCGCGCAGGGCCGGTTCCATAGCTGTAATCTCATCTTTGCCCTGTCCCTTCCGGAAATCAAGGCTGCCTTCATAATGGCCTGCAAGTATTGTCCTTTGGTTATCTTTGTTCATAGTTCTGAATTTTTGCCCGTTTTACAATTCTCATATTGTCATAGCCGGTCTGCCTCAATTCATCCAGCAGGCCGGCATATTCCTTCTCCGTTGCCGGTTTGGTCGTGGCGACGACATGGCTGTAATCCGCCGCGCCATGCTGGCCGACGTGCATGTAGGAGGTTGTCTCACCCCGCCGTCCGCTCCATGGTATGTCCGGGAAGAGGGCGATGACCTGTCCGTCGGGATAGCGTCTAAAGACCACCTTCGTCATTTTGCCCGCAGATTTCCGTGTCGATCCCATAATCCCCGTAGTTTTTGAATTCATAGTCCACTTCGCTGATAATTTCGTCAACCTCTTCATCCGTTATCTCATCGGCCTTCGGGTTGTCGATATCGAGCCGTACGGTCAGGTAGATGGTTCTTGTTGCCATAGTATCATATATTTTTTAGTGTCACAAAGCCGGCCTATGACAGGCCGACGGTATATTTCTCTATCAGCCGCTTCCGGTACGCCTTGTCCTTTCCGGCGGCAAGGCTTGCCAGCTTGCGGATATTCCGGTTGGCTTTTTCCGCGACCTGCTCCACGGTCGGTCCGGGAGTCATGAAATCACGGCATCCGGCACTGCAATACCGCTGCTTTTCCTTGACCGTCCTGCCGCAGGCCGGACACCGGCGCTTGCCGTCACGTTCCAGCACTTCCAGAATATTGGCATGAATGCCTTTCCACCATTCAATACGGTCTATGTCATAATCGTAGACGGTTATCGTGTTCCCGAAACTGCGGGCTTCGACCTCAACGGCAATGCCCTCATCTTCAAGGCAGACCTTCAATACCGGGTCTTCGTTAGGCTCGCAGTGCCTGTCATACCAGATGATGTAGGTGGGGTCGTCCAGTTCGTCGGGTTCTCCCAGACAGAGTTCCGCAAGGCCGTTGTTCACGAGAATGCTGCGGATGGCGGCTTGTAAATCTTTGATACAGTCCATTGATATTTCGTTTTATGGTTGTTCCTTATTCGTCAGTTCATCTCCGAAGCGTGGCCGACGAACTGGAAGATATCGGCGTATTGTTCGCTGTAGATGTAGAATCCGTCCCGTTTTTCCCCGGTCTCCGCATCTATCCCGCCGGCAAGGAGATATTCCCCGTCATCCGTCAGGTAGACATCGGTAAGCTTGATACGGGGCGTGTCGTGCTTCCCGTACAGGGTTGTCGTGACGGGGAAGTTGTTGTCGTCGAGTTCCTCCTCTTCCGTGAGGCCGAGTGATACGCGGCCATATTGTGCCAGGAACTCCAGCATGAATTTCAGCATGGCCTGCTCGGCCTCGTGCAGCCGTTCGTCGATAAAGGCGTACCGGGTGGCGAACAGGTGCAGCTCGCCGGCACTCATTTTGTCCGGGGCTTTGCCCGGCTCCGCATTGTCTTTCTGTATTTTATCCATATCTGTCATATTGTTGGTTTCATGTTTCCAGCGGGGTGAAGGAGACGGTCAATATCACTTTTTCGTCACCCAGGTTGAACACTTTCAGGCAGCCGTTACTGATAGTCCTTTTCAGGATGTCTCCCCGGTATCGGGAATTGCGTACCTTGAAGGTAAAATCATCGATGAACGAGCTGATGCAATGAAGCACGTGGTCGAACTCTTCCTTGCCGTACCGTTCCGTTTCAGGGAAGAAGCCTTTCAGATGCGCCCGCAGGCTCAATATGTAGTTCGGGGTCTTGCCCGTGATCTTCCCCGAATATGCGATTTTGTATTTCCTGTCCATGATGCGCCGTTCCATTTAACCGTTACTGCCATACCAGCCCTCAATCTCATCGAAATAACCGTTCGAATCCCATTCTTCCAGCAAGGTGGTCGGGTACGTCCATTCAAGGCTGTAAAACAGATCCTGGCACACCTCTTCATTACCCTTGCACAGGGCGAGCAGTGAGTTATGCGTGAAACAGCCGTCACTGCTCTCCGGTACACGCCACCCCTCACGGTCTTCTGCCGCGTATTCGGGTATATAGCACACTTCATCGGGGCGGTTGAGAAAGGCATCCTCGTTCTTGTAGATGTTTCCTTCCCCTCCGTATTCCAGTTCATAGAACACACCTTCCGGCGTTTCTATCCTGTTGCCAATCTCTATCATGGCGTTACCGTTTCGTGGGTATATATGATTGCCATCCGGGCGGAGAGTACCTTGTCGCGTACCGTGGGGTTGGCGATTGCCCAATCGGAATGGAAGCGCATGTCCGGAATGGATGCGGTGTCCACAATATCGCCCCCGTTTTCCAGATGGAGGTAATCCGGCTGATACAAATCGCAAAGGAATTTGCCGTCCGTATCGCTGATGGCGTATATCTTGCCGTCGAGTGCGGCTGTCATCTCCTCCTCACTGCGGTAGACCAGCAGGTATTTACAGCCGGCCTTCATCTCTTCCGCAATCCGCTTATGCAGCTCTTCAGGAGATAATTCACGCAGTCTCGACACGACCGCCCCGATACTTTCCACGGCATCGTAGCTGTCCAGGGCATCATGGCAGGTCGTTTCAAACTCCTCTTTCGGGCGGCCCGCAAAATTGATGGTACGGACTTCCTGCCCGTGCCCGCCGAGCAGGTAAAAGGGCGTGCCGTTCCATTGCTCCTTTCTGACAGAGAGCGGCCGGGAACATTCCCGCGTCTGCCGGTTCACAACGGCATACAGTTCCAGACTTTCCCCGCATTCCATATGCAGGATATGCCGGGCGAACTCCGTAAATGTCATGATTTTGATTCCTTCCCCGTTCGCCGTGAAGAAATCCTGTCTTGTTCGTTTCATAAATCCGTTTCTTTAAGAGTAGGTAATCGTTTTGTGTAAGGGGTGGAATACTCACCTCGTTTTGAAAAAAGACCGCCGCAGCCGTAGCCGCGGCGGCCCGTGTCATCATTATGGCATGTGATGAACAGGTTCTATTTCCGTTATTCGTCCTCGTGGTACGGTACGCCGTGCCTTACCACCGCTTTTTCCATTTCCTCCCACCAGATTTCATTATGGCGGTCATTGTCAAAATCTATGGGCTTTCTTTTACCGAGCCGCAGCCGGTCCCGTGTCTCCATCTCCGTTTCATATACAATCTGTTCCATCTCTTCGTCCGTAACATGATAGGTATCGAACGGGTCCGGCAGAGATTCCAGATCCCTGCGTGACAGCTCGGATTGCCCGCAGGTGAAAACCTTGTCGTAGAAAGCGTCATCTTTCGGCGGCAGTTCGGGTTCCCGTTCCGGCAGTACATCCAGACAATCCGACTCGTACAGGTAGTTCTCGTTGCGTCCCTGTGTCTGCCGGTTGTTCTCAAACTCTTCCAGGTCACTTTCCGTCAGGCGGAATTCCTTCTTCTTGCGCCGCAGGTACTCCATCATGTTTTCGATGGAGGAGAACGGGGCTATGAGTTCCATGGAGGAGCGGCTATGGCAGGCGTTGCTCCTATACAGCAGGTAGACCCGCGGACGGTTCCGGACCGCCTCCTTGCGGTATTCGCCGAACTCATACAGGGCGTTGTCGAAACTTCCGAATGCCAGCCGGATTTCGTCCCCGACGGATATGGACTCCCGGCATTCCTCGAACCGGCGTTGCACGAATCCGATGAAATCCGCGTTTTCCAGAGCCTCCTTGACCGTGGCGTCATCGGTCGAGAGCGCGATGTCGGCTCCCGCGAAATTGTCGGCTGACAGCACGTGCTTCTCTTCGTTGTATTCGTCTTCCGCCCGGCAGACGGCCAGGCCGGGCGTTTCCGCCTCGATCTCCACGACCTTGCGGAGCGTCTCTTCGATAGCTATCCGGTATTTTTTCATTGTATGATGTTTATTTGTTTCAGTTCACGTTTGTAGTTTCTCAATGACGGCTTGTGTCCTTTCTCCTTTACGATCTGGCGCATCTGCGCAAAGGTGTACGCCTTCTCCATGTCCAGGCCGTAGTCCGTGGCGAATGCCGTCATGCCGACATAGCAGAAGCCGAACTTCCGGTGCAGCATGTCGGCCGTATAAGGCGTCATGTCTTCCGCCAGGGTTACGGGGACAGCCATTCCCCGGATCTTGAACTTCAGGCCCTCGATAAGGGTCCCGCAGTTGTCGCTGTGATAGGTCAGGTCCCCGCGCCGGGCGCAGTAACCGATGGTCTCGCCCATGAAGGTGTTGCGGAAGATTTCCGTACGGTTCAGGTCCTTAAGCTTCTCGACGCCGTAATAGCAGACCGCCTGTACGGCTTTCAGCGACTTGTCCACGCGGGGTTTGACAAAGCGGGGGGCGTTCTCCGCCACGATCTTTTCCAGCCATGTGCGGTGGAAGGTTCCGACAGGCACGTCGAACACCTTCTCCGGCGTGCAGTATTTTGAATCCGACCGCGTCATCATCAGGTGTGCCGAGGACGGCTCGTATCGTTCTTTCAGGTAAAAGGCCAGGCAGGTATTGCCGATTTTGCAGTAGGTATAGTCGTCACGGCTGTTTTTCAGCGACAGCATCGTGGTCTCCCCGCCATAGAACTTCTCGGGCAGTCCGGTCTGCCGGCAGAACTCCGTGAGGAAATGTCCGGGGATGGCATGTGCATAGCTGCTTTCCCGGTAGCATTCCTTCGCCATTTGCGGGGTGATGAACCGTTTGGCGAAATCACAGATGTGGTGATGCCCGTAATCATACGCCGCCCGCGTGTTCGCGGAGGTCTGGAACTCTTTGGGCATCTGACGGAACCAGCGGAAACACGTTCCGTACTGCATACAGTAGTCGACAAATTCCCTCGTCCATACATTTTCAGGAAATTCAGGACAGATGCCGTTTCTTCGGACGAACGCCTTGCATACTTCCGCCGTGAGCAGGGATTGCTCAGTCTGCTCGTCGATATAGCAGTTCGTATCCCGTTTGCTGTTATCGATGGCGATGACCAGTCTTTCCGGTGTCTTGAACCGCTCCGGCAGCTCCCCGAACATGTAAGGGTGTTTCTCCATCAGCCGGTCTGCCAGCATGTCGTCCAGATATACCGACAACGGCTTGAAAAACTGGGGGTCGGTAATGAAGTTTTTCCTCCCGGCCGAACAGACAGCCGCGTGAAGAGTTTCATAGGAATAGAACCGGGCGGGAACAAGCGAGAGGTCATGTTCCGCCATCTTGCGGTAGTATGCCGCAGTCTTGAAACGGGACGGCACGACGGCATCGGTAACCGTGCTTGATATTTTCACTTCGTCGAGCATTCCGTAATAGAACTCTTGAGTCTTTATCCCAACGGGAACATATCCGAGGATAAGACCCGTTTTCATGACGGCGTCTGTCCTGCTGTCCGTGTAATACGGGTCGTAAATATAGCTGCGCAAGGCCAGGTATGCCAGCTGCGCGTCCCAAAGGCGTTCAGGTATGAAGGCGAGAATGTCGAAATCCCCGCGTCCGTTTCGGATGACCGCTTCTGCCATCTCACGGGTGACCATTGCCTCGGGAACGGCGACGATGTTGTCCGTTTTTTTACGCATGGCGTAGTTGCAGACAGCTTCCGAGCGGTACGCTTCCGGAATATTGCGCAGCTCGAAGCTGTGCCAGCTCTCCGTACTGCCCGCGATGATGCGTTCTATACGTCCGGGTGTGAGGAAACGTCCCGGAATATGGCTCAGCACCTCTATTTCCTTGCTTTCGACGGCTGCTTCCACGATCTCTTCCGTGAACAGGTGCTCCGGCAGCCATTCTATGGCCGATACGATGTTATTGTGCCGCATACAGTTTCTTTTTAAGGTTGGATGAACGTACGGTTCTCACAAGGCGGCAGCCCCGGTAGACATAAAGTATCCGTGATTCCCGTTCGGCAAGCTCCTGAAGCTCCTGCCAATGCGGCGTTCCGATCTTCTCGAGCCTGGCCCGGTTATTTACATAAACGGTTATCGGCTTCATGCTGTCGTGGGAGGGCGTGTCTTCGACCGGGAGCGGCAGTTCACGGTGTCCGGCCTTGTCCATGACATGCCATCTGCCGTTGTCGAACAGGAGGCACGTGTCCTCCATGCGGCTGAAAATGTCGGTGTTGTCCGCGATGCGCGGGGCGGATTGCCGCGGTGTTTCCCGTCCGTCACGAAGTTTTGAAAAGCAGTGGACGGCATCACCGGCTCCTGTCCACTTCCCGTAGGGTGACGGTCCCAGTACATGTATGTCGCCCAGCGACAGCAGGGCGTCCACCCGTCTGTCATTGGGATAGAACACACGGAGTTTCCTCGCGAGGTCTTTCGAAAGCGTCTCGTGCAGCGCCTTGATATGCCGGACACTGCCGTCCGGCAACAGTTTTCCGATTTGTATGCTCATAATAGTGTTATCTTTTGTTGTTGGAGTATAGCCGGACCGTCCTTCTTTCGGTTGACAGTCCGGCTTGGAAATTATGGTTTACAGGAGTCTTCCCGTCTTTTCATTTTCAGTTCCCTGCCGGTTGCCGTGCGGCAGAGCGGCAGTTTTCCGGAAGCGGTTTGCCTGCATCCCTCGACGAGCCGTCCTTCGGACACCATTTTCCCGTACGTTTCCCTGATATAACGGTATGCCGGGGAGGTGTTCGAATAAACGGACTCCCCGCGGAGTGTCTTGACACGCAGTTTTTCGACGAGTATTTCCAGCACCTGCTCCCGGCTCTTGTACAGGTTGCGGCGCTTGGTGCGGAAGGCTTCGAGAAAGACACCCCCGATAGTCATGTCATGAGTCTCGTGGTAATACGCGAGTTCTTCCTCCTCCGTCAGGTCGAGAATCTCGCCGTAAGTGTCGGTGTGCAGGTACTGGAAGGTCGTTCCTTGTGCCAGAATCTTCTCGATAAGCTCCATATGCCCTTTAAGGACAGGGCCCGATAGCGATTGGGGATGACAGTACAGGCATGTCTTTCCGAGGTACACCTCGGGACAACCGTCTTTGTATTTGCTTTCCTTGATGCTGAACCCTGTTTCCGTGAAAAGGCGCTTTACCTCGTCGAAGAAGCGTCCGGCTTTCTCTTCCGGCATGCGGCCGCCGTCATAGCCGGACTCGATGCGGAAGTATGTGTCGATATATATCGGTGTGTCCATTCTCAGTTCTGGTTTTGATATGTTATATAAAGCATAGCCCGGAACCTCCCATTCGGGTTCCGGGCATCGTTGAAAATATTCTCATAGACGTATGGAATCGAACACTTTGTCGATGTCCTCCTGTGCCAACCCGATGTAGCGCCGGGTGGTTTCCAGGTTGGAGTGCCGGAATATCTGGTTGAGCAGGATCAGGCCCTCGGCCGAACGTCCCATCAGCTCGTAGACGTACCGTCCGAAAGTCTTGCGGAAGGTATGCGTGGAGAATGCCCTGATCGGCAGTCTGTACCTCACCCGGAATGTCTTGAGCAGGCTGTTGATGTATTCCAGCGAGTAAGGTTTCCCGGTACGCGGGCTGAGGAAGATGTACTGTTCGGGGTCGGGTCGCCCGAGCATCTCGTACAGGAAACGGTTCTTCTCCTGCACGTCCCTGTTGAACTTGATCAGGCGATTTTTCTTTGTTTTCTGCTCGACGCGGGTCATGGCGCTTTTCCCCAGGATGTCTTTCCAGCGCAGGGGCCTCACGTCGGAGGCCCTGCATGCCGTGCAGAACGACAGCCAGCAGTATGCCTCCCACAGGTATAGCCCGTCCTTTTCCAGCTCTTGCAGCAGGCGGTAATACTCTGCGATGGGCAGGTAGTCGGCTGTCGTCAGTTGTCCCTTGATTCTTGTCATGCGGCAGCCTTTTAAGATTCCGGCAACCCTTCCGAGAGCATCAGCTCGGCCAGTGCCCCGTTCTGGGGGATCATGGCCGGGATGTCCGTACGTCCGGGCTTGTAGATTTCGGTTGCCACGTTATAGATATCCCACGCCGTGAGCGTCTTCTTCTCTCCGGCGAGTTTGAGCAGGTCCTCGGTGAAGACCGATATTTGCGACTGGTTCAGGGGATAGGTCTCCACCTTGGACGAGAGACGCTTGTCGGAACTGTCATGCGATACGCGCAATGCTGTCAGCAATCCGATGTAGGCGTACATCTCCACCGGGGTAATCACTTTCGCTTTCAGGCGGCGGATGCGTTCCCTGTCCTCGTTCATCTGTACCTCAAAATTGGAGAGCCAGCCGTCCACGCGGTCGAAGAGCTGCTCGGTGGTCACCTTGTCCTTCCCGTAGTTCGACACGCTGCGCTCGGGGGAAAGGATGCACTGGTTGTGGCACACCCTGACGCACGGGCCGATGGCCGCCTGGATGCCGTCCTGATGGAAGGCGATGACAAGCGTCGTGGTCAGCTCGTCCGTTTCCCATTCCTTGATGCGGATGGTCGTATAGACGCGGCGCAGGATATGCGCCTCGACGGCCATCGCCCCGTACTTCTGTTCCACCTGGGGCAGGACGACCACGCCGGGCTGTGCCTTGTTCTTGTTCTGGGCGGCGAAGATTTCCTCCACCTCGTAGTTCAGGTTGTGTTTCTGGCAGATGCCCGCCATGCGCTCTATCACCTCGTAATGGTAGATTCCCTTGAGCGGGTTGCCGTAGATGTCATTCTCCTTGTGTGTGCGCCGGAGCGTGTCGAGCGTCATCACCTCGACGTTGTTGTTCTGGAAATCGAACTGCACGGGGGCAGCCGTTGTTGCTAATGCTGTTGCCATAATGATTGGTGTTAAAAAGTTATACAATAAGAAAGGCGGTGGACTGTTGTCCATCGCCTTCCAAAGGGTTCATTTTGCGGTTTCAGGCAGGTAACACCTGCATATCAGGTCCGTGATACTCGGGTAATACGCGTTGCCATAAGTTCCGTATGGTCCGGAACGGGCAAGGAAGTGGAAGTAAAAATCTACCGGACGCCGGTAGCTCGTCTGTATTTTGGTTTTCAGCAGGCGGTAGGCGTACCCGTCAGAATTTTCCACCTTGACCTTGCGCCCGTTGAAATAGTAGTTTCCCTCCTCATCGGAAGAAAACGACACCTCTTCCTTTGCCGGACGGCCGTCGGCAACGACCCGGAAGAAGTCTCCCGGGGAGCGGCAATCCTGGTATTCTACCGGAATCGCATCGCCCGCCTTCAGCTTCCCGTCGAGCTTGTCGAGCAGCGCATTGATAGCCGGCGTGTAGATGTTCTCTGATTGGAAACATCTTGTATCACGCCAATATTTCTCGAAAAGAGTGCCGGTGTCAAGCAGCAGGGTGAGAGTCTCCCGGGCGGTCTGGGGCTTTCCGACCAGATACGGGACATATTCGGTCGCCAGTACGGCAAGCGAAAGGTACTCCTCCGGTTGCGGGTCTTTTTCCTGGTGCAGGTTGCAGTGCCTCTCGAGCAGGGAGTCGATGTCGGCCTCCCGCAAGCCCTCGTCCGTCCATGCCAGGCAGCCTTCTCTCTTGCAGGCGGGGCATTTATCCGCTCCGTGCGGCAGTAGCATCACCTTGCCGCAGTTGGAGCAGGTGACGAGGTCGCCGCGTTCCGTATAAACATCTACCGTTTCCATTCTCAATCCTCCGCGTAAGGCCATTCAAGGCAGCAGTCATTGCATACGGCCACGCCCTCGTCACTCAGAATGTCAATATCTGTGCCCCCGCATTCGGGGCATACCGGTGTCTTTTTCTTGTCCGTTCGTCGCTCTGCCGCTTCTTCCGCCAGAAGCAGCGGCACCCAGTATGCCGAGGTACCGAAATCCCGCATCCCGTTTTCATCCTGTATGGGTTCACAACCTTTCGTTCCCATGTATTTCTGGGAGTCCGGCCAGCATACGGCACGGTAACATTTGTCCCGATCGGGAATTTCTTCCAGATGCGTGATGTAATCGTATTCGGGAACATAGCGGGCACCGTTGTCTTCGCTTTCCCATGAGGGGTAACCGGTTCCCTCTTCCTCAAATATGGAGGCGTCATCCGGATATTCAACCAGTACATATAAGCTGTCGTCCCATGTCTGCCCGCATTGGTCACACTTGTGGAGTTTGCCCGTTGCATCGAAGCTGATATGTTTTGAACCACATTTCGGGCAATAGGAGCCACGTTGTCTGGGAAAACCCAAGATTTCTCCGGCGATAATTTCCATGCTGGGCCAGAACAGCTGTTCGCAGTAATCGTCGGCCATCTTTTCCGCCAGATTCTGCATGTCGTCATCGCTGATCTTTTCCACATCGAAACCTTGTCCTTCCAGGTCATCGCGGTGGACGGACGTGATGGGGAAATACCCGGCGTTCAGTTCCCGGATAAATTGTTTTTCCTCTTCTGTCGGTTCGGGTAAGTTGTTGAAATATTCCCTGAGCCGTTGATAAAGTTCTCTTACCATAATTATATTCCTGTTTTTAATCTAATATCCACCGGTCGAGGACCAGTAGTTCCGGTCCATGATTTTTTCAAGTTCGAGGTCGGAACGTTCTTTCCAGAGGTCGAAGTCGTCAAGCAGCTCCGTTCCGTCCTCCAGAGAAAGTACCGTATCCTCATTGTCCGACAGATAGTCTTGTATGTCATATCCGGACGGATTACGGTTTTCCCGGATGATTTCTTCTGCTGTTTCCTTGTCCATTCGGCTGCCGTTTTTTAGTTCGCCGGTATTGTGACCGGATTCATTTGTTTTGTCTTTTCCCTGTAAAACCTGTCGATGGCAAGGAAGTAGTCCTCCGCATCCCAATCAGTGCCCGCATGTCCGGTCTCGAATTCCTCCGCCCACCGGACGATCTCGGCATTGACGGCACGGGAGTCCCTGTCCTCCCACAGGTTGTCCGCCCCGGCATTGTAGGCAAGGTCCACGACTGCCTCCTGCAACTTGTTGTTGCCGTTGCACTCCCTGCCGTTGGAACGCAGCCATAAGTCCACGTCGAGGGCATCCTCTTCCGTCGTCCCGTTGTGCAGGCACAGGCACTGCCCGTTACCGTTATGGCATACGAGGACCGGCCGTTTGGTGTCGGGGCATATCCGCACCAGCAGTTCATTGGGGGCAAGTGTTTCCGTATCACGCCCCTTGAGCATCGTAGGAAGTGCCTGGTTGACCAGGCTCAGGATTTCCTGTTCCTCCTTTGTCCCGGACGGCTTGGAAGCCAACAGGTTCTGTATGCTTTTAAGAAGATTATAGATCATAGTCAGCAGTCGTTATGTTCTTTCCAGATTTTACGTTTCTCGTCATAGCCCTTGTTTTCCCACCATTCATTGCAGGTTTCGGCAAACCCCTGACGGTTGTCTCCGGCCGGACACTTGTCCTGACGGCAACCCGTGATCTGTTCCATTTGATTTGCGTCCAACGAGTTCCACCATTCCTGCATGCGCTCCTTGAACTCTTTTAAAGTACAGAATGGCTGATGGTCCTCGCATTCGTCGCACCAGTTGTCATAGCGGTCGATACCCGTGGTACCGATGAATGTACGGGTATTCGGATCCACCCATGCCTGGGTCTGTATATTGTCTGAACCGCACTCCTCGCATACGACAATCCCGTCGTCATTGACATCAGCGGAGATGAACCCGTGTTCTTCCAGCCAGTGGGCAATCTCAAGCAGCCCCTCGGTCTGTACCTGTCCGATGGGCTCATCGAAATCCTCGCCGGCTTCGCCGTTGAGCGTGCAGAGCAGTTTGCCGTTCCCGTCGATGAAAAGTTCATAAACGGTTGCGCTTTCATAACCGCCGTATCCGTAAAAAGCGGAATTGTGGATCACCACTATCGGGGAGGTTTCATACTCCGGTGATTCCGCCTCCCGGTAATGTACGCCGCGGTTGCGGTAGAACGTGCCGATGATGTTGTTCTCCTTCTCCACGGCATCGCGGATTTTCTCCATAAGTGATTTTCTGATGGAGATGATACTGAGGTGCGCATAATCCTTACGGAGACGTCTGTACACCTCCTGCTCGAAGTTGCCTCGAACAGAGTCGAAAGGGGATACGCCGGCGTTCTCCCGGATGTATTTGTCCTCGTTGAAGTTGTAGCGCCGGCAGACAATGTCCTTGACGCGACGGAATTCCTCCCCGCCAAATTTGAGGATGCTGTTCTCGCCTAACGAAGTCGGAAAATAGCAGCAGGGCATGTGCGCTGTCATTTCACGGTAAAGTGCGTCATCGTCTTCCGGAAAGGCTCTGCCTGTTTCCGGCTTTGTGTTTTTTTCCTGTTCCATTCGCTTGTTTTTTTATCTGTAGTTGACAAGTTCCGGTTTGCCGCCCGTTGCGGGGCGGTCACCATATTCTTATGTCATAATCTTTGAAATAGTATTCCAACTCTTTTAATCCTTCCAAAGAGTGCAGCTTGTTCTTTCCGGTCACTTCGATGTCGACGGATACTGCATTTTCATCTTTGATTTCTACTTTGGCATTGTCAAACACGCATCTTACATATTCTTCAATGCATGAGGCAGACAGGCCGTTCTTTACAATATTAAGTATCATATTATTTATTGTCCATTGAATGTTTGCCACGTCCATAAACCGGGCACCGCTTGCGGTATCTGCATTCGCCCCGGGCCGCGTCGGTATGCGCCCGGTGCCATTCATCCCAGCTCTTCACTCCATTGTCTGTAAGGAATATGATCAGTTGCATGCAGCAGAAACCGCGTTCCTCACGTTTCCGGTCATGAAGGTTGGCCAGCCCGTTATCTTTAGGTTTCATACAGGTTTGATGTTACGGCAGGTTCGCCCGAAAACGCCTTCATGGCATATCATTAAAACCATGAGACATGCACATAGGCATCGCTTTGGTCACTGCCGTTGATTAGACAATCAAGTATTTCGATAAACTTTTCCCGGTCCGTCCCGGCCTTCGCCAGGCAGGAATAAAATTCTCCGGCCTTCTGCCGGAAGGTTTCATCCTGTTCGGAGATATGTCTTCTAAGCTGCTGCAGGCCCGAACGGGCTATTTCGAAGTCATCAGCATAGGCGTCTTCCGCGGAGTTATCAACTTCGAACATTGTCAGGATATCATAAAAGACATCCTGCCCGTCCCCGCCATGCATACCCGGATATTCGTATTCGATTTGCCAGACTCTGGCTACATGCAGGTTTCTGGCCATTATCTTTTCGTTTTTCGGATTTGTTGTCTTATGCGGCGCAGCATCGGTTCGATACCGCGGATGCTTTCCTCGTTCTCTTTCAGTTTGTAATAGTAGGCGTTCGCTTCGTCGTAGTCTTCCCGTGCCTTGCGCAACCTGCATTCCTTGGCGTCACGGACCTGTTCATGGGACAGGTCGTAACCGATGAACTCGTCCATGAAACAGGAGACCGTACGCCCGTGGTAGTGGTCCGTGCGGGTTTCCACCGCAGTACGGATGATGTCGTCGCACCGCCTGCCGAGTGTCCGGAGCACGTCGCTGATATGCCGGTCGTGGTACTCGTAACCGAAGAAACGGGTATACCACTCGTGTTCCTGCCGGTTTGTTTTCCCCGCGTAATACTCGTACCATCGGGCGTCGCACTTGGTGTGCCTCTGGGTAACCTTGAATATGGCGTACTCTTCACCGATCCATGTGAAACGTGAGAGTATCTCGCTCGTTTCTTCCTCACAGTAGCTATCCCGCCAGTTCAATTCTTCGGTCTGGCTGAGCGGGAGGAATGACTGTTTGGTGATCCACTGCCCGAAACCTTTGCGTGTTACATGCGGAAGCCCTTTCACGGCCTTGTCCCATGCCTTGTCGCAGGCCTCGTCCAGTGAAGGGAAACTTTCGGGAAAGCGTTCCCTGTCCGTGCCGTCTCGCAACACCTCGTTCCAGTCCTTGTCGCAGACAATGAGGGTGAGGTCCTCCCTCACATGGCAGTCGCGTTCGCAATAGCCGTAGGGAGCATCGCAGAGCGTGTACCACTCCTTCGGTCCATAACCGTCATCACGGCCCAGATAACGCCCGGGCTTGCCCTTCTCTGTCTGCACCTCCCACACTTCCGTGCAGTTTCCACGGTCGATATGGTGCAGGCGTACCCTGATTTCCTTGTTGTCTCGTTTTTCTTCCATATCATTTATTTTTAGGATGGCTCGTCTTCTCTTTTTCGAGAATCCGGTAGATCTCTTCAAGGTCGTACTCGTTGTCTACCGGTTGCCCGTACTCCGCATCCACAATGACCACACCGGCATTGGCGAGGTGGCATTCCGCTACTTTTTTGTCATAACCGCTCCATTCGGGATCGATTTCTGTTACCGTATTGAATTCAAGTCCGTATGATGTCTTCATTGTATTTCCAGTTATTATGCGTATTTTTCCATTTTATGCCGCCGCTTTGTTCAGCCCGTCGATGATATGCCTGCATTCGGCTTCCAGTTCTTCCAGGCAGTCCGTGCCGTAGAATCCCCAACAGCTGTCCAGTTCATTGTCATCGTCACTTTCCGGTGTGATGCGGTATCCGAATACCTCTCCGGTGTAGTAGTTGTCAAGGGTCCTGATTTCCTCTTGCAGGTATCCCTCGATCCGCTTCCTGCGCTCCGCGGTGATGTTCTTCCACCCGTATTCCCGGCGTACCTTGTCCAGAGGCACGGCAATGATGCCGAAGAATCCGGAGTCCCACGGACAACTGAACGGCGAGGTGGATACCGTAATGCCGCCATGGTCGTAGAGGTAGACCGGCAGGGCGATATATTCCTTCAGGAACAGCTCCCGGAAATTACCGATACGTCCATCGAAAACCTTGTCGATATCGAAATGGTCGTCGAACTCCTTTTCCGGGCGGTAGCGACGGTGTGCCGTATAAAGCGTACCGAGATTGTCATACGCCTCACGCGGGCTTCGGGCGTCATCATCATAATAGATGTTGATGTGATGCCCGTTATATTCGATTTGTTTATACAGGTTCATCCGTTTGGGTATTTAATTCCGTTATTTGTTCGTTTACTTTGTCCACCAGTGTGTCCACACTCTCCACGGGAGCGCTGACATTGTTCATGCCGTTGATTTCACCGAGCGTGCCCGGAGCGAAGCGGCGTGAGACTTCCCCGGTGTCATAACTGAGGACACCGCCGTCGAACGTGAAAGTCAGGCCGACGGTCTCATTGTTCCGGGTCTTCCCGTAAACGGAACATGCCGCTCTCAGCCCATGGGTGTGCAGGTCTCCGATATTCCATGTCACCTCCGGGGTGAGGCGTGCCACTTCCAGCATGAGGGGAGCCACGATTTCCTCCGTCCACCATGGCCTTTCGATACGGTTCTGTTGCTCTGACAGCCGCATGATCCGCTTTTCGTGCCAGGCGATTTTCCGGCGGGCCGCATCAATCTTTCCTTGCAGTCCATCTTGCTGCTTCCTGTACCTGTCTATCTTGTGCAGATAGTCCGCGGTGCATTTTCTTACTATATCCGTTTCCATTTCAAGTCCTGTTACAGAGTTGTACAAATTGTTCCGTAATCTCGTCCCGCTCGAACTCGTCGCAGTTCAGGTCGAAGAATATACCCGAAGCCGCGAGCATGTCACGGGCTTCCCCGTAGGTGATGTCGCGCCTGTACCGGTATCTCTCCACCATGTCCTGATGTTCGGCTTCCGCCCGGTCGTGCAGCCTCTTTTTATACTGCCTGTACCATGCGGGGAACTGTTCCCTGGAAACCATATGTTCCAGCTGCAAGTCCCGGTATCTGCCCGGCGCCAGCAGGATGTGGCTGTCAATGTAGGACTTCGCCTCGGCTATGATTCCCTCCCTGGTGAAGGGACGGTGGGAACGTGCCGTGAAATGTACCCATCCGTCATGCAGCGGGTGTTCGATTTCAATCTGCACACCCTGCCTCCTGACATGCACCACGATATAGGCGGTCTGGCCGGGGAACCTATCGTCCTTGAGGCTCACTTCCCGGCAGGTCCGCGGGTCAACATGGATGTAGTGGTCCTGTCTTGCGCCCCCGAGGAACCTTTCAAGCTGCCGCATCGACTGGCAGTAGATGAATGTCCCCACGCGGCACTGGCCGCGGCGGATGTCGCCGTAATAGTACTTCCTTGCCCTTGCTCCGGTAATGCGGGACTCGTCCGATGCCTCGAAATAGCTCCGGTAGGTATCGTCCGTACGACAGAAGTCATATATTTCCTGAAAAGTCCTTGTTCTCATTTGTTACTCCTTTTTATGTATTGTCTTCTTCCGGCGGGGGAAATTCCCCCGTCCTGTAAAATATCTCTCCGAGACGGTCCGCCTGTTCCGCCAGGCCTCTCTTCCGGACAGCCGAAACGGCATCGCGTGCGGCCTTTTCGTACATGCCCAGCAGTACCGCCTCGGGCAGGCGTTTCGTCCGCCACACCTCCTGTGCGGTGGCGAGCATCCCCACCTCGCAGCCCAGATGGGCGGCTGTGAGGATAATGACGGCATTGCCGATAAAGTTCGGTATGCGTTCTTCCTGTTGTTCTCCTTTCATTGTTCCGTGCCTTTAATCCGTTTCGAACTCGTCTTCATAGACCTCGATCTCCTTCCCGCTCTCGCAGATGCGTGCCAGCCAGGTGTACTGGAGCCGTTCCACCAGCTCTATGCGGCGATAGCTCTTGTAGGGCACTTTCAGCGTTGCAATGTCTCCCGGTTCCATATCAGGCGGGTATTTCAAACTGGACATGGAAATGGAACTCGCTTATCAGGCTGCGGATGTACGGAACTGATTTCGGGTCCTCCCCGTAAGGATAGAAGATGGTCCGGCAGCGCGTCAGGCATCGGATGCCCTGCCTCCGTAACCGGTGCAGCAGGTAGGCCCTGCGTCGTAGTTGCTTCTTGCTCATGATATAAAAGTTTTAGTTATGGATTAGAATAGAGGTGTGATTGCCTCCGCGGGGCATTTCTTTATCGTTTTCGATGCGGACACTTCGGGAAGGATGCTCATCTTGTGTTCACAGAGATGAGCATCGTGTACCGAAGTGAATGCTGATTTTATCGGCCCCTCACACCGTGCCGCCTGCCATGCGGTCAGAAAAAGGTCTGCTATTTTTTGCGCCACTCCGCCATCTTCTTCCTGATGTCGATGTCGTTGTCCGCCAGCATCTTTTTCAGGACTGCCAGCAACCGCCAGCCCTCGCCGTCCTTGTACTCTTCCGCCTTGGCCGACAGGAAAGCCAGCGACTGGTACTTGTCCAGACGTCTTCTCCGGTCATTGACAGCCGTGCAACCGTGGAAACGGATCAGGTTCTGCATGGTGAAGAATGCGCCGGCACCCTTGTAGGCATTTACCCATTCCTTGCACTGGGGCGTGTCGTAGGGCATCCTGACACGCAGCTTGTTGAACTTTCTTGTGGCGGCGTGCAACCGGACGGCGTCCTTCGCGCTGCGGATGCCGTGTACGGCCGTTTGCAGCGGGTGGTAAACCTTGGTTTCCAGGTCCTCCACGAAGATGTCACGGCTGCCGACACGCTTGTAGGGAATGCCCTTGCATTTCTTGACCTTCTGGGAGGCGATGTGTTCCTTGAGGCGTTTCACGTAATTTTCAGCCATCGCCGCAATAACCCCGGCATTGAACCAGCGGTTACGGTCGGCGAAGTTCTCCGGATCGTGCCCCTCCATCCTCATCTGGGCATGCAGCTCGTCCAGCACCATCTTCCACTGGTACTCGTAGCCCAGACGGTGGATCATTTCCGTCACGCCCACCGGCTTGCCGGAACGGTAGTCCGTGCAGGTCATCATATGGAACATCTGCGCCATGACCCAGCGACGGAACAGGCGGCGGTTCGGGACATCGCCCTGGCCGGTGATTTGTCTGAAAATCGGATCGTCATCATCCAGCATGGTCAGCAGCCCGTCCTTGTTGGAGGCGACGCACTCGCCGCCGTTGGCACCCTGCATGGCGAAGAGATGGCTCACATCCACGCCAGCCGCACGGAGCGCCTCGATACGTTCTTTCGCCGTCCTGGGCACTTTTGTCTTCCCGGAGGACGGCGCATCCTGCCCGGCCACTGCCGGGTATACGGTTCCCAGACCGGAGTCTTTTCCGACAACGGTCGCCACTACTGTCTTTTCCTTGTCCGCGATGGCGAACTCTGTCCCGCAGCCGGGACACAAGATTTTTGTCTTTGGTTTCATACTGATTGTTATTTAATGATTGTTGTCCGGTTCCACCCATTCCCGGAGTATCACCAGGTCCCTGTCGGTCCTGCTCTGCCAGAACCAGTGTCCCATCGTCTCGGGATTCCACCTGAAACCTCCCAGTATTTGGCACAGGAGGTACAGTTCCAGCTCGGCTTGCGCCTTGTCCCGGCGTTCACCGTAGAGCATGTCCCCGTCATCGAGGTCTTTCTCCTGCAATGCCTTGAAATACCGGCGTGGCCTGCTTTCGCTGCGCTCCGAGGGCACGGAGTGTTTGTAACGGCGGTACAGTTCCTCCATTTTCGCGAAGAACTCGTTCTCCGTCGAGGGCGGGATTCCCAATTCCCTGTCGTACTTGCCATCCCGTATGATGTATGTACCGTTGATTTTCAGGCTCCGCCGGCGGAAGTCTATCTTGAATTTCGCACCGTTATCGACTGCCCGGACGGTTTCTTGGTATATGGTGTTCATATTCTATTTATGATTTCAAATTATTTGCATTCAAATCGATGGCGCATTACTGTATCGTTCCGATGAATACAGTGTGTCCGTATCCTGAAGCTGGGAATGTCCCAGCCTCAGGGTACTGTACGTACACTGTAGGTTGAATACGATTCCTCGTGCAATATCCGGTTGCGCTACCGTCTTGTCGGTCTCATTCAGGCCGGCACATGGCTTTAACTGCTTGATACGTGCAGCTCTTTCCGCTGGCCCGTGACGCTCATCCAGGTGATAGCCTGGATGGAGGAATTGGCCGCAGGTTATAGAGCTGCACCGTTGAAATCCTGACCTTGACCGACTTCCCCCGTGCTGGGCGTGGTTCTCGAATATGCCGGCACATGACTTTATGCTGTCGATGTCTCCCGTGCAGGAAGCCTTGTGGCGGCGTCGTATGACGTTAGGGATACGACGCCGCGACGGAGGCTTATCAGGACACGGGACGTTGAATGCAATTCCCCGAACCACGTTTCTGTGCTGAAAGAAGGAAAGCTCTCATAATACCGGCACATGGCTTTACGTTTCCGATGTTGCCCGCGTATGCGTCTTCTGCGGAGTCCGAAGGCGATGGTCAGTCGCCTTCAGACTCGGGAAGAAGATGTTTGGACGCGGGATATTCAAACCTATTCCTTGAACTTTCCCGGTGTGCTCCGTGACAGACAACGGGCAGGCGGCACATGGCTTTATCTGTCAGATATTTACAGGTGTGAACCAGAGCTGGCTGGATTCACCGGTTGTTAGACCGGTGAATACGTGACGGTTCTGGTATGCAATGCCTGTAACATTGAATCCTGCCCCATGTCCGTCCGCCGTGTGCCCGGCATATGGTCTACAGCGAGGCTGCCAGTGTGTTGTAGGCCGCCCGGCTGGTCAGAAGGGCGTTGCGCATACAGCCGACAGTCAGGTAGCCCGGTATGTCCCGGCCTGTCTTGCCGCGGTTGGCCTTCACGTTGCGCCCCCGTCCCCGGACGATGCAGCCGTCCGGTCTGGTCCGGACATATCCCAGGCCGCCGATCTTGCACCTGCCCGTCTGAACGGCTCTGAGGCAGTCCATGACAAACTTGTTCAGCTCGTCAAGGTCATTCTTCACGTTGCAGACCGGCAATACCTGTGTCGCCCAGCTGAACTCGCCCTTGTACAGGTAACGGTTCACGGCGTTCACGGCTTTTGCCAGTGTCGTGCCCCGGCAGCGGATTGTCCGCCGTTCGATCTCGTGTTGGAAGGTCTTGATGCGGGATGACGAGAGCGAGACCATGCCGCCCTTGATGCTGAAGCCTAAAAACTTGAACCAGGCATCGGCTGTCAGGTATTCCACTTTCTTGGGATTGAGCCTCATGGATTTCTCTTCCAGACGCTTTTGGAGCGTGGCCATCGCCCTTTCGTAGTCCTCGCCGATAAAAAGCATGTCGTCGGAATACCGGACATAATAGCCGTTCATTTGTGACAGTTCCGCGTCCAGATCGTAGAGCAGCACATCCGCCAGCCAGCTTGCCACGGCGCAACCCTGTTTCAAGGACTGATACCTGCTTTGCAGCCGGTTGTCCCCGTCGAAATAGAGGTCGGAATGGTAATATTTCCTGAGTACGTCTATCAGGGCGGACTGTCCGTGTCTGGCCTCCACCTTGTCGAATGCCTCGTCGATGTACTGTAGCGGCACGCTGTCGAAATACTTGCTCAGGTCGGCTTTCCACCCGAAATACTCGTCGCTTACGGCATTCGCAATTCTCCGGCTGACTTCGGCTACGACCCTGCCGCAGCCGATGCCCTGCTGGTAGGATTTGCACGAAGGGTGCAGCATCTCCGGCATCAACTCGAACAGCAGGTCGTTGGCAATGCCCAGCACCACACGGTCCATCGGCTCGTTCACGTACACCGTGCGGAACTCACCGTTGTCCTTGGGTATCTGCGCCGTGTGGGGAGGGGAAATCTCGTATTTTCCCCGGCGCATGGCACCGGCCATTGCCAGCAGGGTACGTTCATCGGCCAGCCGGATAAGCTGGTCCTTGCGTATATCCTTGCCGACCCCTTTCTCGATTGCCTTCGTCCACCGGCCGATGTCGAAGAACATCTGTAATATATTGTCTTCATTCATGGCACTCAAAACTTTTTTGGGAAAGGATAAAATTCAGGATGTCCATGCCGGATTCTACGTCACATTCCTGCCCGTACTCCTCGCCCGTGTAGTAACTGTAACCCATGATGAAGATTTTCCCGTCTTTCCGGAGCGACGCGTTCGTGATGACCAGTTCCACGGGGTCACGGTCCACGACATGGAGATAGGTCGAGGATTGTTCGCCGTTGTCATCAAGGCTGCCGCCACACTCGGAAAGCAGCTCCACGGACAGGGCGTAACATCTTTCGTTCAGGGCTTTCTCCGCCACGTGATGGCTGTTCATCTCTTCCGTAAGTGTCCGGATGCGGTCACCGCGTCTCTGCTCGGGAACCGGTTCGAAAGCGGCTTCGAACATCCAGACGGGCATCCATTCGCGGAAGACGGCAGGCCCCAACCGGCATATGCAGACTTCGTCGCTCTCTTTCTCCGCCTTCGGGATATCCACGCCCGAGGCTCGTGCTGCCGCCACGCTCATGCGCTCGAAACCGCCGAGGCAGGAAGGCGCAGATTTTAAACGGTAGGGACGGATGTTCCCCACGGGGACACCCATTGACATGAGTAGCATCCCCTTGAAAGTGTCGGCAACAGGAGTGCCTTGCCGTTTGTTCGTTCTTTTATTCATGTTTTTCTTGTTTTTTGTTCGTACATTATGGTTTCTCACGCGTCCTCCGCAAGGGCCACAAGCCGCTCTTCCGGCAGCAGGAACTCCTCGTCCGTGAAGTAATAGCAGATTTTCCGGTCCACGGCCTCCGCCTCGTCCGATATGGGAACGCCGTCTTTTCCGACCAGCGCGTCTTGCAGGCCCGTTACAGAGACCAGGGTTTTGTATTCTCCGTCCGTTCCACGGAACAGGGTCAGTTCCCGGGCGAAATATTCCTTGTCGTCCCACGTGACGATCTCAAACATTTCCGCCGTTTCCGGAAACAGGCGGCACAGGACCGGAAACAGTTTGCAGGCCTTGCTCCGGAGCATCAGGAAGACACATTCCATCAGGCACAGTCCGGTTTCTTTGAGCATGGGCAGCAATACGTCCGTGCCTGCTCCGTTCGCCTCTGCCACTATCAGGGCTTTCCAGTATCCTTCCTGGAATGAGTCCGTCCAGGGGATGAGTTCGGCGGCCCTGACGGAATAGGAAACCGCGATTTCTTCCGGGTTGTCCTCGTCCGTGGGGATCAGTTCTATTCTCGTGTCATCTTCGGCAGGCTCCTTTACCGGCAGGCAGACCTTCATTTTCCGGAACGTGTCCCCGTCCGCCCAGTTGACAAAGCCGCCGAATCTTATAAAATCATATCTGCTCATTTGTCATTATTGTTTTCGTTGTTTACTTTACAGTTCTTCCGGCTCTCCATCGTTGATACTCCGGTAGAAACGGTCTCCGTCCGCCCATTTCCTGGCGGCAACAGCCAGCTCGAACGCTTCTTCTATGGAAAGGCCGTCGGCGGGAAGGGCGGCAAGGAGTTCTCCCATGCATACGTCGTTTCCATGATATTCGGCCTTTATACGGTCAAGCGTGACCTTGTTACCGGTTTGTTGCATTTCATTTTCCATCTTTTCTTTGTTTTATTGTTCATCTTTCCAAATGCAGGCATTATAAGAGCAGCCTTCGCCATCCGTATATACGCCATGTTTCACGACGGCTTCTGAAAAATCACTGACTTGCTCGTTGTAAAGCCGGATGACGGTTTTCTTCCCGAGGCTTTTTACATAATCCTCTGCGTAGCGTCCGAACTCTCCGGTGGCAGGATTGTAGAAATCGTACCTTGCACTTCCATAGACAAGGCAGCTGTTGATCATCTCCCTGCATGCAAGTTCCTTTTCCTGCCGGCGTTGCCTTGCATTTTTGGGTTCCCAAAAACCGGGAAGCGCTCTTTTGGCTGTTTCAATCTGTTTTCCTGTCATGTTCAAAAAAGTTCTGTTTTCCAAAATCCGTAATCGGACCCGTCGCCGGGATGAGCACCGAAATAGTGCCCCTCCGGGGAGTGGCTGTCGAGCGTGTCGAACAGCGATTCCAGCAGTCCGGCCGCCTCGTCGCTGTTCCACCATTCAGCATCCTTGTCCTCCATGGCATGGGCGGGGACGGCATCCATCACCTGCACGTACTCCGGCGTGTCACGGACAACATCCATGAATGCCGGAATCAGGTCCTGCGTGCGCATCGTGCCGTGGGAGATGCTCTCTCCCGGTACGGCATGGATGCGGTTTTGTGTCCTCTCGTCTATGAACATGGCGTTTAGATAAAGGGCAGACGGGTATCTTCCAGCATGGAGGCCAGCGTTTGACACATCTCGTATGAAGCACGGTTGCGGTCGTCAATGCAGCGTGGATCACGCCCTGCCATAGCGGTAATGGAAGCCTTCACCGTCCTGAAAAAGGTTTGTTCCAGTGTCTTGTGGAAATAAGGAAGCGCCTGGGCGAAACGTTCGGGCTTGAAGCCGAAATCGTTCATGGCGTATTCCAGCTGCTTGGCCGCCTTGTACTCGCGGCTGTTCTCCAGGCTTTCCGGAATATCGCCGAACTGTGCGGCCCAGAGCTGGCGTTCCAGTTCGATGACCGCCACCGAAAGCAACAGCTTGATGGCTTCCGGGTTGCCGATACCGTGTTTCTGCCCGTCAGCGGTATGGAACTCGATCAGGTTTACACTGCCATTCTCTTGTAATTCTTCGTAGCGCGCGAGGGTTTCGCTGAGCGCTTTTGCTTTTTCTTTATCCATAGTTTTTATCTGATTTGATTGTTGTTACACACAAGTACGTCCCCGACGATGAAGTCTTTCGACTCCTGATGATGGGCACGGAATATCCTGCTCGCTTCAAGGTTGGGGGGCAGGGGGATGAGCTTGCCCTCCTCGTTGACGACCATTGTCGTGTTCCCGTCCAGTTCCACCAGTTCGATGTAGCCGCCTACAATCGCCTGCATCTCCTCCAGCGTGAAGACTGAACCGTTGGCAGGCTGCACGGGTTGGCGTGTTCCGTCCGTCTTGATGATTTCTGTCATTGTCATTCAGGATTATGTTCTTTGCAGAGTTCAATATGATATTTTCTTTCGGCAAGGAGCCGTTTGTATTTTTCCGGGCTTTCCTCCTTACGCACCGTCGTAGGATTCCCACAGGCAAAGTGTTCCACCATCACGCAGCCGCAGGAGTGTGTGATTTTAATGGAGGTACTGAGGTTTTCTATCTTTGCGCCCTCCTTGGGCACGGCATCACTTTCGATGATGCGCAATTTGTCGAGTGTATCCATGATTATTCTCCCTGCTTTTCCCTGTGCCACGCGTGATACCGCTTCACGGTACGTAGCTGGTTAATGATATGGCCAAAAAGCTCGCGTGAATAGATGCGGTAATGGAACACGGCCGAATACTCGCATACATTGCCGTGAAAGTCCACGTGGGAGCGGTCATCCGCAAAGTCGAACAAGTCGCCCTGGATTTCCAGCGTGTATTTGTTCTTCCGTAGCCAGTCAAAAAACTCGAAGATGTCCTTCTTTTGGGAGTAGAAAGTGCAGTATTCGTAGCGGTTTCCGCGCAGGTTCCTCAGCAATGCCGCCATCTCGTCCCGTTCCCGGCGGTCGCCAAATTCGGATCCCGTCCGAGTGGCGAGGTTCTTCAGGAAATACATTTTACCTCCATACTCGAAATAGTACGGTATGTAGGTGACCGTCTTTTTGTACCAATTGACATATTTGACAAAGGAAGCTTCCTTGACGATGGCGGGACAGCGGTTCACCTTCTCCATGTGTTCCCGGATCTGGCGGTAGATTTCCGCATTGGAAAGACGTATGGGACGTTCCGCCCGGAAATACCTGCCGTCCGACTCGAAACAGAGCGCGTACAGGTTTCGGTAATACGGTTCCCCGACAAAGAACCAGTCGCTCTGCATACGGGCCGGAGGCAGGCATTCCAACAGTTCGTAATAACGTTCCTCCGTAATTTCATGGAAGGGCTTGCAAAGTGCCCGGGTATAACGCTTCACAAGCAGTGTCATGCGTACCGGTGATACAGCGACCAGGTACGGGTTCTTCTCCCTTTCGCGCAGTGCTTCCAGCGTCTCGCCGCCGTAGTCGCTGTGCATGTCATCCGACATCGACGTGAGGCATGTCCCGTCGAAATAGCGTGAATCGATGATGTATCTCATGGGCACTGGATTAAATGGTTATCTTCAGTACCTGACCGGCGGCATATTCGGCATTGCGGGTGAGCTGGCGCTGCCATGCCTGGTTACGTGGCGACCACTTGAAGGCGTTACGCTTCAAGGCCGTACGCATATCGGTATCGGGTATTTTGTCGAAGAGGATTTGCAGGCGGTCTTCCTCGAAGTTATAGACCACCTTGCCGCCATCGAACGGAATCTCACGGCTCTCACGGCTTGCCCGTTCCTGCTGCTTTTCCCGTACCTTGCGGACGAGTTCGGGATACTTGAAGATTGAATGGCGTGCCGTGACGACAGGTTTCTTGACTTTGTCGTTCCACTCTCGCAGACGAGCGACGGCACGGTCGATGATTTCCACGTTGCCATGATTGACGTAGGTGGAGAGCCGCCCGGCGAGGTTGCTGACGAAAAGGGAACGGCTATAGCCGCGTTCCGTACCCGTGTCGATACCGTGAATGGTCGATGCGGCATTGTCGATAAAGGCTTTGACCTTCTGCCATTCCTCCTCGGCACGCTGCTCCTCGGGCTTGGCCGCTTCGGCAGCCTTGCGAATCGCTTCGAGCGCACGTTCTCGCCATTCCCGGAACGCCGTGACGCTCTTGGCGTGGCTGTTGCAGGCCTTTTCGTTGCGGCCCGTGTTGAAGCGTGCAGGCCCCGTAATCATCGCGCTGGCACAACGGCTGTTGGCGGCGATCATGGCAGAGAAATAGCGTTTGTAGTTTTCCATGTAACGTTCCCGCTGCCCCTCGGGCATCGACTGCAAATCCCCGTGCAGTTCCTTTTCGTGCGAGGCGATGTCTGACTCACCCCGCTCGTCGGGTGAGAAGGAGGTGAGGTTGTAGGAGCTGCACGCCTGCTTGAAATATTCTTCCAGATAGCCCGGGTGCGCCACTTCCACGACTTCCCAGTCCTTGAAGTCCGCCGGGGCGAGGATTTCTTCCCTGCCCGGATTCCCTACAAGATGGGAATAGCTGCAATACCCGTGTCTCTTTCCCCTGAAATGGAACGCCACCGGCTCGCTTTCCGGGGCATCCACGCGCCGCACCATGGTCACACGGTGGGCATTTTCCTTTGTCAATGATGTTGTTTCCATACCTTTCTTCTTGATTTCGTTATTTGATTGTTTCCGATTTTCATTGTTGCTTCATCCGGACGGCATGGTCCATTACGGAGGCGAACCCCACCTCGATACCTATCTGGTATCCGCCCTTGATGGTCGATTCCAGCTCCGCCTCGCTTTCAATCATGGATTCCGAGTCGTCGTCATAAAGCCTGTACAGGGAGAACACGTCTGCCTTCCATAGCTTCCGGGCATTTTCCGCCGATACAAGCAGCCACACGAAACCGTCCTCACGGGTTACCTTGACGGCGGCTTCGCTATGGCGCTGAGTCCGCCACTCCTTGATGTCCAGTGCCACCGTCCACACGATATACATCAGCGCATCGTGGCGGCTTTTAATATCAGGGGAGTCGCACAGGCGGCTGGCCACATCTTTGAGTGTCCGGAAAGAGTCCGCCATGAACTGCTCCACGACATACGGCTTTTCGGCAATGGCGGAACAGGCATCGTCCGCCCTGCCTGATTCCGGCACGGCCTGAATATCCTCCTCTTCAAGGAAGATTTCACGGTGCAGGCAATCCAAGTAGTAATATGATTTCATACCGGTCATTCTTTGGGGGTGAAAGTGATTCTCGTGTGCCCGTCATAACCGAAGGACGGTTTCAGTCCGAAGGCTTCGGCATCGCTGCTGATGCAGCAGATGTCCCAAACCCCCAGTTCTCCGGTGCAGGTTATGACGGTATTGTTTTCAGAAATTTGCGGCGACTTGCCTTTCAGCGCGGCACCGCCGCAGATACCGCGCAGGATGACGCCGCGCTGGTGGGCTGTGAGTGTTTTCGTTTCCATAGCCGTCAATACATTTTTACCCGCAGGCCGAAGATGTAGCCGCGACGTTCGTGACGGGCATCGCCGACGTGGAACCCGGCCCTCTCGATTTTCACTTTCAGGGAGGAACGGGCATTACAGGGATAAACCAGACGGAACGGGTTCTCCACCGAGGGAGCGTCCACATCCTGTTCAGGGCAGCAGATGACAATGGCATAGCCATAAGCTGCTATTTGGGCGTTTATGCCCTCGAAGAACTTGTCTTCCATTTCTTTCTCGTTCATATTTTTCTTGGGTAATTAGTTAGATATGGCAGTCATAAAAAGAGATCAACGTGTCGTCGGGCAGGGCATTCACCATTTCCCAGACCTTGGCATTCCACTCATCTTCGGAACATTCGTTGGTCGTGATACCCCACCAACCCATCTCACCGCGGGCATACCACTTGCAGTCTTGGATTACGGCATACGGCACGAACGCACTGTTGGCGCAGCGTTCGGCATACTCGTCCTCAGTACACTGGAAATCCTCGATCTTCGGTCCGACGATGGGACTGTCGAACCCCGCTGCGTCCCAGATTCTGACGGCTTCCTGCGCATGATAGAACGCCCGTTTCTCATCAATGGACAGGCCGGCATATCTCTTGTCATGCAGCAGCGTGTCCCACATAATCTCAGGGTGTGGTATCGCACCTCCGCATTTCGCGGCAATCTCCCTGTAGCATTGGCGTCCGCGTTCTTCTCCGTCACGGTGTATAGCCTTGAAGTCGATGTCGCCTTTGAGTGCGGCATCCCAGCCCGGCTCATTGTCGAAACAACCCGGCTTGCCCTTGATACCGCTTGTCGCACCCTCTTTCAGGCGGATATAGGCACCGCTCCAACGTCCGCCCAGCACGTACCAGTCCCATTTGGAATCAGGATTGTAGGTCGAATACTTACGCCAGATGCCGTCCTCGCCCTTGCGCCAGCTGTTGCCGTTCCAGTCTTCGCCGTAACGCTTGTAACAACTGTCGAAATTGCGGATACGGGACTTGCGTTCCTTCTTGTAGAAATCCAACATCTGCTGTTTGTCATCCTCTGACACCTCGCCGGTGCAGTACTCCTCCACGGACTCGTTTTCATCAAAGGGTGCTAATTGCCCTTCGGGGTCATCGCCGATGACCATTACTGTAAAATGACTCATAATCGTTTTTTATATTTTCATTTGATTATTCGGAATATGTATTTGCCGGAATATTTTCTGTTCTCTCTCCGGCACAGTCTCACTTATCGGTTACGACCTTGTAGACTTTGATTTCGGCAAATGCTTCACCTTCGTTCCGTTGGCTGTTGAACGCACGGACTGCATCCACAGCTTCCTGGGCACTTGACAATCGCTTGCCGAGCAAGTCGCCCACGTCGCAGAGAAACTCCTCCAGTCCTTCCTCCTCGTACTCGTATGGCTCGCAGTCATCCGGTCGGGCAAAATAGTACCGTGCGGGAAAATACTCGCTATTGGCATCGTTGGTTTCATAAATACCCATACCGGGTTCCTCGGACACGAAATAGATTTCAAGGGAGGGGTACTTCCCGCAAATGAAACTGCGGATTTCCGCCAGCTCACACCACGCGCTCATAACATCGAACCGTAATGCTCCGTCGTCACTGTCCTTGTCCAGATTTTCCCACCAGCCTCGGCAGTAAATATTTTTCCAGTCTTCACCCAGCAAGATTACGAGGTTTCCGAGCCATGTCTTCCCTAATCCGTTCTCGACAAGGCTTTGCCCGCTCTCTTCCAGCGACCGCATTTTTTCATACAGGTCGCGCACGTCATCTGTGCTGCCTGTAATGACATAGGAGGTTGTACACCAATTCGGCATAATCGTTCTTGTTTATAAAAGCATAGGGGCATTCCGCCCCCATGGTTGTTATTAATTCATATTATTTTGCATGGATTTTCCCGGAACACCTATCCGGCATGGATGTACTTGAGCTTGGGCACCCCGTTCTGGAGTACGGTGAAGGCGTTTTCCTCCACCTGCACGTCCTTTGCCTTGGGCCACCATAGCCACGAAAGTTTCCCGTCGGGTTTGAGGAACGCCACGGCATTACCCTGCACTTTCCCGACCTCACGCACGCCGAGGTCTTCTCCGCCCTCGAACAATTGGACGCACCGCCATTTCGAGCCAAGCGTCATTTTTCGTTTCACGTCTGCTAATGTTTTCATACTTGTCAAGTTTTTATTATTGCATATAGATCCTGCATTTCCGGTTGCACCGTCTCAGGCTGTCCGCCGAGAGCGGATAACTGCGGTTCAGGTGGTCGGGAAAGCCCTCGCGGAACATCAGCTCCGCCGTGGCGTACTCCTTGCACCATTTCCGCCGGCGTTTCCCACGGGCCGGTTTCGTTTCCGGCATCCGCCTTTTCGGGGATTTCGGCACACGCCATTTCCCGCCGGTGCACACCGCCTCATATTCCCGTTGCAACACGCCGCTGCAATACGACGCCACGCTGACGGCGGGCACACTTCCGAGCTGTCCCGTCGCGGCAAGGCTGTCAAGCGTGTCGGTGGCAGCCTTGAAACTGGCAAAGCACCCGTAACTGCGGGTGCGCTTTGCGTCAAACACTTCTATCATATTTATCCGTTTTATTATTGGCATATCCGTTCTCCGCTTCCCCGCACGGGATAACAGCGGAAGCACGGCAGGCGGTTCCGCTGAACGCCAAGCCGCGCTTGACCGTGTTATATACAAGGTGGGCACGACGCCTCACGGCGCAAGGAAGTCATATCGGAGGGAATTTTAGAAAAGTGCGAGCATTTCAGGGTACAATCCTGACACAGTGTATATCAATGCCCGAAAAAGCGCGCACGCCCCGCAATTCCCGCAGCACGTGTGCGCGTCATGTCACTCGCCATCGTCACCGCAGTCAATTCCGGCGGTGATGTTGCATATCTCCTGCAATGCCGATTCTATCTGCACAAGGTCGTCGATGTCAAACTTCACGGCATCGCAGTCCTTCTCCCACACTTGGCGGGCAATGAATACGGCATCATGCAGCGACCGCTCGGACTCTTCCAGAGCGGTCTTCAGGTCGTCCACGGTGTACTCCCCGTCCTGCGGCGGGGGTACAGTCCCGGCACCGCTTTTTGCCGGGAAATTCTTTTCGCCTGTCACGTTACAGTTGTTTTCGCCCGAAAAGAAAAGCGCGTATCCGTGGCATACGCCACAAGAACACGCGCTTACGACGGCAGATACGAAAAGGGCAGGCAGTCCCACACGTTCACGGGCTGCCTGCCGTCCCTTTGCCTTTTCCGGGCAGGTTTTCAGTCACTCCGTTACCCTTATGCCGCCTTTTTGCTTTCGTCGGCAACCGTTCCGGCAGGCTGTTCCGCCACCTTTTCAGCCTTGCCCGTCTTGGTCGTTTTCTCGGCAGGCTTTTCGAGGCTGGCGAGGTTCGGGGCGAAATTCATGGCGTTGCGGATAGCCTTTGCGGCGGCATGGATTGTCTTTTGGAAATCACGGTTTGACTTCTCAAGGTCCACTTTGGTAGGCACAAGACCGATACGCGCCCAAACGCTGTCGGTAAGGTCGTACTTCTTGATACGGCTGCCCGACTTCTCGCAGATGATGATTTCCGCAGGGGTTGTGGCACGGAATTTCGAGCGTATGCCGTCGGCATCGGCACGCAGTTTCTTTTCCTCCGCAATGGTGTGCCACATAGTTGCGACCATGTTTTTAATCACACGGAAAATCTCGTTGTCCGACTTGTCGGCAGGCTCAAAGTCCGCACCGAAAAAGTGCTGTGCCGTCTGCACGAGTTCACCGTCCTTGTTGGTAGAGTTGTAAACCAACATGATACCTGCAAACGAACCGATGTTTGCATACTGTTCCTTGTTCAATTTAGATGTTGCCATAATGATAAAATTTTAGAAACACTGCGCAAAATCACGCATTGCGGGCACTCGGGGAGTCGAACCCCGAACTCTGCACCATAGCGCAAAGTGTGGCATTTCCTGCCACGCGCCCAAAAATTTGCCGTGCATTTCACCCTGCACGGCAAAATTTTTCGTAACTTTGTCGCACTTAAAACGTACCCCATAGCAGGCTATCCAAATGAGCGTATTTTCGGCATATCGTGTATCGGCTTACTCACGTTTCATTCGTGTCGTGGCTCTGCGCTGCTTTACTCCAATTTCGGCAAGACGCTTCTCTGGCACGTCCCGGATCTTTCCCAATCCGGCAGCTAACTGTAAGGTGAGGCATTTAGGCGTTACCACCGAGCTGGGTATTGGGTATAGCATTGGCATATACATTTACCAGCGTCCTCTATGCGGATAGTTTTTACCGCTATCGTGCATTTTATTCCGAGCGCACAAGGGCGCAATTATGGCATTATTTTTACACGTCCTTTTTCCATACAACTCTCGCACTCCCAAATTTGCGTGCTTTGTGTATGCGGTCTAAAAACACGTTTTTAGCCGTTCCAACTTGCTACATTGGTTTGTAGTCCTGCTCGGTGTGGTTATTTAACACCCTATTTAATCGCTCCAAAGCGAACAGGCGAATTTTTGATTTTCCAAGCCTCAAAAATAGGTTTCCCACAAAAAGGGCTTTTTGTTTCTCGCTCTCGGCGGTTTGGTTTGTCTGTTTCTTAAATCTGTTTTTTTACTATCTATTTTTTTATTCGTTTTTCTCCGTACTTGTTTGCCGTTTGTTTGGCTTTCGAGTACATGACTATTATAAAACCGTTTTTCAGAACTGCAAAACTTTTTGAGAAAAAAAATTTTGGAACGTTCCAAAAACAGCCTTTTTGCGAATATGGAACGCACGCGCGCGAAGGTGTTTTGTAAGTAATTGAATATCAATCAAATAGAAAATTTGATTTTCAATGAAAAAAATTTTTTCCTTTGCAAAAATCAAAAAAGCCCCGTTTCAATGCGTGTATAAAATCAAAACTTGTTTTATTGGCTGATTGTCAGACTATTAAGTATTTGAAACGGATAAAATAGTATTGAAAATATTTTTTTTTGCTTTCAATTTGTAAGCAAGGATAATAAAAAAGACGTTTTTAGGCTTACTTTATATAAAAGTAAATATTATAAATGATTGATAATCAACAGTGTAATAAAATTGAAAAGATTGGGGAGGGTGTGCCTGCGGGTGCGGATTCGGTCTCTGTCCCCGGGCCATTTTTCCAAGTCCGGTTTTCAAAACGGCTTAAAATAAGGTTCCCGGGGTGAAAGTGTAAGCTGGTATCAAAAAATATACGGCAAGGTACTTGCTGCTGTCACGGGGAGGGACGTGCCGATGTCCATCCCGGCCCGTATTTTTGAGATGTTCCCACTTGTGGATGCCTGTCCTTTCAATTTTCACGGGTATACAGACTTTCTGCGCGATTTCCGGATTCCGGCTTGAAGCCGGTTTTCAGGTGCGCTGGAAGCACATCTGAAAATATATAGGAACGCATCGGCATACCGGCTGTCCTTAACCGGATCGGGTGACGGAAAAGGAGGATGTGCATTCCTGTCACTCAGTATCTTCGTGTATGCTTTCCATAATCGGACAATCCCTATAATGTCTTGTTCCTTAATTATATAGAATATACAGGACAAAAGGTCCATGTGGATTTTGACTTATTTGTACGGTTTTTGCAATTTTATATAGGAAGCTGAAGAAATGAAGTTCATGAACCCGTTTTTTTGGTGAATTATATGTATATTTGCCGTAATGTATCCACTTATGTATGAAGTATGGCATTTTGCTGTTACAGAGAGTATCTGGATAAAGAACCAAAAGAATGAAACCATATCATAAGAAGAAAATCGAGAATATTCCGAAAGGCAGCGCGGATAGCTCATCCATACGCAAGGGAATGGTCGTCTTCAACGGTGGAACATCGGAAACCGGACTTGTGGGAGATGTCACGGGCAATTGCGTGTCGGTTCCGGTAAGGATGACCGCGGGCAGAAAGCTCGTTACCGATGACGCGGTCATGTATCTGAACGATTGCCGGGAAGCGAGCTCAGAGCAGAAGGTTGCCCTCCAGAGCCTGCTGAACGAACGCCACCTTGCATGGGACAGGCGCCGGGGTGTATGTTCGGAATCTTTCTATGTTCCCAAAGACGGGCAGCTGGTAAAACTCAGCATCCTGGACGAGCATGTAATACTGGGGGCTTTCAAGGGAATCGACGAAAAGGGACGTGTCGTGCTGTATTGCCTGCTGGACGAAGACGAAGGCCTGCGTTATTCCCTGCATGAAACAGTCGGGTACGCGGGGAATCTCCAGATACTGCCTATCGGAACCAGCGGCCGCGGCAGGTTTTCCGATGCCCTGCGCCAGAAAGGGCTTGCATGGAACGGACGGCTGAAGGAACTCGAACGGCTGACAACGCGTGTCAGGCGGGGCGACAAGTACTATTACATGGACGACATACTGGAGATCCGTGAATGCAGGGACAACAACAGGCCGGCGGACAGGAAACGGTTGGAGTGCGGGAACTATTTCATGGAGCGCAGGGATGCCGAACTGGTGCGTGACTGCGTACGCTCCGTCGTCAGGCTGAACCGCGACAAGGATGCCAGGCAGTAACAGAATGGCGATATAGTTTTTTATTCTGTTTTTTCTTTCTTTTATCTGGGGAGGAAGTGGTCTTTTAATCCTCATTCCAGCTTTTTAAATGCTTTCTGATTCAAAAAACAAAAGCAGACGGCGCGCCGTCTGCCATAATCTGTTTCTTTTTTGGTATCTTTTTTCTTTGCTCCAAAGAAAAAAGTACATCTTCCTTCTATCTTCTTGTATAATACTACTTATAGTATTGTTGTTACATTTGTAATACCCCTCGTGCCAGATATGCGGTACATTTGTACCATTTTAAAGGGAAGGATGTGGCGGGTTCCGTTTTTCCATCCTGACGGATAAAAAAAACAGACGGCAAATCACAACGATGCCGTCTGTTTTTTAACAGTAGCGTTCCGTGGACAGATACGCTCAAACTTTCCGGTGCTTCTCTTTCCATTGGCTGACCTCTTCGTCAGAAACAGATGCCACGGTCCTTTTTTCCACATCAAACATCCGGTGGCAGAACGCCTTGGCGCAAAAAGGATTTCCAAGTTCCGCCAATATCCCTACAAGCCGGTTGTAGGAGTCCATGTGCCACAGATAATCGTACATCCCGCTGACCGGAACCCGCTCAAGCAATCCCATCCGTGTCGTTTTCTCCACGCACTTGTCGAAAATCCGCGAACCCATCTCCATGTTCTCCATGTAGTACCGCTTGCTGCGCAGGGTGTCGTAACCTTTTTCGCGCAGGCGTGTACGGTCTGCCATGTACAGCATGAAGATGACCTCTTCCGGGGTGAACGCGCCGACCATTCCGGTAAAGCATTTCATGAACGGTATCACGCTCCGTTTTCTGCCGTCATTCCCTTTCATGTCCGTTTTCGCGTTCGTCCGACTGTGATGTCCCCGTTTCCCCGTCATCCTTGATCGACGGATTGACATAGAACTGGCATATCCTGCCGTTTATCATCGGTTTGTACACGGTGTAGCCCAGTTTTTTTGCGTAACGCCCCACGGATGCGCGGTTGGCGAACTTGCCGGTATGTTCCGTCAGGTGTTCGGACATCTCCCCGACGGTCATTCTGCTTTTCAGTTTCATATCATTCGCGTTTAAATGTTTTCCTGGTAAAGGATAGCCGCAACCAATACGAACTGTTTGCAATTGGTATGAATTAATGGGAGGCGGTTCCATGAAACCGGCAAAGGCAAAGGAGGAATCAACCGGTTATACTGGTGCCTCATTCATGAAACCGTCCCTTGTCTATTCTTCCATCATCCGGACAATTTTCTGTATCGTGTCGAAATTCCGCTCGTCCAGCCATTCTTTGGCCACGTTCCACGAGAGCGACTTCCCGAACTTCAGGTTCTCCATGGTGACGGTATGGTGTGACAGCCTGCCTTCCGTGGGCTTGAGCCCCGACGCGTGCAGTTCGCACAGCCCGTCCTGAAAGAACGTGCATCCGCCCGTTTCCTGCCTTGCCTGCACCATCGGCACGGTGTACGGGATTTTTCCCAACAATAAGCCTACCGCCCACCGTGTGGGTGCCAGGCGTTCCCGGTATCCCGCCTCCAACAGCCGCAGGATGTCCTCCGGCGTACCGAGGCACGGTGTATGGCATTGCCGCCTGCACAGACGGCAACGGCACTCTACCGGCCGTCTTCCTGTCTTGCGGATTATCCGCTGTAATGCCGTTTCCATTGTCGCTATGCATCCGGTGAACGGTATTCGGGATTCTTCTCGCGCCACAGTTCTATGATGCACTCCCGCCCGGCCTGTGTCCACCGTTTGGTGGAGCCGAAAGTATATACCTTGCCCCGGCTGTTCTCCCACGTGTAAGGCACATCGCACTGCCAGGCCCGGTAGGAAGGAAAGACCACCCACTGCCGCTTCTCGTACTTGCATATGCCCTCTTCGGCAAGGAACTGGTGCAGCTGCCGGGGCGATATGCCGAGCTCGTCAGCGATACGCGTGCTCTTGAACCAGTCCCTGTTTTCGATAAACTCCTCGTAAAACACGATTTTCGGCAGGGATTCCCTCACCACCTTGCGCAGTTCCAGGACCAGTCTTGTCGCCGATTCCATATCCTGCGGCATGGGACAGTCCATACACGGCAGACAGGGTGCCGACTGCCTGGGGTGTTCGCTCACGGCTGTCTTCCCGCGTTTCAGGGAGAGTTTTCCGACAGCCTCGCCCAGCCATTCCGCCAGGGGCCGGTCCGGCGCAATCCACCGGGCCAGCGGTACGATGAGCGGCGATTCCAGCCAGGTGGCCCCATGGCCCCGTCCCCGTGTGGTGAAGACTTGCGACTCGTATTTTCCGGTACGCCCGTTCCCTGCCATTTCCCTGCGTAGCATATCCGTGGAAGCGATGCGGAGCCATTCGGACGGAATTTTTCCGAAGCGCATCGTAATTTGCGTGGCGTTGACCATCAGCTTGTCGCCGACACGCCGGAACGTGACGGGGAACCCTTTCTCGAAGTGCAGGACAATGTCGTCCTGCGGGACGGCGTGCAGCTCCCCGGCTTCCAGCTCCAGAAGCTTGTTGCCCCACACCTCCAGTTCATCGAGCAGGTCACGGGGTATGGTGGTCTCCTTACGGACCAGCTGTAAAAGCCGGCGCATGTCGATGGGACGGAAGCCCCACTGTTCCCTGCCGTTTTTCCGGAAACTGATTTTCAATGCCGTCGGGCAGACACGGGCGATGGCGCCGTTTTCAAGCAGTTCGCCCCGTTTGAGTATATCGCAGATGTCCACGGCGCAGATGTGGATCTGGCCGTTATGGTTCCGGGAAACCCTTATGTTCCAGTCCCGGAACGGAATATTCCTATTCTCCCTCATAGGTATTTCCTCCTTTCTTTTGGTTGTCAGACTTACGTTTGTTTTCAAGCAGGACCCTTTTGCGGGCCATCTTGCGTACCGGATAGTACGTGCGTTTCTCGCCACAAAGGGCGTCATAATCTTTCAGCATCAGTGTGCCGAGGTCGGCCAGCTCGATTTCCACATCCGGATGAAGATGCCTGAAATAGAGCCCTCCGCTGCATACATACTTGCCCGTGCAACAGAATGAAATGGCCTGCAAATTACCTTTTGTCAGCTCCGCCGCGCTGTGCAGCGAACGCGTGACGGCTACAAGAACCTGTGCCCCGTTGAAGATGAGCACCATCTTGGGTCTTTTAAATGTGCTACGTCTCATGTTGTTCTAAAATTTGCGTTAATTCCTCCTTTGTAAATCTAAGACCGGCAGCCTGTACCAACCAAGTGTCTGAAACGGTAAATCCACCGGACAGCAGTTCGGACATGCGCTCCAGAAGGTAGACGCCGAACGCGGGATCGATGTAGACGACAAATAATAGAGCCAGACATTCATCAATTAACAGGTGTCCCGACGCCTCGTCACGGATGACCATCTTTTCCCTGTCTATTCCGTAAGCGTCTGCCGACGCTGTTATCCAGTGATGGAAAGCGACACGGAAATCACGGACATTGTGCCGGCGTGCATCTCCTTTGACCTGAATGAAGCGTGTCGCGTCGAAATAGACCGGTCCGTCTTCCCGTAACGTTCCGAAAAGCAGATCGGGGAACTCCCTGTACCGGATTATCCGGCAGGGAATCTTTTCTTCTTTCATGTTCTCTTTCTCATTGTTTTTGGATTTGTATTCAACGTGGTGCAAAGATATATCTTTTTAGAATGAAATAAGCTATAAATATATACATAAATTACGCTTTTAATAATTTGTTATATGTTGATAATAAGATATTTGAATGAAAAAGCAAACCGAAATATCTATATATTTAAGTTTCTTATTTCGGTTTATGAATCAAGCGTTAAGAGCCCCGTTCCCCATATATTCTTTTAGCCGTAAAAACCTCTTTCCAGGATTGTCTCTACTCTTTGAACAAGAAACAAGAAAATTATGGCTACATCGGACAATTCATTTGGCGGGGAACTTCTGGAGAGTATTTTCAGGACCTCCAAGAAGACAATTCAGGAGTATGTCCGCGAAATCGAACGCAACAACCGTTACCGTTCATGCCGTCAGGATACCGGCTCGGGATACATCCTCGATGACCGTGCCGGGCTCATTGACCTGTATGAGGCCTGCCTGCAGCAGGACGCGCATATACGTTCGGTAGTCGAGACGCTGGAAAGCCAGATTCTCGGTGACAGGTATATGCTGGCCCGTGTAAACGAGAAAGGGAAATACATCAAGGACGTGGCGAACTCCCTGAAGATACAGGGTTCCCAGTTCGACAAGATTATCAGGGGTATCGTGGAATCCAAGCTCTACGGGTACACCCTGCTTGAAATCATGCCGCACACTGACCCCAGGACAGGCAGGCTGGCGGAAGTCAACATCATCGAACGGCGTAATGTGTTGCCGGACCAGAAAACGGTACTGAAGCGGCAGGGACTGTGGGAGCCGCATTGGGATTTGCGTGACCCGGCATATTACCGTTGTTATGTGCTGGTAAACTCCGGTGACCTGGGGCTTTTTTCCGCCACGACCCCTTTGATACTGGCCAAGAAATTCACGGTGGCCAACTACGTGAATTTCTCCCACACCTACGGGCAGCCGATTATCCACGGCAAGACGGTAAGCGAGAGCAACGCCGACCGCAAGAGGCTGGCTAACGAGATTGCCAACGCGGCACAGAACAAGGTGGTGGTTACCGGCATTGAGGACGAGGTCGATATCAAGACATTCACCATGTCCAACTCGGAAAAGATATATACCGGGCTTATCGAGTTTGTGAACAAGGAAGTCGCCAACCTCGTGCTCGGCTCCGAGTCGATGGCCGGAGGGATGCAGTCGTACGTGGGTTCCACGAAAGCGCACCAGGACATCTTCCGTGACCGTATCGAGGTCTACCGCCGGTACATCGAAAACGTCATGAACGAGGAGATAATACCCCGTCTGGTGGCTATCGGGTATATCCCCGGAGGATTGGAGTTCCGGTATTCGAACCGGATAGAGATGAGCAACGAGGACCGCATCAGGCTCTATTCGCTCATCACGGACAAGTACGAGGTGGCGGCCGATGAGATTGAAAAGGAGTTCGGCATCAATGTGGGCAGGCAGCTCAATGTCATCCCGGGATTAGGTTTCGGGGGTGAAGGCGGCTCATCCGGTCTCAGTCACAACGACCGGGGTGTCATGTCGGACGAGGAGTATTTCCGGCGTTACGGACGCCCCCGGGGGACGAAGGCCGGAAATTTTCTGCGGGGAGCGGAATAGAAGCCCGTCTTCCGCTCCCGGACAACGCTCCGTTCAGGGCTGTCAGGGCATCTGCAACCACGGAATCCGATACGGAAAAGGAGTACCGTGTCATTTTCGATGCGTTCCGCAGGCTGATCCTCTATTGGGAGAACGGCGCGGAACGTCCCGGCATCATAGAGGACATCGTCACCCTGCGCGCCTCTTTCCTCATAGACCGTGCGCTGACAGGTCTGCGGATCGACATGGACCGGGCGTTGGAGATACTGAGGAACCACAACTCCTTTGCAACAGAGAGGGAACGGCAGCAGCGTGACATCCTGATTGCAGCCATAGACAACCTGGTGGATTTTGCCGCGGCAGAGGAGTATGCCATGCTCGGGGAACTGCCCGAAACTGCGAATGAGCAGGATATGGAGGCATACGAAAAGATATGCCGCAGGTACAATCTCGTCCATGCGGAGGAAGAGAACAACCAGGTATTCTTCGCGGCCTCGATGGCCGCCTGGTGGATGGCGGTGGATATGGATACCGTCCTGACCTACATGACACAAGGTGACGAGCGGGTACGTGCCTGGCATCTTTCATTGGAAGGGCTTTCATTCCGCAAGTCGGAGTTTCCTCCGGAGCTGATACCGCCGATCGAATGGGGATGCCGCTGCTTTCTGGTCGCGGAAGGGTTCGCCGCTGTCCGGGCGGCTTTGCAGGATAAGGGAGACTGTCTGGAAAAGGTGGATCCGGTCTTCCGGGAGAGCCTGGCTACAGGCGGGCGTATCTTTTCCGACGCGCACCGTTATTTCTCCGTCCCGCTTCCGGGTTATATGAACGATATTGTAAAACGCATTAAAGGAAAGTTCGCCTATGCCCAAGATAACGCTTGATGAGTTTTGCGGCCACTGGGTAAGCAGGAGCGGTACGCGCGTCATGGCCAGCCGCCTGGAGTTCAACGTGTTCGATTTCGCAACGGCTGCCGGTGAATATACCAGGCAGCAGTTCGTGTCCTCATTCGCTTCGGGGGGATTCAACGGTGGGAAATGGGCACCTCGTACCTCCAAATGGGGAAAGAGGTTCACCCATCCGGTCATGAACGATACGGGGACTCTGGCCCGGAGCATACAGTCGGAAGCCGGCCGGACAGATATAGTCGGAAGGCGTTCGGACCGTACGCGCATTTTCCGGAAAGGCGCAAGGTATTGCATGTGGACCACGGAAAAGAGCTTTCCCGTCAAAGGCAAGCGGGGCCGCAGCAAGGAGCGTTACGGGCATTATGCCGCCATACACAATACCGATCCGAAGTTCGGGCTGTACACGGTAAACCAGTACTCCACGCGCCGTCCCGTACACCGGCAGTTCATCGGATTTTCACCGAAGACGGACGACTATATCGCCGCCCATTTCATGGATATGATTTTTAAAGGATTTCCACACCAGCCGTTATGATAAAAGACAAACACCCTTCACCACAGCCCGCACAGCCGTCGGCACCGGCGGAGAGCCTGCCTGAAGAAGTTTCCGCGAACCCTTTCGTGGAGATCTACCGGGCCGTCAGGCGGGCTGTCCTGACCTTGCGGGAGAATCCGGATGACCCGTTGTCACCGCCCCTGTTCAAAACCGTCGCCATCGACAACGGCCAGTTCGCCCGTATCGTCCGTGGCGATAACACGGAGTATGAGACCGCGTTCCCGGCCGTGTTCATCCATTTTATCAACGTGAGGTACCTGGTACAGCAGCAGCGTATCGGAGAGGGACGCGCCACCATGCGTGTGCGGTTTGTCCTGAATACGCTCAACAATGCGGACGAAGACAGGGAGTGCGAGGCGTTTCTGGTCTTCCAGCGGCTCAATGTGGCCATACAGGACGCCAAGAACCATGAGCCGGCGTTGAGCGAGCGGTGCAACCTGACCTACTTCGACATGCCGCTTTCCACCAATATGCTGCAGGCGTACTGGATAGACTATGAAGTATGGTTCAGGGAATCTTCCGCATGGAAATACAGGGACTGGGTAAAAAGGTATGTGGTCATGCCCCCGTTCACCCAGCACAGCGATGCGCCCCAGCATGACAGCGGCGGACACGGTTTCCATCCGCGTCCGGAACATGACGAGGCGTCCGGTTTTTCGGATACCGTACCGGAAAATTGAAATCCGGACAGGACATTTATACCTCTTGGCTGTATCCATGTGGAAAAACAAAGAACCGATTTATTTTATGCTTCCACAGTCGGAATCAGCTGTTGTTTTTTCTTCCATGTTGCTTCCGTTCTTAGGTGAATACTTATATTTCCGATGTGGAAGACACCGCAAGGCAAATGACCGGAAACGATATGGAGAGCGGTTCAATCTCCATGTAAAACAGAGGGGAAACAAGGCAACAGAAAGGGACAGTTTTGTAAACAGTAGAAGGCAAAAATTCTTATGATGCCATTTTTACTAATAAATATGTGCCAAATTTACTATTTTATTCGCGCCAAATTACTGAATTTGCAAAATAATCCATATCTTTGCCATATAAACAATTAGTATATGGAAGGTTACAAACATAGAATAATGGATGGTCTGCTGACTAAAAAGTTGCAGGCTAAAGGTGCGGTACTCATCGAAGGTCCCAAGTGGTGCGGAAAGACAACGACGGCCGAGGAACTTGCTGCAAGCAAGGTGCTGCTGGCGAGACCTGACGCAAAGGAACATTTCAAAAGTCTTTTGGAAATTGATACGGATGCAGCCTTGTCCGGTGATACACCTATGCTGATAGACGAATGGCAGACTGTGCCAAAGTTGTGGGATGCGGTTAGATACACCATTGACCACCGTCGCAAGATGGGACAGTTCATCCTGACCGGCTCTGCTGTCCCCGACAAGGAAGCAGAAACGGAAAGAGAACACTCGGGCACCGGCCGGTTTGCATGGCTCACGATGCGTCCGATGACCTTGTTCGAATCCGGCGAATCGAACGGAAGAGTAAGCCTTGGAGAACTGTTCAACGCGCCGGAAAAAATACTGGAGAGAAATCATTTGAAGTTGCAGGATATCGCCTTTCTGATTTGCCGGGGAGGATGGCCGATGGCTGTCGGCCTTCCTGAAGAGGCAGCTTTGGAACAGGCGTTTGATTACTACGATGCGGTTACAAAGGAGGACATTACAAAAGTGGACGGAGTGAAGCGGGCTTCTGAAAGAGTACAGCGTCTGATGCGGGCATACGCACGTCACCAAGGCACGCAAGCATCCATTGCCACGTTGCGTGAGGACTTGAAGAACAACGACTCCGCGACACTGGACGAGAACACCATCATATCCTATCTTGAAGCGTTGAGAAAGATTTTCGTAGTGGAAGATATGCCGGCATGGAACCCCAATCTCCGCTCCAAGACCGCCATTCGAACTGCCGATACACGGTATTTCGTTGACCCGTCGATTGCGACGGCTGCATTAGGTATCGGTCCGGCAGACCTGATGAACGACCTGAACACGATGGGCTTCTTCTTTGAGGCTATGTGTGTAAGGGACTTGCGTGTATTTGCCGAAGCTCTGAATGGAAAGGTGTACCATTACCGGGACAAAAGCGGTCTGGAATGTGATGCGGTAGTACACCTGCGCAATGGGCAATACGGACTGATTGAGATAAAACTGGGCGGTCAGTCTTTGATTGGCGAGGGGGCTGCAACGCTCAATGCACTTGCATCCCAAATTGACACCTCCCGTATGAGGGCGCCGGCTTTCAAGATGATCCTTACCGCAACAGGAGAACATGCCTACCGTCAGCCGGAAGACGGGATATATGTTGTGCCGATTGGTTGCCTGAAGCCATAGAGGCCCAAAATAAAAAACAGAGGCAGGCTTACTTATAATCTATAAGCATAATATAAAAATCTCCTGCTTTAGTCCTGTAATTGAAACAGACAAGGGCTAAAGCAGGAGATTTTTTATTTCTAAATTTCAATCTATAAGATTTTTACTTTTGCTATTCTATTTTGAGCCTCGTATTTCATCTAACGGCGGTAAGAATCCGTGTTACAGATTCCCTCGCCAGCTCCGGCTGTCCTTTGGGGCACACCTACAATGATGTCCTCCTTTTCCATCTTGGAGCCACGGCGGTCTTTGGCTTCCAACAGCTTCCGCAAGTTTGGCAGTTGCCGAATGTTTTCCACTGGTAGGATATAGGCTTTCCCATTACAAAGGAATAAGCTTTTTTGCAGAATATACGGTGCATGGCTACTATTGATTGTAATGCAGGTGTATCCATTTTATTATACCGCAAAGATAGCCTTATTTCCATAAAAACGAAAACTTTTCAAATTCTATTTCCATAAATAGGCAAACTTTCATGTATTCACTTCCATAAACGGGAACATAAAACCTTTTCCTTGCCCACCGCCTATTCTGGTTCAAATAACCCTTGCATATGGATATGAACACACTTCAATATGTCGTCGGGGAGGCGAAGGCAGGCCAGCCGGCTGTCATCCGTTTCTTCGGCCGCGTGACGGAAGAGACGACCTCGCGTTTCAATGACGAGTTCGACTTCCTGGAAAACGTCATCCGTCCCTCATGTATCCGCGTGTTGATCAACTCGGAAGGCGGCAGTGTCCTTTACGGCATGTCCACCTATTCCACCATCGCCAATGCCACGGTGGATACGGAGTGTATCATCGAGGGGGTCGCGGCATCGATGGCCTCCATCATCTGGGCGGCAGGCAAGCGTTCTCTCATGCGTGATTACGCCATTCTGATGATCCATAACCCGATGTTGCCGGACGATGACGGAGGGGAGCCGTCGGACATGGTATCGGCCTTTACCAGACAGATCGAGACGATTTACCGGAAACGGTTCGGCCTGAAGGCGGAGCATGTGCGGGCCATCATGGACGGACAGGCAGGAAAGGACGGGACCTATTTCGATGCGCAGGCTGCCGTCAAGGCCGGTATCATACCTGCGGAGCATGTCATCCATACCTCGAAGCAGCTCTGCCGCAAAGTGCGTGACGAGATAGAGGGATTGACCGATACGTCCGCCATCCAGGAACTGATGAGCCGTGTCAGCGCGGGAAATAAACCTTTCAAAGACGTCGGACCTACTCTTACAGAAACAGAAAACGATATGGCAAACGAAAACAAGACACAGGGCTTTGAATACGGGGCGATTGCAGCCTCGCTGGGCATGAAGGACGGTGAGGTCAAGGACGTGATGGCACGTATCTCCGAACTGGCCGCGATGGAGCCCAAGTACATGGAAGTACAGAAATCACTGAGCGACGCGCAGACCGTCATCGCCGGCAAGGATGCCGCCATCCGGAACTTGCAGAAAGACCTCGCCGCAGCGACGGCACGCCTTTCCGCCTACGAGCAGAAAGAGAAGGACGAGCAGGCTTCCCGTATCGAGACGTTGGTGGAGAACGCCATTGCCGAAGGCAAGATTGACCGTGAGGCGAAAACGCAGTGGGTGGAGATGGCCGGTTCCAACTTCGAGTTGGCGGAAAGCACGCTGGCCTCCATTCCCGCACGTGAGAAAATCTCGAAGGAAATCGCCGAGGATCCTGCAAATGTCCAGGCCACGGCGGAAGCGACAAAGACCGCCGAACAGCTGATGGCCGAGAAGGTGGCGGAAGTGGTCGGCGCGGATTTCAAGTTCAGAAAGCTCTGACAGTCCGTCCGCGGGCGGACGCCCGATTTTAACTGACATGCCGGAGACCGCAGTGTCTCGCGCGGAAACAGCAGGTATCCGCCAGTCGGCCGAGTTTCATTCTTCAACGGAAAACTTAAAACGACAATGGCTGATACAGTAAACTTTCTTCAGAACGGGTATAGCGGCGAAGTGCTTGAGGACTTGCTGACCTATACCGTGCAGGGCAATGATACGGTCCGTGAGGGGCTGATCCATATCAAGACGGGCATCCAGCACCGCTACACGCTTCCTGCCATCAAGCTGGGAAACATCATCCAGGACAACGTGCCGACCCCGCAGCCCATCCACGGGGCCAAGGGCGATGACGGCACGAACGAGTACCAGTTCACCGAACGTCACCTCGAACCGTCCGATTTTATGGTCTATCTTGAGTTTAACCCGAGGGACTATGAGAAATATTGGCGTTTTGCGCAGCCGGAAGGCAATCTCGTGTTCCGCGAACTCGACCCGAAAATCCAGGCGACGATGCTCCGCCTCCTTATGGACAAGAAAAACGAGTATATCGGAAACGCCATCTGGACTTCCGCCCGCGGAGGGGAGACGGCTGCCAAGATTACCGCACCGGAAGGCTGCACGAAAATCGGGGCCAACAAGGAGAAATATTTCGACGGGGTCATCAAGCGGATCCTTGACAATGTGAACTCCGTCGATGCCGAGGTGGTTGCCGGAGGGCAGTGCATCGTCTCGGGAACGACCGAGCTGACGGACGGGGCGGCGGTGGAGGCCGCGCTCTACGCGATGTGGAAGAAATGTCCGAAGCAGATCCGAAAGAAGACATCCCTGGCCTTTGTGGTCGGATGGGACGCTTGGGACGCGTATGACCAGTATATCTCGGACAAGCAGGTCAAGTACTCCGAGAATACCGAGGTCAACCGCTATCGCTTTAAAGGTAAGAGGATTATCCCGATCGTGGGAATCCCCGAACACACAATGGTGCTCGGCGAGTTCTCCACCGGCATGGACTCCAACCTATGGATGGGAGTGGATTACGCGAACGACACGGACATCCTGAAAATCGACCGTCTGCAGGCCAACTCCGAGCTGTTCTTTTTCCAGATGCGCATGAAAATGGACGTGAACATCGTCCGTCCGGCGGAGATTGTGGTGCATACCGCCTACAAGAAGAGCGAATGACACACCTTTCTTCATTCTCAATATCCACCCGGGGAGCGGAGGCAAGGCCCCGTTCCCCATTTTTCATTCTACTGTTATGGCAAAGAAAATAAACACGGAGGAGACTCCGCAGACAGACAACAATAACACTCCTGCACCGGAGATTCAGACGGTGACCGTTCCGGAAACGGCATCGGAAAACGGCGGGACAACCGGCGGGGCTGAAGACAGGCAGCCTGCCAAGACCGTGAAGAAAGGGGACACGGGGACGGAGGAGACAACGGAACCTCACATCCTGGCCCTGCTGAAAAAGTTCCCGGCATACCCGTCCCTGTACATCGACACGCACGGGGGAACCTATACCCCTGATACGGCGGCCGCCATCAGGGGCAAGGCCGTACTCTACAGGAATCCTTTTTACAACGAACTTAAAAAGAAATCATAATGGCACTCGGTAATGTATTTATCAAGGATGTGGACGGCAATATCCCTTACGATACCGGCTCGTCGGGCGAGAAGGTGACGGGACTGCTGTTCGACGTGTCCCTCCAGCCGACGCTTTTCACGGAGGGGTACGGTAAAACCAACGAGACCAGGCTCAAGTCCGGCGATGTCTGTTACATCACCTCGTTCAAGTCCGCCGTGAACGATTTCGGCATCATCGAACGTGTGGAGGCAACCGACGAGGAAGAGATGAATGTCAATTTCCTGCACGGCATCCCGGCATACCATATCCGTGAATTTTTCCGCATGTCCGGCAATCCGGGCGGTTCGGGGAAACTCTACGTGATGTTCGCGGACTGTTCGGCGAACTGGGACGCGCTGGAAATCATGCAGCGTGCCGCCGGGGGCATGATCAACCAGATAGGCATATGGACGGAGCAGCCGCTGTGGAAGGCAAACGGAGCATCGGGACAGTACAGCCTCAATCTGGTAAAGGGACTTAATGATGTGGCCGTGGGGCTTGCGGAACAGAACCAGCCGCTCTCGCTCATCCTTTCCGCCAATCCTTCCAATACGGGGGCGGACACGACTGAGGGGCGTCAGATTGACTTGAATAAAATACCTTCATGTATCTGTGAGTCAAGCCGTGTCAGCTGTATATTCGGCCAGGCGCATCACGAAAAGGTCTCCACGATGCAGATGTGCAACAGGAACCATACGCCCGTGGGATTTCTGGGAGCGGTTATGGGAGCCATAGCAAAGGCCAACGTGCATGAATCCATCGCGTGGGTCAAGCAGTTCAATCTCTTCGCGGACGATTTCCAGGAAATAGAACTGGGGTTCGGGGACATCAACCTCGACGAGGCGGAGGAGAACTTCCTCAGCCTGAACCGGTACGAGTCGCTATCCCCGTCACTGCTGGACGAGCTCGACGACAAGGGGTATATTTTCCCCATCAAGTATGCCAGCCGCGAGAACGGGATCTACATCTCGAAAGACCAGACATGCTCGCATGGGGATTTCCGTACCATTGCACGGAACCGCACCATCAACAAGAGCCGCCGTGCCGTACGTGCGGCCCTGCTGCCGTACGTGAACTCACCGCTCATGGTCAACCCGTCGACAGGATTCCTCGCCCCGTCGAAGATTACGGCGTTCAAGACGCTCATCGGGGACATTCTGGCCAAGATGCAGGCGGCGCAGGAGATTTCAGGATACGCCGTCACTATCGATCCCAACCAGAACGTGTTGGTGGACGACACGCTGCGTATCTCCTATGTCCTTGTCCCGGTAGGCGTGGCCGTGAAGATTTATGTCGAGGAAGGGCTCTCATTAACCGCTAACAAATCATAGCATATGGCAATAATCAACAATGTAGCATACTCGTGGTCGATGATAACCCTGTCATCGACCGCCCTGGGAATCGACGAGGGTTCCACGACCCTTGAAGGCGTGTCGGCCATCAAATGGTCAAAGAAACGCAAGGTCGAAAGCAACTACGGCATGGGCGGCCGTCCCATCAGTCGCGGTTTCGGAAACATTACCTATACGGCGAGCATCACGATGGACTATGCCACGCAGCAGCTGTTGCGTTCGGTGTACGGCTCACTGCTCGAAATCGGCGAGTTCGACCTGATCATCAGCTTTGCCAACCCGATGGCCGGCGAGGACTGGACGACGACGACCGTAACGCTCAAAGGTTGCATCTTCACGGAGGATTGTCTCGAGTCACAGCAGGATGACACCAATATCACCCACGAGTTCGACCTCAATCCGTTCGATATCCAAATCGGTTCGGGCGATACAATCTAAGCTGTCATGGACGTAACTTTCGAGGGGAAATCTTCTACCGGAAAGAACGAATGGCTCACGCCTCCCTGCCTGCTTCGGAGGCTGGGGCCGTTCGATCTGGATCCGTGTTCGCCCGTAAACCGCCCATGGGATACGGCGAGACATCACTATACCATTGAGGACGACGGCCTGCAACAGCCCTGGTTCGGACGGGTGTTCTGCAATCCTCCCTATGACACGGCACTGATTGTCCGGTTTATCCGCAGGTGCGTCGAACACAGGAATGCCGTCGCGCTCACTTTTGCCCGCACGGACACGCGCCTGTTTCAGGAACTGATATTCCCAAACGCTGATTCAATACTCTTTATCAAGGGGCGGCTCAGCTTTTACCATGTCACGGGGGAACAGGGTGGTACGGCCGGGGCGCCGTCATGCCTGATAGCCTTCAACAAAGAAAACACCGCGGTTCTGGAAACATGCGGCATCGACGGGAAGCTGGTGAAGCCGCGACTTCAATAGTCAACCATAAATTTGTTACATAATAACCCGTCTGTTTGCCGGATACTGACCTTGGCTGACAGACGGGATTTATGTATGGCAGACTTAAATCGAAATATGCGCTTCCTTGTCGAATGACGTATGCTCGTTACTGAATACATAGCCCAACTGGTTGCATATACACCTGGTATTCCCGATGACCTTGTTGATATTGCGGTGCGAGTGGCCATATATCCAATATTCAATCGGGCTGTCTGCAATGAAACCGCCCAGTTCTACGGTAAATGCCCCATTGAGCGGACTGCCCTTGAACTCCGGTGCCATCAGTTCGAACGACGGCACATGATGGGTGGCGACAATGAGATGTCTGGCAGTACTTTGTTTTACACTCTGTTCCAGAAAATGGAAACAGCGCGAATGCTCGTCATTGAACCTTGTCCAGTCCAGCGGTTCGCAACCGTAACGTATCCTGCGAAAATCCGTGATGGCTGTCTCTGCCGCATAGGCATCCTGCAACAGGATGCGTGACCATAATGTCGTGGCGATCAGTTCCGTATCGTTGTCCAATGGGATAACAGCATTATAGTGGCAGGTGATGTTAGACCTGATTTTGAGCGCCCAGCCGTTATACAGCTTGTCTATGTCGAACATTTTATAAAACTCGTGGTTTCCGGGAATCACGATGACCTGCCTGTAATTCCCGGAAGCCCAGTCCCAGAACGGATGCTTGGAGTAGTTCTCGTCTCCGATATATCCTATGTCTCCGGCAAGGACAAGCACTTCTCCGGCAACGGCCAGCGGGTCATGTTTCAAAAAACTGCTGTTCTCCCGGAATTCGAGATGCAGGTCGGATGCGTACTGGATTCTCATTGTTGTCGTTTTATGAAATTGGCCCCGAGTTGTTCCAGTAACTGTTCTCCGGAAATGTTTTTAAGTCCTGCCGATTTGAAAAAATCAGAGTTTGGCACTTCTCCTTTGACAGCCAGGCAAAACCTGTCAACATCTTGTTTAAGCGTATCAGGGACTTCGTAGATGTCGGCAGGGGCAAGCATGGCAACCAGCCTGAATACATCTTTCTTGTGCTTGACGATATGTTTGCTGTCCACTTGTTCCCCATTGCTTTTCCGTTCGGTCATCTCCAAATAAGCCCTGCATTTCAGACAGATAAGACTTTCAATGTTCGCAATATGCACGCCCTCCTCCAATGTGCTGTGCTCAATGGTATAATTATAATAGTCGTCATCCATCAGAATGGCTGACAGACTTGACAGGTCATCATCAACCGGAATGGGGGTAATGTGGGCATCGTCCGGGAATCTGACAAGCCCGATATTTCGTGAAAAGAGTTCTATCTGGTACGGGAAATCCGAGCTTAGCGGTTCCTTGAACCTGTAATATTCATGCCCGCCTCCTCCGTTTCCGGTTCCCTTATTCCTTTGGCTGTATCCTGCGGTTTTTACGAATTCCCAGAATTTTGCAGCAAAGTCCGAAGACAGCGCCTCCACAACCAGAATAATGTCTATGTCCTTGGTCGCCCTCGGGGTCTGTGCATATATTTCTTCATGCATTTCACAGGCAGTACCACCTATAATGACATAGTTTCCTTCATATCCGGTGAAAAAATCTCTGAATTTATCAATTCCTCTTACCATATCATATTATTTATCATAGTTTCCAATTCTATTTGAATGCGTTCATCATCCATATCCTTCATGGCCAGAAATAAAGACAGTTTGTCCACAATGCCGTTTTTTGAGAAAAAACATGGATTGTAACGCCATATCTCTATGCGGGTCTCGCCATATTCCTTGTCTGTCCGGATTTGCAACCGTCGGACTTCTTCTTTTGCAATGGCATAAGTGTCATTTTTTTCCTTGTTCAGCATTGAATATTCCGACAAGGCATTCACTCCACTAATACAAAATACTTCATCAGGCAGACTGTCGGTATATACAATCCGCTCGATGGGGTTCGCCAGGAACGGCAACATCCGGTTCCATAGTTCACGCTTCTTGAACCGAAATGTCATACTCTTTGTTTTGCCGCCGGATAAAGCGATGACTTCTTTATCTTTCAGCCACCTGACCGCCCGGTTCACATTGGCATACGACACGTTGAAAAGATTTGCAATATCATAAGTTCCTTTTCCCTCGAGAGACTTTATTTCAAGGTGATAGAGGATTATGCATTGGGCAATTGCAGGAATCTGCGTTTCTTCACCGTCCACGATATTATTTTTATGCGGTTTCAAATCTATCAGCAAATCCGGTATGAACATCTGCTTTTGCGGTATGATGAAATTTACACGATGTCTGACAAGGCGCTGTACATTATAGGCGGCCATCGTACGCAATACAAATATTACCGGGCATTGGGCTTTCCGCTCGACCAGTTCTTTTTGTTTCCGCAACTGCCCCGGAGTATACGCGGAACTGTCCGCACTATACAGAAGAATTACTTTGTGCCCCAACAAGTTGGCCGTACAAAATGTATAACCGGCAGTAATATTGGCTGGGAATGTATGCAAGACATCCTCTTCGACCGGCTTGATATCCGCTCTCAAATCAAACAGTTCAGTGATATACCGGCTTGTTATATTTATAAAATCATCTATTTTGCACATAATCATTCGCATTTGAGAATGTGCAAAATTAATGATTATATATTATACGTCAAAGAAATATGGGAAATATGTTCAACGATATTTCTTTTAGAGACTGATTATAGGAATATCTGCACCAAAGAAATTCTTGTATGACATATGGATTACAAGCGAATAAGAACAATGCCTTCAACCTTTCCGCAGTTCTTCGTCCTACTCTTTCGATGAATCAAAACAAATTCGATATGGACGAAAAAATGCTTTCACTGGAACAGGAGACCAGGATTAGGGAAAAAGCCCTCAAACTGAAAGAGGAGAAGAAACTCCGCAAGATTTGTCCGATGGTCGTTTTCGGAGACACCGCAAACGGCGAGAAAGAGATTTATGTGGCCTACATGTCCGAACCGAGCTTTCCGCAGTTCAGCAAATTCATGGCCGCTTCCAAAAAGGACGAGGTCATCGCCATGCGCACGCTGGCCCGCGACTGTTTCGTGGACGGCGACAAGGAACTCGTGGACGACGAGTCGCTCTTCCTGTTCGGCCTGATGGGACAGCTTTCCGAGCTAATCGCCACCCGCCAGAGTGTCCTGGTAAACTTATAAGCCGGTGGGTAGTGACCGACGAGCAGCGCATCCGCCAGCGGATGATCTATGTCCGCCACTACTTTCCCGGCGTCAACCTCGACACGATTTCCGACGAGGAGTTCGCGATGCTTTCCGAAGAGGCGTTGTGGCTGCACGAGCAGATGCTCATCAGCCGCATGCCCGTTCCGATGCCATTGCCGGAGAGGACTCCCTGACCTGCCGCCGTAAGCCTCCGGTTTGCGGCGGCCTTCGTTTCATAATCTCCGCCCTCGCGGAAAGACTATTCTTTTAACGCAGTACCCATTACCATGGCCCAGGAACAGAACTATCAGGTCAACTACTCCATCAACGTGGATGCCTCGCAGGGCACCAGGCAGGTCATCGCCTTCGGTGAGGCGGTAGGCAAGCTGGTGCAGGCGAAAGCGTCCCTGACCCCGGCCGTCACGAACATCAAGAATATGATGGACGAGATAGACCGCGTGTTCCGCACCAAGAACGGCAAGAAGCGTAATTTCGATTACCGCCTGACCATCGATACGAAAAAAAGCGAGGAGAAGCTGGAACGTATCAAGGGATTGCTGACAGATATTTCCTCCCTTTCCAAAGGCATCAGCCTGACCATCAATGCCGGGCAGGTCCTGGACAGCAAGAAAATCAAGGCCAATGCCAAAAGCCTTTACGAGAAGAAGGCGGCCGAGATGCGCAAGGCGGAAATCGAAAAGAATGCAGCCTCGTCCGTCAGCACCATGACAGACGCGCAGAAACGCATTACCAAGGCCATCGGGAAAATCAACTCCGCCCTGGTTTCCGTGGAACGTGGCCGGGAACTGCAAATCAGGACGGAGACAGCCGAACAGCGGTTACAGCATATCCTTTCCCTGCTGGGCCGCATCAAGGGGGCTGCCGTCATTCCGTTCAGCATGCAGGGAGGGGCATCTGCCGGAGGATTCGCAGTTTCCGCTCCCGTGCCGTATGCCCCACAACCATTCGTAATGCCCGAAAAGGCCCGGCAGAAACTGATGGAACGGCTTTATGCCGGGCAGCAGCTGCATCGCCAGAAACTCGCCCACGCGGAAGAGGTCTTTGCCGCGGAGCAGCGCCGTAAGGCGGCCCTGGCAGAAACGGCCGCAGCGGAAAAGCGGCGTGCCGATGAAGCGCGGGATAAGGAACGGGAACGCAAGAATGCCGCCCGTGCAGCGGAAAAAATACGCCGGCAGGCAGAACAGGCACGCCGTAAGGCAGAAACGGAACGTATAAAGGCCGGGCAGGCAGCAAGACGGCAGGAACAGCGCAACGCGATGCAGGCTGTCCGGCTCATGCAGCGGGAACATACCGCAGCCGGCACGCTCTACCGCAGCAAACGCCGGGCGGCCATCAACCGTATCCAGTATTCGAAAGCGCCGTCATTCAGGAACCTCCCGTTCGCCCCGATGCTCAATGCCTATATGGGTTACAGCCTGATCCGTTCGGAGCTGACGAAGGCCATCGACTATTCCAATATCATGGAGTCCGCGCACTCCATCCTCCGCGTGGCGGACAGCGACCTCAAGACATTCGAGACCCGTTTCGACAGCATGGCCCGTCATGTCCGCAAAATCGGCATCGACACGAAATACACAGCCGTGGAGATTGCCGGCGCCGTCAAGTACCTGTCGATGGCGGGCATGGATATCGAGACAATCAACAAGTCCATCCGCCCGATCACGAACCTGGCGCTTATCGGGGACAACGACGTGTCGTATATCGCCGACCTGGCCACGAACATCATGGCCGGTTATGATATCCATAACGACAGCATGGACAGCGTGGCGGACATCATCTCCTCCACCATTTCGCGCTCGAATGTGAATATCGTGGAGATGGCGGAGTCATACAAGATGGCCGCCGGTTACCTGCGTATGGCGGGTGTGGACTTCACGGAAAGCAGCGCCGCCATCGGTCTTCTGGGCAATATGGGCCTGAAGGGAACGCTGGCGGGAACCTCGCTGCGTGCCCTCTCCACACGTTTTGCCAAGCCTACCAAGGAGGCACAGGAAGTTCTGGACCGCCTGGGCATCCGGTTCACGGAAATGCGTGACATCGAGGGGGTACAGGTCGAGAAACTCCGTCCTATAGCGGACATTTTCGAGGATTTGAACAAGAAGGGCGCGTCGATGGCGGATGTCCAGGCTATCTTCGGGAAAATTGGCGGTAACGCGGCGATGATGTTCCTGAAAAACTACGACAAGCTGCGCGAACTGACCTCGTACAATCGCGGTTCACAAGGCATTTCTTCCGAACTGGCACTGGTAAAGCAGAATACGACCAAGGGATTGTGGGCGCAGGTGACCTCCCAGCTGACCGAAGGTTTCATGCAGGCATACGAGGTGTTGGAACCCTCCATCCGCACTGTGCTCCGTACCTTCCTTGCGAAATTCAAGGCTCCGGAATTTACCCGCGGCCTGGTATCCATCGGGAATGCCCTGCTGGACATCTTCACCGTGATCGGCAATATCGGCGCGTGGGTGACCCGCAATTTCCATTGGATAGAGCCGCTTGTCTTTACAGGCGTTGTCGCGACACGGCTGTTCAAGGTGGCGGGAGCCCTGACGAATATCGGTATCGCCATGGGCTTTATCGGCAAGCAGTCTGCGGCCTCGACATCTGTCAGTGCCGTGCAGGGGCTGCTGGGTGCAGGCGGTATCGGCAAGGCTTCGTTTGCCCAGAAACGGGCCATCGTATCGGCCATGCAGTCCGCCGGCGTGGCGGGCCGGGGTGCGATGACCCGTGCCTTGATGGCCGGGGGCGGTGTCATCGGAGCCAAAGGAGTCCTGCAGTCGCTGTTTGCCACACAGGTGGCTACCGGCAGCGGACTGACCGGCGCTGCCGCCTCGTTGAGCGCCATCAGCACGGGTGCCGTGGCGGCTACGGCAGGCATAGCCGCATTGGTCGGGACCTTGGGATGGGTGGCGTACAAGACCTGGAAGATAAAGGAGGCGAAGGATGCCGTACTGGAAGAGATCGAATCGAACCGCAAGTACCGTTATCCGTCCATAGAGGCGCTTTACACCACCCTGAGCGAGACCTATAACATGGCTGTCAAGACAAAGCGTGCCGTGGACGAGGTTGTCGCCGGCAAAAGTATCGAAGAGGCTTCGGGACACAAAATCGGGGCCTTCACATCCAACTGGTGGACCGGGTTCTTGGGGGAATTTGCCATCGCTTCATCGGAGGGGATGGTGTCGCGTGACCATGTGTATAACATGGACAAAGCCCGTCAGGATGACATAAGGGATGCGCTTGTCACCCTTGCCAAACGCGACAGCCAGACACGTATCAATGCCGCGTACGCCGAGTTCGGGAAGATGGGTACGGCATTGGAAGTGGACGCTTTCCTCAAGACGGTAAGGGAGCGTTTCGGGCAGCAGGAGAAGGATCTCGACAAGTCTCTGTGGCGTATGCAGGACGGCGAGGCAGTCTATGTGAATGATATCGGGGACAGGCCGGAAGCGGTTGCCGCCCGCACATACGACTATGCCCGGTACATGAACACGCGGACCGTTCCGGAGATTGTGCGTGCCGCCACCGCTTATCGGAATGCCATATCGAGTGCCGCCAATGCGCATGAGCTGATGCGTAAGGGAGGGTTCAATTTCGACCAGCTCAGGGACTGGGGATTCGAGCAGGACGAAAACGGGTTATGGAAGCAGCGGGCACTGGGGCGGAACGCCACCGATGCGCAGCGCGTGGACAACATCGCGCAGCGCAAGCTGGCACATACGGCACTCGTGAAGTTCTTCTCATCGCTCCGCCAGACTTTCGGGGGTTCGGCGGAGGCTGCCGAGAACATCCTCCGCGTGGCGGGCTTCACTCCCGACCTGTACAGCAACGAACCGGATTCCAACGATACCCGTCCGTTTGCCGCCAACCCGATTACCAACACGCATCTGGATGACGGAGGGGCCGGCGGCAACTATTCCGGCACGGGGCGGTTGTCCTCGGCGGCACCGAAACAGGTCATCGTGAACATAGAGAGCCTGCTCAGTGTCAGGACCATCGACCTGATGAAGTCAAAGGAGGGGCAGACGGAAGAGATACAGAACCTGAAAGAACAACTGGCACAGGCGCTCATCGATGTCGTGCATGACTTCGATGCCTCCTGGAACGCATAAAATGAAAGGATTATGGGAAGACTGATACAAATCGCGGCCTCGACTCTGTTGAGCGGAGGCATATTCAACCACGGTTCGCTTGGCGGATACATCAGCAACGCCACGCGTCTGGCGCTGGGCATGGGGCTTGCCGAATTGCAGGACGGGCAGGTACATTACTTCTCCAGGCACCATGACCTGCTCAAACGGGCAGCCGTACAGGTTGCCTCGCAGACGGCTTACGGGTTGCTGCGTTCCTATCCCCGATACCTCAAATACTGGGAACAGCAGGTGCGGGACAAGTATCTCCAGACACGGTCGCAGTCCAGCCTGGCGAACAAGACCGGACAGTACTACCAGCTCATCAGGGAACAGCAGGCGGTGGCGCAGAAGAAAAACCATACCGATTCCATCGTCGGCCGGACAGTGGCGGATTTTCTGGAACTGTCCATATCGGAGGAGGGAAAGTATTATGACAACAGCGAGTGCAAGGTTTTGCCGAACAGCCGGTACGGACTGGTGACATTCGTGGACCTGGGACCGCAGGTACAGGTCAGCAGCCGGAACAATATCCTGCTGACCCGGGTACAGGGGCGGGACTATACCCGCAAGGAATATATCTCCGGGGGTGACCTCGAGATTACCATCAACGGCAAAATCACCTCCAAATACCCGGACGTGTACCCCGAGGCGGAAGTGTCCAAGTTTATCAGGCTGGTACAATACAAGGGTGTCATCGATTGCGACAACACGGTATTGCGCCAGTTCAACATTTCACGGCTGATCATACAGGGCTATACTTTGCAGCCTACGGATTGCCGGAACGTGCAGCCGTATTCGCTCAACTGTGTCGCCGTGGAGCCATCGGAAGCCGTGGAACTGAAACTGGCGGAACAGGAAAAGGTGGACACGGCCATCAAGCACACGAACAAGTGGATCAAGTATGTCAAATTCGGTACGGAGGTCATCGACCCCGCCTCGCTGCTTAAACTGACACGTCTATGGGTATAGCTGCAATGGATATCCTCTGCTGCCGCATCACCATCGGGGATGCCGACCCGTCCAATCCGATGAGGATACAGAACGGCGTGGAGATTACGGAAGTACAGTCGCTCGAAATCAACGAGAGCTACAAGAAGCTGGTCGGAACGGCCAAAGTAATGTTCCCGAAAGGGTCGGTGTGCCGCTCCACGATTATCGGCAACGCGACATTGGAAGGAAAGGACGTGTCGAGGATGACGACGGAAGTGATGCAGGACGGTGTCATCATCGAGAAACGCGGCACGCAGCGGCTGGTCGACGAGACGACATTCAAGGTCGGACAGCGCATCAACATCAAGCTGGGCTACAACGGCGTGCTGAAGAACATGTTCGACGGATACATTACCGGCTACAATTCAGACAGCACGCTGGAAATCCAGTGCGAGAACATGGCCTACAAGCTCAAGCTGAAACAGGCGCCTCGCTTCGAGACCCCGGCGAAAGGGACGACGGTGAACGAGGTGCTGGAAGGCAGGTACAATATCCTGAAAGATACCGGCTTCAGGATACACTCGGATACGAAACGTTTTGAGATACATATCGGCAAGGTAAAGGTCACGGACAACTTCACGGTGGCGGACATCCTTTCCGAATGGTCGAAGTACAAGGTCTACTGCTTTCTGAAATACGATGCCGATGATGACGGGGCCATGCCGTCCATTGCCGTCGGGCGTCCTTATTCGTCCAGCAAGGCACAGCCGGTATTCCCGGAGGACGAATCGACAGGGCCGTACAAGATATACTTCAACGAGCATGTGGCGCAGAGCAACCTGAAAGTGGTCAAGACCGACCCGAAGTTTCTGGCGGTGACGGGCAAGGCACTCGGGACGGACGAGAAGTTCTTTGAGGTGACGGTGCGCATGAACCCTGAATACGACCCGGCGACACCGGGCAGCAAGGAGTTCCAGACGGTCAATGCCACGCAGATTTCCAAGAAGACCCATAAGGTGACCGGCAACACGACGGCATCGGGAGCGAAGACCAGGACCAAGGTGGATTTGTCCACGTATACCGTCGTGCCGTATATGTCCCCGCATGTGGGAATCAACTCCGACCAGCTTGTGGAAGAGACGACGGAATACTTCCGGAATTACAATCTGAACGGAATCACCGGCAATGTGACCATATTCGGGGATTTCGGGCTGTCTCCCGCCGTACAGGTGGAACTGATCGACTGCCGTAATCCTTCCAAGAACGGCGTGTATCTCGTGGAAGAGGTAACGACAACTTTCGGGGTTGGCGGATACAGGCAGCGATTAAGCATACCTTATAAACTCAAATCAACGTAGGACATTATTTCATTAAGATTTTGCATCTCATAAATAGCATTGTGCCATATTTTCTTATTTTGAGGATCTGTTAGATCCGGATTCACACACAACGTAACAGCTCCTGATTGATATGCTAACTGATCATTATTAGAGTTTCCAATGAATAAAATGTTACATGTATTAATATCAAGTGTCTGGGCTACTTTTTCAACGAAGTCACGCTTCCCGTCAAAATCGTATTTTGTACCAATAATCCGTTTTAACCGGCCATTTTTGTCAAATTCCATTCTATTGGCCTTAATCTCCTCAAATAAATGAACATTATTTTCCCCGATTACTTTAACAATCACATCACGTATTGAACCTGATGCAATAAATAAGTGGATATTATTATCATGCAGCTTTTTTAATGTCGGGATAGTTCCTTCTATCAGAGATATTTCACCGGCAACTTCAGATAAGATTCTATTTGTCATTCCTTTTGTTTGAAATTTCTCGCATGTTTTATTACACCATTCTTGGTGGCTGAATTCATTTTGAGAAAATCTTTCATGCAGCTCATTACAATCATTTATAGTGTATCCAAGTTTAAGCCAGATTTTTTGCCATGTACTATGTCTGTTATGGTTTTTTGTCAATGTACCATCAAAGTCAAATACTATTGCTTTAATTTCCGTATATGTTTGTTTGAGCTTTCTCTTGAAATAGTATGATAGCAAATACCCCATATAATCTTTCGAAGTGTTTTCTATTGACAAAATACGGCGACCATCACAAATGATACTTTCAATTTTTTTAATTTCATTCAAAGTACATTCTGGAAACTCTGAATGATCAAATTTTAGAGCAGACGCATTAAAAGCTTCCAATTCTTTGAGTTTTATTTCTGAAATTCCCGTTTTTAAAGCAAGTTGCTGTGTTGTTATACCTTTTTCTACTCTAAAATAATATAATTTCAGTGAATTTACTTTCACTCTATTAGAAGCTGATTTTGAAATATTTTTCTTTCTTATTCCAGATAGAGCTGTTTTAGATTTAAAAATGTGCTTACATAAAGATACTGCTGCAGATGCAGCCAAAGGCTGGTAATTGTCAGTCTTTTCCTTTCCCCAGTCACAAATTCCCTTAACTACAATCCAATGTACGTCTTCTCTTTCTGATGCGGCCCAAACGCCACTAGCCTCCATTTCATTACCAATTGCATCCGGATATTTTTTGCTTAATTGAAATGTCAATTTAGGGTCATTAACCACAGACCCTCCTGTTATGATAAGTCCTAAATGAACATTACATTTCCTGTCGTTCTCGTCATAATATTGCCAATTCGTGCAGTTTTTAAATCTGTCACATAATAATATACTAGACATAGGTCGAACACTTCTGTCTATTTGCTTTTTAGGAACAACTTTATTTTTGTTATAGTTTTGAATTGTTTGAGAGACTAAAACATCTCCAAAATGATGCTTCCCTTGTTTTAATCCCATCGCCACTCCAATAGCTATGACTACATTAATTTTCCATATTCTAATTGTTTCATGTATGGTTAATGTAGCATCCATTGGCCCATCAATACCCATGCCCGATTGTACTACTACTGATGGATAAAGACCAAACATACCTAAATAATATGTCTGTTTGTTATGGACGACTTTATATTTTTTATTTGTCTTTGGAAAGGATTTCAATGAAGATAATACAGCCTTTTTCTCTATATCATTAACTACTGCCAATGCTATTAATGGCTTTATTGATAATCTCTTTAATTGGGAAAAATCAATCTCTTTAAAAGACGGTTCGCATAATCTATCCCACTTTGTATGACTGAATTTTTGCTTCATATGATGTTATTTGAGACGTATTACACTATATATTAATTAAAGTCTTTACAAAGTTAAAAAATAATTGGCAACCAACAGACTACAGGGCTCCTATTCTTTCAAAAAACTCATGTCCACAGACAAATCCAACCAGTTGCTTATCCGCGAGGCCATCCGCAAGATAGCCCTGGGCCGTAGTATGGAACGAATCAACCTGGCTCCCGGGGGCATGTCCGGCATCGGTACGGCCCGCATGATACACGGCTATGTCGCCAAGATACACGATGACCCCTCGGACGAGGAATTTTCCGACTACGGCGGTACCGTCGATGTCGGCGAGTACCCGGACGAGACGGCCTCCGCCGAACCTGTCATCCATAAAGGCGTGCTGCTTTCTGCCGCCACCAACAGCGAAGGCGGTTTTCTGATCGTCCCCGCGCTGTTTTCCGATGTGACCATCTTCATGGATGCCGCCACCCGCTATGCCTATGTGGTGAATTTCTCCCATGTGGATATCCTGCGGCTCAATGCCCGCACGGAAACCGTTATCGGCGTGACTGGAATGGAGGAGCTGGATCCGGAAAGCGACTCCTCCCCGGACTACGACGAACTGGAAGCCACCGGCAACGAGACCTCCACCCGCTATACGCCGACTGCCGTCACAACAACCGTCAGGAATGACAAGGACAAGGAAGCGACAAGCGTTATCGATGCGGAAAGCATCACGCATACGGTGGACAAGTCTGAAGTCAGACAGACGGCGGACAAAGTGGTACAAAAGGTCAATTCCACGACCGTTGCCGTTGCCGACAACAAGGTAACGCTCGGTGACGAGAACGCCACCGAACCCCTGGTCCTCGGTAACGAGCTTGCCCGGCTGATGCTCGATTTCCTGACAGAATGCTCGAAAATCATGACCCCCACACTGATGGGCACGATGTCGCCGATCAACATGCCGAACTTCATCTCGCTGACATCACGTATCCAGAAATTTCTTTCCAAGACCAGCTACACCAAATGAGCGTACAACTGCATCCCGATATAGAAACCCTCGACAAGGAGAGCCTGTGCTATTCCATCTACGCACAGCTGTACCATAACTTTTTCAATGCCCAGCAGAAAAAGGACGACGAGCATCCTTACGGCATCGAGGAAGGCGACGAGACCAGCCTGAGACTGAAGAATACCGCTTACGGTTTTGCATCCGCCATTGCCGGAGCCGTTGCGGGAGAAGGCGGTTCCGGAAGCGGCGGTCTGCTGCTGGATTACCTGAAGAAATCGGGCGGAGACATGACCGGCAGGTTCGGTGCCAATTACGGCTTCGAAGCCGGCATTGGAAACACCCGTATTCTGGAAACCTATTCGCAGGACATTACCGGTCCGGAAGGTGTGGCAACTGCCGTCGAGTACGGTATCAGGATTACCGGCAACCTGAAAATCGGGGGCGACAGCCTGCATATAGGCGGCAGGCAGCTGCTCCGTTACGACGCGGACAAGGCCACAGCCATGCTTGATGCCTCCCGTATAGACATCCTTGCAACAACGGTACATTCCGGAGGGGCATGGATTATCGGGGACGAAGATACCGGAATATCCATCTCCCCGACACGGCTGGCCGTGGGCGGGCAGGATGTCTACCATCGTGGCAACGCCAATACGGACACGGTGGATTGGACGATGCGGGACGGCATGGTGGGACGGAATCTGACGGTGCAGGGAAACACGGTCATGGACGGCGGACTGAAAGCCCTGCAAGGCGTGGAACTGGGCGACAAGGGGAAATGCCTGCTTTCGTTTTCGGAAGAGGATGTCGCTCTCGGCGGGTTCCTCTCGTTCCTGGACGGGTTCGGCATCCGGATCGGAGACATTCCCGTACTGCTCCGTACCGGCAAGGACAAGATACAGTTCGGGAGTATCGGCGGTGACCTTCTTTTAGGCGGCGGCCATACCCCGAAGATACGTCTGTTCTCCGGCATCTCGGATGTGGACGGCGATTGCCTGATGCTTTCCCCTTACGGAAAGGCGTGTTTCCCGGGCTCGCTGACTGTCCGCCACAACTATGGCGCCGACCTGCTCTCCTCATACCGGGCAGACACTTCCGACGAAGGCATCGTTATCCACAAGCGCTTGCGGATGGGCACGGCAGAGGGCTTCATGCTCACGGGCGACAGGGAGCGCGTATCGCTTTCTTCCGAGGTCATCTACGAGGAAGAAGGCAAAAGGACGGCCATCCCTCACAGCACGGACTTTTCACACCGTCCGTCCGTGAGCTGTTATGCCCCGCAGAACCGCCACAGCGAATCGTTCCATATCCGCACCGATGCCGATTTCGTTACGGCCGGCGTTCCTTTTGAAGCGGCCGGGCATGTCGGAATCCACGCGTCGCCCACCCGTATCACTGACAGAACCCTATACTTGACAGAGGCGTTGCGCCTGCAAGCAGCGGAGGACGGTATCCGGCATTACGGGAACAGCGTCTTCACCGGGTCGCTCTCTTCGGAGTTCTTTTCCCCGGGGCTTGCCGGAAGCGGATGGGCTGTCCGCCGGAACCGGACGACAGGAGGCGTCTCCGCCACATTCGACGAAGTGGTGGCCCGCCGCAAGTTCCGCGCCTATGAGTTCGAGGTCCAAAAGACTTCGGTAACCAACGGTTCCTTCTGGATCAGCGACAGCTGTTCGGGGGACACCGTGGAAAAACTGTCATAACCCATGTCCGTATTACGCTATCCGACATACAAGATCCGTATCGCCCCCGACTCGCAGAAGACCCAGGGACTGCAGGCCGGGGACATCGTCCGCAGGCAATATGCCGAACGGGAGCGTACCGTCTATTCGCTGATGTGCGTGACAGAGACCGGAACGGAGCTTGTCGGGGACAGGGACGCCCCTTATTTCATCGGGGCATTGCTGGACGGGGACGAACCGCAGGGCGGTGAACTGCTGGACTTCGTGCGGATTACCAACCTGTTCGATACGGCACGCAGCGGTGCCTTGTACCTGACGGCTTCCGACAGCGATTCACCCTACATGGATGTCATCGACGGCATGGCGACCGAACGCTCCCTGTGCTATCCCGTCATGGACGGAGGCATGGCGGGGGTGCCGGACAAGTCCAGGTATGCCGTTTATGGCGGCATGCTGCAAACGGAATACCTGGATGCCGATTCGGAAGCGGCACGCGCTGTCCGTATTATCCGCAACGCGGAACCGGCAGGAAACGCATCTTACGGGCTGATACTGACATTGGAAGAACCGGTCGGGCATCCGGAACGCCTGCTGGTATCGTTCAAGGCCAGGTCCTCCAAAGCATCGGACTCCGTACCGATACGGTTCGGCTATACGAACCGGGAAAAGACGGATGCGGAAGATGTAATCCCCATCGGCCGGGACTGGGAGTACAGGTTATGGGTCATCACGGTGGATTACCCGGCACAGTACAGCCGGAGCCTGTTTCTTGACCTGACATCAAGCCTGACCTCCGAGGGGGACTGGTGCGAAGTCGCCGACCTGAACATTGTCCGCCTTGCCTCCGTATCCGCTTTCAGCGGGGCGAGCAAGGCCCGTGTGGGAAAGGTCAGCGGCATCATCGATCCGGTCTTCGGCATGTTGAACGGTTACGGGGCCTATTTCCAGAATCTTTACGCCACACGCAATGTCAATATAGCCGGCACGCTTACCGCGGGAGACGAGAACGGTTTCTCAAGCACGTTCTATGTGGGCAAAATCCACAAGAATGTCATTCCCGGCAGCCTGTCCTGCCGGTTCAGCCATTCGGAAGAGCTGGACGAAACATCTCCCGCCGGACTCGGGCGGTGCGTACGGGTAGCCGGAGACAGTCTTCTCAGTGCGCAAAGTGCCGCATGGCGGGAGGCCCATACCGGAATCTGTTATTGCTTCTCGGTCTGGATAAAGACAGAAGAGACGGCGGTCATCCGCTTCTATCAGGACGAACACCTTGTCGGAGAACGGACTGCGACCGCCGGCAAAGGGTGGATACGCCATAGTATCCCTTTTCCCATACGCCAGTCGGATTCGCCGGTCATGTATCTCGGCATTGCCGCTTCCGTCCCCCTGTCGTTGTCCGCCCCCCAATTGGAGGCCGGAAAGAGCGTGACCCCCTATCAGGCGACCGATGAAGCCTTGTCCTACACGGACGATTACGGCGCCTGGTTCAATAAGGGAGGTATCGGGGGTACCATACAGAATCCCCTGTTGCGGCTGAACGAAGACGGCTCGATCGCTTCACGCGACGGTTCTTTCGTCATCAATCCGGACGGGACGGGCCATTTCGCCTCGGGACGGTTCAAGTGGGGCAAGGATACCATCGAACTGCGCGATGTGACCATCCGCTGGGAAGACCTCGACGAGGAGGCGCAGGAACTGCTCAAGCCCCGTTCCGTCTCCCTGACAGGCGGCACGGCGTTCCATTTCAAGGACGAGCTCTCAGGCGCATGCGAGCCGGATAATATCCCGCTTGTGGCGACCGAATACAATTTCGAGCCGGAAAGCCGGCAGTGGGAATACCTTGCCGCTGACGGGGTCTGGAAAGATGCCGGATGCAATGCCGCCGTATTTGAAATGACACCCCCGTTCCATGGCTGGGAAGGGCGCGACGTGCTGACCCTCCGCTACACGGCGACATACCGTAATGAAAAAATCAGCGCGACCCATACCTTTTTCAAACTTTACGACGGAGCTCCCTCCTATACTGTTTATGTGGAGTCTGAAAACGGCACGACATTCCGCAACGGAACCGTTTCGACGGTGCTCCGCGCCAGGGTGTACAGGGGCGGTGAAGAGATCACACCGCTCATTCCCGACGGCAATTTCCGCTGGATACGGACGAGCCGCGATACGGAGGGCGACAGGATGTGGAACGCCGCACCGCGTTACGGCAGGGAGATAGAGATAACCGGCGGGGACGTGTGGCGCAAGGCCGTTTTCGACTGCGAAGTGAATATATCGACAACATAACAATAAGCATATGGCAATCAAAGTAGCACGCGGACAGGTCACCATCATCGACCAGAATGACGCTGTCTCCTTACAGGCGTTTATCGGTTCCTCGCAACCGCTGACCCAGGTGTTCAACAAGGATACCGGCGCGTATGCCCCCTCATGGGCGGCATCCCCGTTTTTGATACTGACCCCCTCCCTGTTTGTCAGCGGCAAGGCGGCAACAGACCAGATCTCGTCCGTCGGCAACGCGGCGACGCTGACAGCCGGCGTCAAGGGCGGTTCCGCCAAATGGTACAAGGACGGCACGGCCATCACTTCAGGACAGGACAGTTGCACGATCGGCGCGGCTTCCGCCAAATACGCCCTGACCGTCAAGGCAAACCACATGACCGTTTCCGCCCCGCAGGTGCGGTATACTTTCGAGGCAATCTACATCGATGCCAACGGGTTGGAGATCCCTTTCCGTGCGGAGGTCCAGTTCACCCAGCACCTGAACGCGGGGGCGATGATTGCAGCCGTGGCCTATGCTCCCGACGGCATTGTCTTCAAGAACGATGAAGTGGCCACGCTCAAGGCGCATTGCGACCTGTGGCGGGGTGCCACCATCGATACGACGAACGTGACCTATGCCTGGGGCATCAAGGATTCCGCAGTATTCGCCAACACGACCCTTACAGCCGAGGCAAAAAACGGCGCGAACACCGTTACCGTCGCTTCCGTCGCCAATATGGAAGCCGGGGGAAAAATCTCGATCGGTTCCGTGCAGTATACCATATCGTCGGTCAGCGCTTCAACCAGAGTGGTAACGCTGACTTCGGCGCTCACGGGGACCAGCGCTTCGGGCACTCCGGTATCCTGCCCGTATTACAATGCAATGCTGGGTGCCGGATGGGCCTGCCTGACCTCCACCAATCCCCGTGGGGTGACGGCAGGCTGGACCACGAACGAGATCACCATTACGGCGGATGCCGTGCTGAATTTCGAGACATTCAAATGCGCCATCAAGGATACGGACACATCCGCGGGCAACGCTTCGGCAAACAAGGTGGTCTGCGACATCATCTCGTTCACGGACATGTCGGACCCCATCACGGTGGACCTTGTCAGCCAGAAAGGTTTCACGATAAAGAACAACGGCAACGATGTCGATGCCAAGGCGGTGCTGTACCGCAACGGAGAGGAACTGGATGCGGAAGGCACGGCCTACACTTATACATGGAAACTGTGGAACTCGGCCGGGACATCGGTCATAAAGACCTATACGGGAAAATCCATCACCGTCTCGAAAGCGGATGTGACCGGCAAGGGCGTACTTATGTGCGAGGTGTCGAAATAACAGAAACGTTATTGATTTTAATGGACGGCGACCGGTGTGAATCGGTCGCCGTATTTATTGAGTGGCAACATTCTTATTTGTGACGGCAACCTGCCACCATTCTTTCATCCTATACTTTCCGTAAAGAGCTCATATGGCAAAGACATTGGTCGCCCGGGGGCAGGCGACAATCCACATACAGAAAGACGGCTATACCATCAGCCAGTCGCTCGGAGAATATGTCTTCCCCGCGGATGCGGACGGGAAGATACCCTCCGCCATATCCGTCACTTCCACCATCCAGGTAACGCTCGGGGATTCCGACTTTACCGGCTTCTCCATCGGACCGGTTGTCAAGCCTGCCGGGTTCTCTTCCATATCCGTCAACAACAGCAACAAGACCATTACCTATAACATAGCGGCGGGTACGGCCACGCTGGCCGACCATGGTACGGTTTCCATTCCCGTCATCATATCCGGAACCACCTATACATTGTCTTTCGCCTGGTCAAAGGCCAAATCCGGCACACCGGGCAAGGACGGTGCCGACGCCGCCATGCTCGACTGGGTCAAGGAATGGGACACGGGCAAGACACTCATCAATGGCAATACGGTCATTACCCCGAAACTGTTTGCCGGTACAAGGAACGGTGACGGCACCGTTTCCGGTATCGCCATCGGCTCGTTCCCGCTTTCCGTCAAGACGGCTTCCGGAACAGTCACTGTCGAAACGGTCAACGGCATCTATGGCTTCAAGGACGGTTACAAGACCTTCTGCGTGGACAACGGGGGCAACGTGCGGTTAGGCAACGGCGGCCAGTCCATCAGATACAACGCTTCCTCCGGTAAGATCGAGTTCGGGGCTGATGTCAGCCTGAACTGGGCCGGTGCGGCCTATATCGGTAAGGACGGCATCTTTACCGGAAAACTCTCCGCCGATACCGTAAAAGCGTTGCGTCTCGACGCCTCGCAAATCACCTCGGGCACGATTTCAGCCTCGCGTATCGATGTGGCCTCTCTGAAAGCCTCGCTCATCACGGCCGGAAACATCAATGCCCTGACCCTCACGACCACCAGGGGAACCATCGGAGGGTGGAGCATCGACAGCGACAGCATCTGCCGCGGTACGAAGAGGAATGTCGCCAACGCCTATACGGCGGCATCCGGTTCGATGACTGTCGGCTCGACGGGTATCCGTGGCTATAAATGGCGTCTTGAATCGACGGGAGCCGGCGCGGTGGCGGGCGGCAACATCGCGTGGGACGCTTCCGGAAACGTCACTTTCGCCGCTTCCGTTTCCCTTCAATGGACAGCCCCGATCGATTCCATCACCACCGCCCTGGGCGGCGGCTCTTATCCCAAACTGACAAAAATCACCGCGGCGGGCATCTACACCGGGAGCATCACCGCCGGTCAGATTACGGCCGGCACCCTTTCCGCCGACCGCATAGCGGCGGGCAGCATCAACGCCTCCAAACTGGATACGGCCAGCGTGAAGGCCTCGCTGGTTACGGCCGGCAACATCGAAGCCCTGACACTGAATGTCACCAAAGGCAAGATCGGAGGCTGGACCATCGGAGCGGCGGCACTGACGGGCAGCCATATCCTGCTCGACAGCGGGAACAGGCGCGTGGTGGTCTATGGCTTGAACTCCAGCGCGACATCCGGGCAGCGGGTACAGCTGTATTATGGCAGCGACAGCGATTTCGGGCTGTACGCGACCAACAGCGCGGGGGCATGCATCGCCCGTCTCGGCTCACAGAACAATATCGCCGGGTGGACGATAGATGCGTCTTCCATCCGGAAAGGCAACGTGGTGCTGGGCGGCGACGGTTCGATAACGAACGGTACAAAATGGAAACTGAACAATGACGGCAGCGGGCAGGTCGCTTCCGGAAACATCTCGTGGGATGCGGGCGGGAAAGTCTCGTTTTCCTCCGCTGTCTCCCTGCTGTGGAAAAACGACATCGAGGCGGCCAGGCAATCAAATTACGGCTATCCCTACTACCACAAAATCGTCATCAACGGGAAGGAAGATGTGTATTATCCGGTCATATTCAAAGGCGGCGAGCAGACCGTCAAGCGCGATATCCTGATCCGTCGCGGTTACAGCGAGCAGGCTCCTGCCAGCTGGAACACCTCCACCCATAAAGGCGGGCTGATCCTGCTTGTCAAGGCCAATTTCGGCGGTTGGGGCGGCATCAATTATTCCTGGGACATCTACGAGCTTTCCGAATGCTACTGCCGCATGTTTGCCGGGGCCGCCCTGTGCGGCAACAGCTGCATGTTCGCCGTGTTCCTGCGTGGCGGCGGGACGGGCGGTGCGGTCTACCATATCTATTCCGACCAGCCGATCGTCAGCAGTGCCATGAGCCCGTCCCCCATACCGGCGGCTCCCCAGATCGCCTATAACTCGGACCTGATTTTCCAGAGCGGCTCCACGAAAGCGAACGCCCCGGCACCCCGTACGCTGACCGCCTCCGTGGAGGAAGAGATACGGCGCAGGCGCTTCATCGCACTGGCGCAAGGCAGCGACAGCACCCTTGCCGCCCATCCGTTGACTTATATCGGCTCTACGGGGATTTACACCGGAACATTGACGGCGGCGCAGGTCAATGCCGTCAGCATCAACGCGTCCAGCATCAAGGCCGGGACACTCTCCGCCGACCGTATCGCGGCGGGCAGTATCAATGCCTCCAAGCTCGACGCGTCCAGTATCAAATCCTCCATCATCAATACGGCCTATATCAACGGCCTGAGCTGTACCTTCACCAAGGGGAAAATCGGCGGCTTTACCATCGGGAGCGACAACATCACCGTCGGCAGTGTCGGTACGGCCGGCGCCATACCCTTGCAGATCCGTTCGGCATCAGCCGGCAGCGGTTACTGGTACACGGGAGGATACAAACCGTTGGGCATTACGCTGACCTGGCACCAGAGCAGCAATGCCGGCCACATTGTCTTCGGACAGGTTGCGGCAAGCGGGAATACGGTCAAGACCGGATTCGTCGGCATACAGATGATGTCCTGGGACCACCTGGAATACTTCTGCCTGTCGGCCAACTATACCAAAAGCGGGGCGAAGGAGGTCTATAACCGGATTGCCGGGTGGGCATTCGACCACAACCATATCTGGAAGAACAACATCTCGTTGGGCTCGGACGGTTCGATCACGAACGGTACGAAATGGAAGCTGAACAACGACGGCAGCGGGCAGATTGCGGGCGGCAACATCTCATGGAACGCTTCCGGTTCCGTCACCTTCGCCTCCTCCGTGTCCGCGCAGTGGACGACCGGAATCACGACCGCCCAGGAACTTGCCTCGGCCATGGCGTTCGGCAGGATGCTTTACCGTGACCCCACTTTCTGGAAAGGGAACAATGGTGTCGGTATCTATAACAATTCCGGTAACGGCACGGTGACGGTTACCCGGGAGCAGAATTCGACCGCCCCCAATGACAGCAAGTATGTACTGAAAATACAGACCAAGGGTACGGCCAGTCCCGGCAACGGGGGATTCTATTTCGGAACGGCCTGCAGCTCGCGCAAGGTGCTGGTGGCCCGTATCATCGCCAAGATACCGGCGGGACGCAACATCTGTTGGGCGAGCAACAACATCGGTACGGGCGGCTCAAGCCGCTGGCTCACCCCCACAGCCGGAACGGGAGACTGGAAAGAGTACATCTACAAGGTTGTCTGCGGGACCTCGAATTTCTCCAGCACCCATTTCTTCTATATCGACGGGGCGCAGGGGACGTCTTCCTCGCCGCTGACCTGGTATGTGGCCTATGCAACGGTTTTCGACCTGACATCGACGGAGAAATATACCACGACCATCGATGCCAACGGGATCTATACCGGTACGGTAAGGGCGAACCAGATAGCCGTGGACAGCGCACTGGTGGTAGGCGGCAGTTCCTATAACGGCAGCATTTCCGTCAGGGACGCGAACAACGCCGTCAAGGTGACCCTTGACAGGACAGGCATCACGGCCGTGGCCGGCAAGATTGGCGGATGGGCGTTAGGTACCAGCTCGCTTACGGCATCGGCTCCAAGTTCCGGACACCGGATTGTAATGGCGGCATCCGGATATATCTATCATGACAACCCCTCCACGGGAAAGGAGTATTGGGCATTGAAAACCGACGGTTCCGCCGTCTTCGGATGCGGCAAGATATCGTTTGCCGCCGACGGTTCCGGGTATCTTGCCAGCCGGAATATCAAGTGGGACGCAAACGGTAACGTGACCATGACCGGAACGATCAATGCCAACGCCGGAACCATCGGGGGCTTTTCCATCGGCCAGGGACGTATCGGCTCCACCGCTTCGGGCAGCGGCTCCGGGGGCGGACTGGCCATTTACAACGACCTGTTCCGCGTGGGAAACACCACTTCCTATGTCCTTTTCGGGGCGAACACGTTCCCGGCATCCACCGGCGGCACATGCGCCACCGGCAGAATCGTGAACAACAAGTATAATTCATACCTGAACAACTACGGGTTGTATATCGAGGTAAAGAATGGATACAGGAACTATGGCGTGTGGTCCAATGCCTCGCTGGTCGGGTCTGCCGCCATAGGTATCAAGATGAAGACCGTATATTTTACGGGTTCCGGGTACACCATTGACTTCTCGGCCGCCAACATTTTCTGCATCTATGCCAATTCCACCTATAACGTCAACCTCCCGAGCGCATCTTCAGTCGCGAGCATGTTCGGGTATTCGAGCCTTCCGTCGGATTTCGCCTACGTGTTCACGCTGTTCTACAACTATAACAGAAGCGGACGTGTGAACATCATGAACGTGAGAAACCATAATGGCGGTACGACAAACTACGGCATGGAAAGAGGGGATTCACTGACCCTTCTTTGCTGCAACTACCCGTCATTTCACTACCAGGTATTAAATTACAGCAGTTAATAACCGGAATTCGCCATTTCACCCTATACTTGTTTAAAAGCCATAGCGTATGAACATTACCAATGTCACTGTTACCAAAATTGCTGAAGAGAAAACAGAGAACGCCTCCTACGTGTTGGAGTATTCCGTTGTCAATGACGAGCTGAACCGTCTTCATGTTTCCGTGAACGAGAAGGAAGCCGATCCGGAAGGAAACATAAAACCCGTCGGAATTATCTATATGGAACAAGGGGTTATCTCCTGCAACTTTCCTGCGGAAAAGGAGCTCGGGCCCATATTCCTGGACTTCGACAAGATACAGCGATATATCCGTGAAAGTATCAATCCTAAAAAAGAATCATAATGGAACTGAGTGTCAAGGACCGCCTTTACCTGCCGACTTTCCTGCCGGCACGCGGCAACTTCAAGGAATTCAACCTCAAAAAGGAAATCCTGCGTAAAATCGCCATCGGTGACGAGGAACGCAAAGCCATCAACCTCCGTGAAAATGCGGAAGACAAGCGTATCGAGTGGGACGTGGAGAAAGAGCATCCCTTGAAGGTGGAATTCTCCGCCGACGAGATGGCCTACCTGCAAGCCGCCTGCGAGAAGATTTCGGACGAGGAACTGCCCGACGACATGTGGGGTACCGTAGAGGCGATTTATAATGTAGTGAATGACGTTATGTAAAGTAACAACAACTAACCGAAGGTTTACAAACTTTCATTCTCATTACTATACATAATCTCTTTACATTATTTTTAGTCTGGCAATATTGCCAGACTAATTTTTTATATTATGGAAGAGAAGATAACAGAATTAATTGATGGGTGTCTTCTATATTTTAAGAAGCATTCATATTCGAGTAATCGAATTAAAGTTTATGAGTCATTATGGAAGAATGGAATCATTCCTTTTATGGCTCAGCAAGGCTTAACCGTTTTTACTCCTGAAGTAAGTCAATGGTTCATAGAAAGTATCACATCTCATGAGGATATTACCGGTCAAGTACGAGAAAAAATCAGGAGTGTTCATGTGTTAGAAGATTATCTGACATTGGGGTATGTCCGTAAAAGGAGGACTGTTCCGGTACAACACCCTCTTGAAGGAGAAATTGGCGAACTAATGCAGAAGCACATAAGACACCTTTATAATCTCCGCCGCAGTAAAATTACAATCCGGAGAAATCTCGTTTATATGCACAGGTTTTTAACCTATCTTAATATGCATAATGTAGGCTCCGTAGAAGAAATTAGAGACCAGCATGTCATAGGATTTCTTTCGACTCCAGAAACCAACAATCCTCACGTGATAGGCACTTTGCGCGTGTTGTTTAATTTTTGGAAAGACAAAGGCTTAAGCAAAAGGAATTTGGCGGATTGTCTTGAGTTCCTTAAACCTCGAAAGCGGGAAAAGATACCGTCATATTATGCCCAGAAAGAAATTTCTGTATTTGAGGAATCAATAGATAGATACAGTGGCTTGGGTAAACGTAATTACGCCATATTTCTTTTAGCAAGCAGGCTTGGTCTAAGGGCTTCGGATATTGTCGGCTTGCAGTTTTCCAATCTTGACTGGGAAAATAATGAAATCCGCCTGCGTCAATATAAGACCGGCAAGCCTACAAACCTTCCTTTATTAGCTGAAGTGGGAAATGCAATAATTGATTATCTGAAAAATGGGCGTCCAATCTCCAAATCTCAACATATTTTTCTCTGTCATCGTCCACCTTATGATAACGCTACAGCAAGGACCATAAGCACTGCAATAAGCCGTATAATCGTAAAATCCGGAATACCACTTCACGACAGACGTCATGGATCACACTCCCTCCGGCACAGTCTCGCAAGTCAGTTGCTTGAACAAGAGGTTGCCCTGCCCGTAATTTCCGAAGTATTGGGCCATTCTACAAGTCAGACAACAATGAAATATCTACGAATAGATATAGCTTTGCTTATGAAATGCGCTATCCCTGTTCCGGCTATTCCTGATGATTTTTATACACAGAAAGGAGGTATGTTTTATGAGTAGGCAATTCTGCTATAAGAGCATACTTGCTCCCTATATGAATGAGTTGATAAAGATGAAAGAATCGTGTAGGCAGCATATTCTTCGGTATCAATACATATTAAAGGAGATTGATGATTTTTATTGCAAAAAGGGAATCACCCGGCCAATCATTACTAAAGATATAATCAAAGAATGGCGAGAGACGCGGTTGAATGACCGACCGTCAACATTATATGCCAAATATTTGGTTTGGGCACTACTCGCACGATATATGAGCCGCCAAGGAGAAGCTTGTTTTATTCCTAAACCACCTCGCTTTTCATCTGGTCATCTGGATTTTATTCCTTATATCTACACACAAGAACAGATACGGGCAATTTTTGAAAAATGCGATAAACTTCGCCTGAGTAACCGTAGTAAAAGAACATCTCTAATCTGTATCCCAGCCATTTTACGCCTTTTATACAGTACAGGGTTACGGCTCTCAGAGGCTTTGTCAATTCGAAATAAGGACGTTCAGTTTGACATAAGGCAAATCTTAATCCGAGATCCCAAAAATGGCATGGATCGTATAGTTCCTATTGACCAAAGCCTTCATGAAGTATTAGCTCAATATCGGGTATATCGTGACAAAATGCCGTTAAATGGAACCAAAAAGCCAGATAACTTTTTCTTTATCAGAGCAGATGGTTCCGCTTGTACTGACAAAGCCATATCATGGTGGTTTCGTATTTTACTGGAACAATGCAACATTCCCTTTATGGGGGATCACCGAGGACCACGTATTCATGACCTCCGGCACACCTTTGCGGTTCATTCATTTATGAGAATGATACGTGCGGGAATGGATCTGTATACCTGTTTGCCAATAATATCAACCTGTCTTGGTCATAAATCTCTTTCAGCAACAGAAAAATATGTGAGAATGACAGCAGAAATATACCCGGACTTAATGATTCCCTACTCCGAATTAAGCACATCTATTTATCCCAAATCACTCCACAATGAATACTAAAACGGATTTTGCCAAATACCTGAGTAAGTTTTTATCCGAATACTTACCACATGAGAGAAATATGAGTTATAACACCGTAGCCTCGTACAGAGATACTTTCGTGTTATTTATTAATTATATGAAAGATGTTCACAAAATATCAGCTGAACGGTTGTGTCTTAAGGATTTGACAAAAAAAATCATAGTTGAATTTATGTCTTGGATTGTAACGACACGAAGTTGTAGTATCTCAACACGCAACAATCGATTGGCTGCAATTCACTCTTTCGTACAATATCTTCAATATGAAGACATCAAGAATATTGATGAATGGCAGAGAATTTTGTCAATCAAGACAATGAGGTTTGAAGCAAAAAAAATGCAATATTTGTCGGTAGAAGGAGTGGAAATTTTACTGGAGCAACCAGATGTGGAAACATACTCCGGGCGTCGGCACTTGGCAATATTGGCCCTCATGTATGACTCGGGAGCGCGGGTACAAGAGTTAATCGACCTAACACCGGAGTCCGTCAGGATAGAACACACGCCATATACGATTCGCTTAATAGGAAAAGGAAGAAAGAGCCGGATAGTTCCTTTAGTAAAAGAGCAAGTGGATGTCCTCAAAGCATATATGGTTGAGAACAATTTGTTCAGCCCTGAAAAATATAGACATCCGTTGTTTTTTAATAGCCGTGGTGAAAAATTAACAAGAGCAGGGGTCGTTTACATTCTTAACAAATACGTTAGAGAAGCTCACCTGCAAAATCCGAAACTAGTTCCACTTGGGATCAGTTGTCATTCGTTACGTCACTCAAAAGCTATGCATTTGTTACAAGCTGGTATTAACATCGTGTATATCCGAGATATTTTAGGCCATGTGTCAATACAAACAACGGAGATATATGCACGAGCAGATTCCAGGCAAAAACAGGATGCGCTTGAGAAAGCTTATGTGGATGTTCTTCCCAAAGCAGCGAAAGATCGTGAATGGGAACGAAATAAAGATATCCTCATGTGGTTGAAAAGCCTTCAAAAGTAGTATGGTTATGTAAAGTATATGTGTAAAGTCGAGAGTCTGATGCCTAAAGCATTACCTCTTCACTTTACATACCTCTGCATAAGATTTACAGCGAAATCTCCAAAGAAGCATAAACCGAATTTTCTGTCTGCCGCTACTCTTTACACAAAGAGTACCCCGGCCGTACTCTCGGGTGCGGCCGGGATTTTTATATCAACACCATGGCCAGAGAGGATATCATAATGGATGCCGAATACGGGGAAGTGGAAATGTCCGGACGGGTTGCCGGAAAGACCTTCCACAACTTCCGCCTGCCTGACAGCGTGGAAGAGGCCGGCAACGCGGACTTCCGTCACGGGGAGATAACCGTACCGGCGGACTTTCTCTCATCGTATAGTGACGAGAAAGGTATCCATGTCCGTATTCCCTATACACCCGACAACCGGTCATTGGCGGTGCGGATTGCCATGGAAAGCGGCTCCGGCGGCGTGGAATATGTACGTTGCGCAGCCACCGGCAAATGCTGGTTCCCTGTCATGCGGGAATCTGATGACGGGACGAGGCAGTCGGTGACCCTGCCTTCGCTCTATGCCTTGAATGAAGACGGTCTCTACAACCTGCTGATCCGGGAAGACTGCCTGGTTGTCTACAGCGGCGAGGAGACGGACTTCGGAATCGGAGCCTCCAAGATGCAGAACGGGACATTCCTGCTCAAGGCCGTGGCCGGCAATCTCTACCAGCATCCGACCACCGGTGTGGGGCTGATAGACTTCCTGCACTCCAACATGGAGAACAACGGCCTGGCCACCAAACTGCAGGCGGAGTTCGGTGCGGACAAGGTCGTCATCAAGAACGCCTATATAGACTCGGCAACGGGAGAACTGTTGCTGGAAACCGAGGAGAAGGAGGACAACCATGGGTAATTACCGTGTCATCACCGGACAGAACATCTACGATGTCGCCCTGCATCTGTACGGAAGCATCGAAGGGATTGTGGACCTGCTTATCAACAATCCGGATCTTTCACTGGAAACGGAACTCCGCACCGGGCAGGAATTGACCTACACCGACGGATTCATCATCAATGCCGATGTGGTCGCCTATAACGGGATGCACGGCATTGTACCCTCCAACGGTGAACGGCATGTCTATCCCAAACATTTCACCCTCCCGCGGGCGGCCGTTTTTTCGTTGCCAGCGTCACTTGTGTCCGTGCAGTGCGAGGTTTCCGGAACGGGAACGCTGGAAATCGACTGGGGCGATGACAGCGCGGCGGAAACCGTCATTCTCGGCCATACGCCGCGTACGCTGCACCATACGTTCGACAGCCGTGTGCGCCACAAGCGCAGGATCCGGTGGTTTGCCGATGCCTCGTTCCGCCATGCCGACTGGAGCGGCATGAACCCCTCGTCCGTCATCCTTCTCCGTGAGCTGCACGTGGAAGAACTGACGCTCCGGGGCTGTGCGCCTGCACTGGACGGTTTCCGGATTTTGTCGGGCACTTACCGGATAGACCTGTCCGGAAGCATGGTCTCCGACCTCCTGCCGCTCGTCGAGTGCCGTGGCCTGATGGAACTCGACCTGTCGGAGGCGCGGGTCAGGCCGGCCGTATTGGACGAATACCTGATGGCTGTCGTGGAACGCTACGGCAACCGGCGTAACTGCCGGATGACACTGCCTGTCTCCCCGACGGGGACTTACAGGGAGCCGGACCGGGACGAAACGACCGGGCGTTACCGTATCACATCGGGTATGGAGGCCATATGGGTCATCCTGCATGAGGAGAGCTGGAACGAGGGCGGAGCCTGGGAGTTTATCATCGACAATAAAACCTATACAGTGGAATGAGCCGTACGATCAAGGAAATATACAACGAGGCCGTTGCGGAACGCAACCGGAGACTGGAGCTGGCGGAGTTCGCCAGCGACTCCAAGCTGTCCGTCATGAACGGCATCCTGTGGGTGGTGGCGGCAGCCATATACAGTTTCGAGACGCTGCTGGATGTCTTCGCGGTGGACATTTCCGAAGCCATCAACGGGCGTATCAACGGTACGCCCGCCTATTATGCCAATGCCCTGCTGCAGTACCAGCAGGGGGACGAGCTGACGGTGCGGGAAGACGGGCTGGCGTTCGGCTATCCGAATGTCGACGAGAGCAAACGCATCGTCACGCAGGTATCGTATGTGGAGAGCACCGATGACCGGAACCTGGACAGCAAGCTGATCCTGAAAGTGGCCACCGGCACGAAAGGCAACCTTTCCGCCATACCGCCTGAAGAGCTGGTACCCATCAATGCCTATATCGGCAGGCTGAAGTTTGCCGGGACACGGGTGGAGGTCATCTCCACCAAGGGCGACGTGCTGATACCGCGCCTGACGGTCTTCCATGACGGGGCCGTGCCCGAATCCGAGGTATATGACGCCATCGAGGAGCAGCTGAACGCCTATATGATGGACATCGACTTCGATGCCGCCGTCTATGTCTCCCGTCTGACGGATGCCGTGCGCCGTGCGGAACACGTGACCGATGTCCATATCGACGGGGACGCGGTTCCCGAACAGGGAATCTTCATCGCCAGCCACGATGCCGACGGCCATATCCGTCCCCCGCAGCGTGTCGCCCGCATGACCCATACCGCGTCGGGCTACCTGAAAGAGTCATCCGGCAAGGACGAGGAGTCCGGCCTGCCCAATTTCCGCGAAGCCATCATCCTGAAAATAGAGAACCATGAGGTATAAACTGTCCATAGACCGCACCGTGAACCGCCTTGTCCCGCATTACCTGTCGGGACGGAAGTTCATCCTGTTCGTGCAGAGCTGCCTCTACCCGCTGCAACGCACCAACGAGTGGTTCCGCAGTTTCACGAGGGAACGGCACATCGAGGCGCGCATGACCTCGCAGGTCATCTATTTCGAATGGTTCCTGAACTACCGGTTCGGCAAATACATCAAGGACGGCAAGGACCGCATCTTCATCAAGGACAGCACGAGTGTCGGTGTGGACCTGTACCACGAAGGGGCGGAATACCAGCGTCCCTGCACCGTATGGTACAACGGGGAACAGGTCACGACGGACAACGAGGCGGAACGTCCCCGTCCGTTCTACCTGCTGGCGGAAGAGAAGCTGATCAACAAGGTCAGCTTCATGGTCTGCGTCCCGCCCGTCACCATACCTCCGCAGGAACTGGTCTATATGCTTTCCTATGTGGTGAACACCTACAAGACAGCAGGCAAGACCTACCTGATCAAAATCGACGAAGACGAATACACCCCCAATAAGAATACAGGACAATGAAAGAATATATTGCGGAAACCGGCGGACGGTATACCTACTCGGACGATATCCTGAACTTGCAGGAACTGGCTCTCAGCATGAGCGCCGTTTTCGACGGCTGCTCGGACTTCATCATCTCCGGATGCGTGCCTGACGGTCCCCGTATCTCCCCGGGCTATGTCTGGCTCGGCGGGAAGGTACGCCGTTTCGACGGCTGCGCCGATGCCGTCTATCCCTATTACATATACGAAATCAACCGGCATGAATCGGTGGTCTACGCCAATGAGGTCAACAAGCGCGGGCGTACCTGTTATCTCTGTGCCGGAGCCAGGGCTGTCCCGGATACGGCCGATCCGGTTACCGGCAAACTGCCGGCGGCCATCGAGGTGACGGAGAGCTACGCGCCCCGGTTCATCGACAAGTTCTTCGGCCGCTATGCCGTCCTGCTCGACACGCCTTTTGCCCGGCAGACCGTCAAGAAGGATCTGGTGCTGGCCGGAACGTTCACCGGGCAGAAAGAAATCAGCTCCAAGACCGCCGTCTCCGTCAGCGGCGGGAACGGCTACATGCTCAAAGGTATCGTCAAGGCGGACGGACATGCCGCCATCGGCGCCTACCTGCACGGTCTGCTTGTCAACGAGATTGTCATCCGGACAGACGGCACGTTCAGTTTCATGAAACAGGGCAAGGAACTGGCCAGGGTTACGGAAGACGGCATATCCTGCGGTACTTCGCTGAGTGAAAACGCCCGGATCGGGGCTGTCCGCATCAAGGGATACGACATCTATAACACCTCGGATGTGACGGATGAGGGTTGTATCCGTATCAATTACCACGGCACGGAGGGCGGCGGAACAAAATACCGTGACTTCGCCGTGCATGACGGAAAAGCCTGCACCACCCCTGTTTTGAAAGTCATCGGGCGCAGCGCCACCGTACAGGTCGGCGGACTGCTCTCCCTGCAAAGCGCCGGACGGGGTATCGATATTCAGAATACCGCCTATACGAAAGACAATGCCAGGCTGACAAACCTGATTACCTGGCGCGACAGTGCCGCCGCGCTGCTCGCCACCGTCGGCTTCGACACCGCTGACAGTTTCCGTTTTGCGCTGAGGAACGCTCTGGGCGACATCGTGCTTGCCCCTTTGGGAGCGGTGGATGTGCTCGGTACGCTTAAAGTCAACGGAAAATCCGTGTCCGACACCTATGTGACCGTCACGGCCTTTATGGAGGCGATGGGAAAGAAAGTGGATGCGGTGGAAGGCAAACAGCTTTCTACCGAAGACTTCACGACCGAATACAGGAAGAAACTGGCGGCCATCACTACCGGAGAACTGACGGAGGGCGGTGAAGGTTATGTCACATCGGGAACCGTCGCGGCGGCTTTGAAAATGAAACTCTCCGCCGACGGGAACCTTTCCGATGTCATGGACAAGGCTGCCGCCCGGAAGAATATCGACGTGTATTCCAAAGCGGAAGCCGGGGAGGTCTTTCTGGAAATCTCCGAAGGGTTGAAGGAGCTGGTACGCCTGACGGCGGACGAGATCAGCGGGCTGACGGATGAGGAAGCCGCCGAACTGAAAGCAAAGCGGCAGGCGGCCGTCAGGGATACCCTCGATGCCGAAAGGAAAGGTACCGGGGAACTGAAACTCGCCAAGACCTCGAACCTGTCCGACCTTCCGGACAAAGGCAAGGCACGCAAGAACCTCGAAGTCTATTCGACGGACGAGATAGACCGGATGATGGACGGCAAGCTCGGGATTGATTCCGCTTATGACGGTATCGTCTTCACTGCCGAACTCAGGGACAAGCTGTTGGATATCAAGACCGGCTCGTTTGCCTATATGGACGAGGGCGGCATTTCGCATACGCAGGTCGAGGGATACGTGATGACCTCGCAGGTTGTCAGGGAGCTCAAGAAAAGGGCGGAACGTCTGATGGGCGGTTACAATGCCTCCGAAAAGGACACCATCGCCGCCAACCTGAACCTGTACACCAAGGCCGGGGCGGACGCCCGCTTCGCCGCGCTTGAAAGCCTGTTCCAGGATTACATCGACTTTCTGACCGGACAAGGGAAATCCCCCACGGAAGCCCGGCAGCTCCTGCGGGACAAGCTGGACGTGCTGTCCAAGGACGAGATCGTCAAGGGCTACCTGCGCAAGGACGGCAAGCTTTCCGACCTGTCCTTGCCGACAGCGGAGGCGAAACGGCAGGCCTGCCGCGCCCTCGGTGCCGCCTACGCGGAAGAATACCAGCCCCTGCTGGCGGATACCGGCTGGATGCACATGGAGAACAGCGGTTCGGGGACAGATACCCAGGGACTGTTTGTCCGCCAGATCGGGAATATCGTGTCCATACAGGGGTATATCAATACCGCACGCAGGGACGGCAGCAACTGGGGCGGCATCGTGGCCGTCATCCCGAACAAGATACAGCCCCCGAGATACAGCGTGCGCTGTACTGCCGCTGACTGGAACGATGACCACAAGTACAACCGGGGCTCCTCGTTCACCATCTACGGCGGTTCGCGCAGGATACAGCTTTACGAGCGTGGTATGTACAATGTCAATGTAGAACTCAACTTCACTTATTTTGTATAGTCATGAAACAGAAACTCAATGTAAACGGCGATATTGAAAGCCGCCGGAGGATTGCGGAGCGCAGGAACGTTCCCGTCCGTGAAACCGTACAGCAAACCATTCAACCACAACATCATGAAACAGAAGAAAATCAGGCGGCAGCCGCAGAAGAAACCGTCTCCCCGGCAGCAGAAGCCCCGAAAGCGGGAAGACGGAAGACCGCGGGGGACGCTTAAGCGCTTTCCTTTCGACGAGACACGGATAGGCTTCATGCTCCGGTATGAGATGCCGGTAGTCTATCACCTGCTCCGCAGGCTGTGCGCCACGCAGCAGCCCTTCGAGCCGGACTGGCAGGTCATCCGGTCGGTGGCGGAGGCGTCGAAGGACCCTTCCTGCGGCAAGGCGAAGTTCCGCCGTTACCTGGACGAGTACCGCCGGGACGGGGTCTATTGCCGGCGCGGGAAACGGCTCACGCCGGGACGCAAAGCCTACTATGAAGGCATACGCCGCCGCAAGAGAGAAGAGTATGTCCGCCGGAACCGCAAAAGGCTGCTTTCCGAAGTACGGACCGCGCCGGGCGGCGACAGACTGCTCGGGGAGATTAAAAACCTTCTTAAAATGAGGCGGTAATGCACTGAAGGACAACGCCGGCGACAAACATTCATATACATGTATGGCTGTCCCGGGTGATTTTCCTAATTTTGTATTCCACGGCCGCTGCAAGGCCTTTCCATATTGTCAAATGAGTATCCTCTTTCGGGATACGGTCAGCGGGACATCCTCTCCCAATTTTATCAGTTGAACGCGGACGGTGCAACCGAACCCGTCCGTCCTGTTACCAGTTTCTTTGCGATGCGGGCATGCCGTGTCGCATCCTTCGGGCATTTTTTAATCCATAAAACAAAGCGTTTATGCAAGAAGAAGAAAAGAACAACGGCATGGAAGGCATGTCTGTGGAGGAGATGTTCCTCGGCGTTCAGGAATCTTATCAGGAGGCACAGCTGCGTGCCCAGGAGGAGAACAGGGCATTCGCCCGCACGGAGTTCTTCCGCATGGACAAGTTCGGGACTTACCGTCTCCGCATCCTGCCCATCGCTCCCAATCCGGACGGCTCGCCGGCACGTCCGGGCTATGAGTATCCCGTCCACCAGCTGCTTCTGGAGCTGGAAAAACCCACGACGGGGAACAAGCCCCAGAAGATGTATGTCACCGTTACCCGTGCAACCGATGCCGGATACAGCATTGACCCCATCGAGACCTACCGCCGCATGGCCGTCGAAGCCGCGAAAGAGGACGGGGACGACAAACTGGCGGAAAAGATTGCCGGAGGCTCGTTCGGAGGGGGACTGAAATACAGCTACGGCCACTGCCTCTATGTATTCGACCTGGGCGAACGTGCCAAAGGCATGCAGATGATGACCCTTTCCCATGCCCAGTTCAAGGACCTGGATGAGAGGAAATTCAAGCTGTGGAGCAAGAAGCTCGCCAAGAATCCGTCTTACCCGTGTCCCGTTTCATCGGTATACGATGCCTATCCGGTGGAGATTGAAAAGCGCAAGAACGGAGCCAAGACCGAGTATGTCATTTCCATTGACAACGAATCGGAACCGGTACCGTTGACCAGGGAGGAACTGACCGCCCTGATGGGTGCGCCACGCATTCCGGAAATCATCTACCGCTACACCCGTTATCATCTGGGAGCCACCGTCGAGTTCCTCAAACAGTGCGACAGTATCTACGGCATGTCGCTCATGGAGACGGATGAGATGAAGGCGGCCATCGCCACGCTGGACGGTGAGCTGCCCAAGGAGGACACATCCGCGTTCTCGTTCGACCGCCGTACGAAAGATAACAGGGAAAACGGGCGTGAAGGCGGAGGCATCTCGCTGGACGACCTTTTCGAACGTTATGACGAGCTTCAGCGGCAGGAACTCGGTGACAAGACCGAGGAGGGCCAGGAGCTGCGTGCGATGATCCGCGGCTACATCGAGCAGGAAGGGCTCTCCGTGCGTGTCACACGCTCCACGGGCAACCGTGAACTGCTCGACCTGATCGAAAGCGAGATGGAGGGGCCGAAGCCCGGTGACGGACCGGAGGATGCCCCCGGGGAGGAAGAAGAGCAGCCGGAGGAAACGGAAGAACGCGCCGGGCGTCCCCGCCGCCGCAGATAAGCCTTTCACAAGTTCTTGAATTCTAATCCGACGGGAGGCATCCGTGCCTCCCGTCCCAATCACAATCGCTTGGTATGAAAGAGAACAAACCCTGCCTTTTGTTATTGAACGACATCCACATCTCGAAAGACAACATCCCGGCATTCCAGGCCAACTGGCAGGAGGCCATGGGGATTTGCATGGAACGGGATATCCGGGAAGTGGTTGTCGGAGGAGACCTGTTCTTCTCCCGTGCCGCCCAGACACTCGATGTCCTGCTGGCCGTCAGGGACATGCTCGTGTCCGCCGCGGACCATGGCATCCATGTCACGCTGGCGGAAGGGAACCACGACAAGGTGAACCAGGAATCCCTGCGCGGATATTGCCATGTCTTCGACCGGCATCCGAATGTGACTGTCGTGGATGAATCCCTGACCCTGTGCCGTCCGGAATGGAAGTTCGCACTCCATGTAATGAGCTATTTCCCGGAAGACGGCTCTTTTGCCGGAAGGCTCGGACGGTTGGCTGCGGAAGCGCTTTCCGGAGGACCGGAACACTTCCTCTACATCCATGAGGGAATCAACGGGGCTTTGGCACAGCCTTCGGAGAAGGAGCTGCCCGCCAGGATATTCTCTCCTTTCGACAAGGTCTTTGTCGGCCATTACCACAACCGTACCGTCATTCCGGGGACGGGAATCGAATATATCGGTTCCTCGCGCCAGCATAACTTCGGGGAGGACGAGGAGAAAGGATACACGGTGCTGTACACGGACGGCACGCACGAGTTTGTCAAGAACCGCGTGAACATGCGCTACCGTGTCATGGATGTGCCGGTGGAACGTGCCGGGCTGCACCTGACGGACGAGCTGCGTGAAATGGAGGCCGACGGCCGCTACAAGGTCAAGGTGCGTGTCCATGCGCCTGCCGCCGCGATGAAATCGGTGGACAAGGCCGCCCTGCTGGAAGCCGGGGCGGCGAAGGTGGAACTGGTCGCCGATGACGAGCAGCTGCCGGAGGCGGTATCCTCTTCGCTTTTCGAGAAATTCGACAGCCGCCGCATCCGGGAAACCTACGAGGACTTCTGCCGGGAGAAACAGATCGAGGATGTGTCGATGGGATTGGAGTATTTATCTAAAATAGAAAACAGCCCATGTGGAAATTAAAGAAGATAGAAGCCGAAAACCTCTGCGCGTTCCGCTCGCTGTCCTATACCTTGCGGCAAGGCGTGACGACATTGATTTTCGGCGACAACAGGGACAATGAGTCCCAGCAGTCGAACGGGGCGGGCAAGTCCGCCCTGCTGGAGTGTATCGCCGTGGGTATCACGGGCGGCCCGCTCCGAAAGATACGCTCGGAGGAGATTATCAACGATGCGGCAGAACAGTGCCATATCTCTTTGCATTTCATCAATGATTCCTCCGCCGAGGAACTGCTCGTCAACCGCCGTATCCCACGCAAGGGGGCCTCCGTTGTCGGGTGCACGCTCTATCGGAACGGCAAGGAGGTGACGACCGACGAGGCGGTACAGCCCTCGGTAGATGCCTATAACCGCTATATCCTTGACAAGCTGGGTATCACACGCGATGAGTTGTTAAACAACTTTATTCTCTCCAAATACCGGTACGAGGATTTTCTTTCGTCATCGGACAAGGAGAAGAAAGAGGTCATCAACCGCTTTTCCAACGGTATCCTGGTGGATGAAGCCATCGCCAAAGTGGAGGAAGACATCGTACCGCTCTCTGAAAAGAAACGGCAGGTGGAACTGGAACTGGCCGGGCTGGACGGGCGTATCGGGATGTTGCAGGAACAGATACGCAAGGAGGAGGAAGCCGGAGCCGAGCGGGGACGTACCCGTGCGGAACGTATCGCGGGACTGGAAGCGGCCATAGCGGCCAAGAGGGAGCAGATCCGTACCGGGCACGAGACCGTGGACAGGCTTGAGGAACAGCTTGCCGGAGTGCAGCGGGCGGACGAGGCCTTGCAGGAACTGGAAGCCGGAGATACCGCGTTGGAAACGTGTCTGGAAAAGATAAAGAAAATGATGTCCCTCTTTCCTGATGCCCGGCAGACGGCCTGGGACAAGGTCATTGCCGAAAAGAAAGGACGGTTGCAGACCGCCGCAGAGCGGCTGAAGGATTGCGATGCCGTCTTGAAGCAGGCGGAACAGGAACTGAAAGACAGGACTGACGGCTGGGAACAGTTCAAGAAGGAGTATGCCGCGTTCTGTGAGGCATACAGGGAACAGTCCGGTACGACTGCGGAGAGACTGCGGGAAACCGACATCCGTCTGCGCGGCCTGTCCGGCAGCATTGAGGAACTGCGCCATAAACGGCGTACCGTTTCTGCCGGTATCGACAGTCTCTCGAACAAGCTGGCCGGCTCCATCACCTGTCCTTTCTGCGGGCATGAGTTTCTGGTGGCGGAACCGCAGTTCGACATCGGGGCCGGCATGAAGGAACTGGAACTCCGCCAGCGGCAGCTCACGGAAATCAACGGCCGTATCGACGAGAAGCAGGAGGAGACGGATGCCGTGGAGTTGCAGCAGAACCGGCTGAACCATGAGCGCCGGACATTGGAAGGCAGGCGCACCGGATGGGAGGAGCAGCTGGCCGGGCACGAACGTGCCGTCAGGAATGCCACCCGCCGCGTGGAAGAGGCGGAAAGCGGGCATGAACGCATCGCTTCCGGGATTACCGCCCTGCAAAGTGAAATCGAAGGTGTCCGCCGCAAGGTATTCGACGAGGTGTTCGGATTCATAGACGAGCGCGATGCCGTACTGAACCGCGGCATACGGGCAGGAAGGGAAGACATACAGGCCGCGGCCTGCGCCATCGACACCCTGCAGGCCACGATCCGGGAACTGGATGAGGCGGCTTCTCCCGACCTCATACAATCACTCAAGGACACTCTCCGTGAAATGCGCGGGAAGTCCAACGAGGCGGCAGGGCGCAAGACGGCCGCCGATGCCCGGATTCGTGCCCTGGAAATACAGCGGGAACGGTTCGTGCAGTTCAAGACCTATCTGGCCAACACGAAAATCGAGGCGCTCAGCCGCATCACCAACGAGTTCCTGCAGAACATCGGCAGCGACATCCGTATCCGCTTCGACGGGTACACCGTCCTCAAGAGCGGCAAGGTAAGGGAGAAAATCTCCATCTCGCTGCTGCGCGACGGCATGGACTGCGGCTCGTTCGGCAAGTTCTCGGCAGGCGAAGCCGCCCGTGTGAACCTGGCGACCATCCTTGCCATGCAGAAACTCGTGAACGGCAACTGCGACGGGGACAAGGGACTGGACCTGCTCGTGCTGGACGAGATACTCGAGGCGGTCGATGAAGCGGGGCTGGCCTCCATGTTCGAGGCGCTGAACTCGCTCGGCGGTACCGTGCTGGTCGTCTCGCACGGGAATGTGGCTGAAGGGTATCCGCACAAACTGGTAATCGTGAAAGAGAATGGCGAATCAAGACTCGGAGAATAGCGTGCTGACCCGGGAGCAGGTACTGGCGCTGGACATCGCCACGCATACCGGATACTTCTCCCTGCATGAGGCCGGGACATGGAACTTCACCGAAAGCAGACGGCGCAACGGCAACAAGATGCACGGCGCTTTCAGGACTACGCTGCTCTCGCTGCTCCGCCGTTACGGCATCCGCCGCATCGTGGCCGAGGATGTGAGCGTGAACCGCCATTTCTACGACATGCGGCGGCTCTCGGAACTCAGGGGGATCCTGCTCGAAGTGTGCGATGAACTGGATATCCCGGAACCGGAGTTCGTCAATCCGGCTGTCCTCAAGAAATGGGCGACGGGAGACGGACGCGCCACCAAGGCGCAGATGGTCGCGGCCTGCAAGGACAGGTACGGTATTGTCCCGGTGGATGACAACGCGGCGGACGCCTGCCATCTCTTCTACTATTACATCCGCAGGCACAGGCTGTGACAAGCTGACAACGGTTCGGATTTTTCCGGGCGGCGGTAATGCCGCCGCCCGTTTTTTCAATTGACGCTCACGGTAGCTGACAGATTAGGACATAAGATTCATTATCAACCTTTTCAGTCAGTGGAAACGTGGAAAAGAAAGATGTGTTTATTGCGGTTCTCCCGTCTGAAGACGAATCCGCAAGACAGAGGGCGGAACTTCTCAGGAAGTATGTGATGCCGCACAAGAATCTGATATACAGCATTTGTATCAAATATACCTATAACCAGGAGGACATCGAGGACAACTACCTCGAGGCGTTGGCCAACTTCTTCAAGTATATGGACAGTTATGACCCGGCCCGTCCGGTAAAGACCTGGATCTATGCCGTGACCAAACGGCTCGTGGCGGACCTGAACAACCGCAACAGGAACCGCATGCCCCCGGACGACAATATCGACATCTCGGAAATATCCTCTTCGCTGTCGGATGAGGACGAACCGTCGGGAAACTGCATGGGGATGGACAACTACCGCGAGTTCTATAACGACGACATCCTCTGGGCACTGGACCGGCTCAAACCGATTTACCGGGAAGCCCTGCTCCTGCAGCAGGCCGGTTACAAGATCGGGGAAATCATGGAAATCACCTATAACAACGGTACTTTGCAGACCAGGAACGTGGAGACGGTAAAAAGCCGCCTCTTCCTGGCCAAGACGCAGTTGCGCAAACTATTGACACGCGATGGAGAGAAAAGAATGGATTGACGGGTGCAGGAGACTTTTTGCACGGCTGGTCCGCACCACGGTGTGGGCGGATTTCGTGTTCCCTGCCGGCGGCAAGGCGGACAGGCAGCTCGGGATGTGTTTCGACGGCTTGTGCCGGGAGGTTGTCTCCGTCAGTGCGGAACGTCTTTCCGACTTCTGTATCTGCCAGGCATATGCCATTTCCGGATATGATGCCGCGTATCGCAGGAAATGGAACGTCTCCCATTCATTCGGGAAGAAAGCCATCGGCCGCTATCTCCGCTCGGGAAAGGAACGCCGCTACCGGGAGGACCGGTGGCTGAAGAGCTTCGGGCTGTCACGGCAGGATCTGGTGCGGGCGGTGGAAGACCGCCGCAGCCATCCGTTCGGGCGTTTCATCTATCCGGAATACGAGGAGACGACCAAGCGGCGCCTGCTTTCCACCGAGGCGGGATATCTCGTCTGCGCGCTCTCCACGCTGATGTGGACGCCTTTCTCCCCGTCATGCTCAAAATGTGCGAAAGCGGAGCCGTGCCGCAGAAGGACACAGGCGCGCTATCCGGAACTGTACCGTATCCGCTGTGAGGCGTGGCGGAAAAAGGAGGCGAAGCCATGAGCGCCCTCAATCCGCTCAGTGCCGAGTTCCTGTATGAACTCTATGCCACGGCGCTCAGGCAGGAGCCGTTGTGTGCCGTCCTTGCCAGGCATATGCGCAAGGAATACCTGCCGGACCGTTCGTTCCAGCGGGTACAGGAGGCGATAGCCGCGCATTTCAGGACATACAAGGCACCGCCGTCGTATGCCGTGCTGGCACAGACCTTCCATGAGGATTACGACGCCATCGAGCTGATAGACACTTTCCGGGAGTATGACGAGGGACAGAGCGCCGAGGTGATGACCGACATGCTGGAGTCCTACATCAAGGGGGTCCGGTTGCAGTCGGTCTATGCGGAGGTCGGGAAACTGTATAACGAGAACAGGCAGGACAAGGCGGAGAAGACTCTCCGGGAATATGCCGAGTGGCTGGCAGGGTTCACGCTGAAGAGCACCTCGTTCGTCGATGTGGCCGCGACTTTCAAGGAGCGTTTCGAGAGGAACCGCCGCCGGGAGGAGGAAGAGGAACGCTCGGCCGCTCCCCGTGTGTCCCGCTTCTACATCCCGTATCTGGATGCGCTCAATGCCGGGCGTAACCTGCGCGGGCAGCTGACCTGTTTCCTGGCCAGCACGGGCGTGGGAAAGTCGCACATCGCCAAATGGATCGGTGTCAGGGCGGACATCGATGACGGGCTGCATGTGCTGCATTTCCAGCTGGAAGGCTCGGAAGAGGAGGCGTTGAACGCCTATTCCGGCGGACTGATTTCCAGGAACGCCTACTATTACGAGCGGGGAAAGATTTCGGATACGGAGATGAGACATCTGGAAAAACTGGTCGCCTCGTATGCCGGAAGCATCACGGTGCGCAGTTACCCGCGTTTCAATGCCCAGGTCTCGACGCTTGACATCAAGAACGGCATTTCGGAATACAGGAAACTCAAAGGATACAACCCGGACATCGTGATTGTAGATTCGATGGATCTGCTGACGGATGCCAACCGCCGTTCATGGGGAGCCGACCATGAACGGGCGAAGCGTATCGCGGTGGCCAACGACCTGAAGGACCTGGCGGCGGACGAAAAGGTATGGATGGTGGTGACTTACCAGTCTACCATCGAAGACCGGGAGTGGCTGAATGACGAGCGGAACGTGCTGACCGAATACAACTGTTCGGAGGCCAAAGGTCTGGCCCGCCCGTGTACGCACCTGATTTCGCTCAACCAGTCATCGGCCGAAAGAAAGGAGAACGTGATGCGCCTGCATGTGGCCAAAAGCCGCTTTTTCAAAAAGGGCGATACCATTAAAATAGCGACGGACTATGACAACGAGGTGTTCTATGACGGGCAGAGGACACTGAATCTGAACAGGGAATAAAAAGTCGTTCAAAATGAAAACTCAATAGCGGATAGTTTTATTCCTGTGAAAATGAACTGCAAAAGGCAGGCCAATCTCCCCCATATAGAGAAGGCTATGCTCCCTGTTCTTCCGGCAGGTCATCCCGCCAGGCATGCTGTACAGAGCTCTGTAACAGGCAGGTAATAGCGGTACGGGACTGCCACCGGAAACCGCTTCATCCCGAGTAACGGAGAGTGATTACGGCATGCCCTTTTTCATAGCGCACCCTAAGTCCGAGTTTCTCCAGTTCCTCCCTGATAAGGGAGTCCTCGAACCCTTCGGACATGAATTTTTCCCTGAGCAGGCCGGTGATATTCTTCGTTCCGGTACTTCCGGAAAGAAAATCCTCCACCCACTGGCGGAAATTGCCACCCGTACGTATCAGGTTGTAGCGCCTCAGACAGAAATTCTCCACACTTTGCAAATCGAACTCCTTATAGGACAGCAGGGCGCAGAGAAGCGGCCCGTTAGTATCATCCTCCCTTAATTCAGCCGTCAGCACGCAGACCGGTATGCCTGTCCCGCTATCGGGTCTGTAATAAAGCCGGATGTTTTCCCTTATATACAGCCCCGTGGCGTATGTCATGCCATCCGGGGATTCCGTCATGACGGGAAACGCCTGCCACCCGGAGTCCCCTTCCCGTTTCAACAAGGTTATTGCCGGTTTGCCGGACTCCCCGTCTGATGTGGAACGTGACCTCATCGTCCCGTTGGTCTTTTTCCATCCGAGAAACCGCAGACAGTTCTCAACATCTTTCAGAAGCTTTTCCTTTGCCGGATTCCCATTAAGGTACGGGCGGAGCGTATCCACTATTTCGGACCAGTCCTCGTTTGTCTTCATATACTACTTGTTGATAAATTTTATTAAACACAGTCGCTTTGTAATTGAAATATAGCAATTTTATCCTGACCGCTCAAATAAATTCTCTAAAAAATCATGGAAAGAGCCACTCATGGAATCTCCCCGAGGTCTTTTCGCATTCCGGTACAGTCTGTATGTCCTTGGGGCAGACGTGAAATCTTGCCGGGCTTTTTTCCGCCCTTTCGTGCAGAGTCTGCCGACAGGTTCTTATTGTACAGATTTTTTCGATAATGCATGGGAATTTCCTCTATTATATCCTTTTTCGCCGGATAAGTTCGCGGTATCCTGCCATGAACCTCTGTCCGGGAGAAGGCCTGTTCCCATTGACCTCCTTGTTATCCGCACCAGCGCCTGCCACGACACATGGGCAGGTTTTCGTCCTGCTTTTTAAGGCATAGAGGCTCCCTCTCTTGTCGCGGCAGTGTGCGATACCCATTTCCACCTTGAGAAAGCGTATCAAAACAATGAAATTTATGAGGCGTTTTTAAACTTTAGCCCTTGTACTGCAGCTATACCTTTTATATGGAACTGTCTGTACAGGAATATCAATATCTGGTTTCGGAGATAACCCGCGAGACGGGTGCCAAACGGGACGGGAGCGGTAAGAACCTTATCGTTCCGCGTTGCCCGTTCTGCGGAAAGCCGGGCGGCAAGTTCGGTATCTACATCGGCAAGGAGACTGCCCACCGCCGCCCTTTCATGGCCCACTGCTTCTCCTGCGGGGCATCCACCCGCACGTTGGAACAGCTTCTGGCGGCTATCGGCCGCATGGACCTGATGGTTTCGCAGACAGCCGACATTGCCGCACCGTTGAACCTGCACCTGCTGGAGGAGGACGAGGCGGAAGAGATAGACGACGGACTGGTGCCGGTCGAATTGCCGGACTTTTACAAGCGCACTTTCCGGCATCCGTATTTGCAGCGGCGCGGCTTCTGTTTCGACGATTACGAGTATTTCCCTGTCGGGATAACCGGCAGGCTCAATCCGCGCTACGCGGACTATGTCGTCTTTCCGGTCATCGATGACAGTACGGTTGTCGGCTATGTCTCGCGCCATACCTGGCCGAAAGAGGATATAGACGCCCACAACCGCAAGACCAGACATAGCGGCGGGTACAAGATCCTGCGTTACCGGAACTCCACGGAAAACGACTTTTCCAAACTCCTTTATAACTACGATGCCATCCGTGTGGATGAAACCGATACGGTCATCCTCGCGGAAGGTATTTTCGATGTCATCGCCCTGACCCGCAGACTCGAACTCTATGACAATTCCCATGTCGCAGCCGTGGCCACTTTCGGAAAGAAAATCTCCGATGTCCAGATCTACAAGCTGCAATCGAAAGGCGTGAGAACCGTAGTCATCGGCTACGACGGCGATGCCGTCGAGTCGGTAAAGCGGACGGCGGAACGGCTGAAACCCTATTTCGAGGTTTTCATCGCGGACATCGCCGATGCCGCCAAAGACTGGGACGAACTCACGGAACCGGAAATCTACGGGATTTTCGCCTGCGGCCTGCTGTCCGTCCTTGAATACAAACTCAAAAAAGTACAGGAAAGATGATACAGGAACTTCTCTCATGGCTCGATGCACAACGGATAACCTATATCCCGGTCGATACGGAAGTGGTGGACATTCCCGGCTTCGGACGGCTTTTCATGGCCGACCTGTCGGGTGTGGAATCCATCTTCCGCGGCGACGGGGACAGGCCCGTGTTCAACCTGATGGAAAGTCCGGACGTGCTGATGGAAGAAGGAATCTTCCATGTGGCCTTCCCGTTCGGCAGGAACTGGTACTACTATGACCTGCGGGAAGAGTTCCGTTTCAGCCTGCTGAAATATGTCGGCCGGCCCAAGCCTCCGGTACACGATATACCTTTCGTGAACCTCGGCGTCCATACCTCCTACGAACTGCTGAACGCCTGCGGCTCGCCGGAGGATTTGTGCCGCAAGGCGAAATGGCTCGGGCATACGGCTGTCGGCATCTGCGACCGTAACACGATGGCCGCCACGCTGAACCTTCAGAAGGAGTGCGCCAATGCCGGGCTGAAACATATATTCGGCTACTCGCTGACAATGATACATGAGGAAGAACGTGTCGGGCTGAAGATTTATGCCTTGAATAAGGAGGGGCTGCATAACCTGCTCCGCATCCAGCGGGCTGTCATGGTCGATTCGGAAGACAACACCCTCCGCCATGAACAGCTGCTGATGTATGCCGCAGGTTGTGTGGTGGTTTTCGCCACCCGTTCCGTCTACTGGATGGCCGGACACCCCAGACAGGTGGAGCGTATCCGGAAAGGTGCCAAAGCGGTCTATTACCAAATCGACGCCAACGAGTACAAGGCGGACCGCATCGACAGGGGGCAACTGGAAGCCCTGAAATACTACTTCGACAACTGCTATGATGCCGGTACGGATTCATTTACAGTAGAACCAGCCCTGATTCCGGACTGCTACTACATGGACAAGGACGATGCCGGGTACAGAATCGTGGTGAACAAGATTGCCACGGGAGCCGCCCATGAACAGAGCGATGACCAGTATTTCAAGACAGCGGATGAACTGTACGACACGCTCCGTCCGCTGTTCTCCGGGCAATGGGACTTCGACTCCCTGTTCAGGCGCATGTGCCGCCCCACGGTGGAGATTGCCGGACGCGCGGACGCCTCATTCGAGACCGGGCGCATGTTCATGCCGGAATACCGTATGCGGTCACAAGAGCGGGAACGGTATGGCGACCGCCGTACGATGTTCCTCCGGCTGCTGGACGACGGGCTGGACCGGAAAGTGCCGGAAACGGAGCGGGAACGCTACAGGGAACGGCTGGACGAGGAAGTCTACATCATTGAATCGACCGACAACGTGGACTATTTCCTGGTGCAGTGGGATATGGTGCGGGAGGCACACCGGAGAGGCATCGCAACCGGTATAGGTCGCGGTTCCGCCGGGGGATCGCTGGTTTCCTACCTGCTTGGCATAACCTCCATCGACCCGCTGAAATACGGCCTTATCTTCTCGCGCTTCCTCGTGCCGGAACGCTGCGGGCTCAGCTGGAAAGACGAACTGACGGTGCTTGCCCCGGACATCACACTCGGCAAGGGCGAACGCTATGTGGAGATGGAATCCGAAGGCAAGACTTACCGTCTGTGCACGGATGCCCGCCTGCGGGTAATCCGTAACGGAGAAGAGCGGACGATATACGCGGATGAATTGATAAGTGGCGACGAAATCCTTTTTGACCGCCGAGATTGCTTGTGGAACTTAAAGGAACCCGAAACCCATGAATCCGACCTACGAACACCACCGTCCCTATGACGGTTGCGACCTTTACCGGGGCGATGCGCTCGATGTGCTGCCCCTGCTGGCTGAAGAAGGCATCACCGCCGACATGGTATTGTCAGACCCTCCATACGGTACGACACACTGCCGGTGGGATGCCGTGATAGACATCCCCGGGATGTGGAATGCCGTACAGGGCATATCCAGACCTGACACACCCATCCTGCTGTTCTGCCAACATCCTTTTACGAGCGTGCTGGGCAGCTCCAATCTTCGCAGGCTGCGGTATGCCTGGGTATGGGAGAAGACGCAGGCGACAGGTTTCCTAAACGCCAGGCGTATGCCGATGAAGGCGCACGAGGACATTCTGGTCTTTTACGACAGGTTGCCGAAGTATCATCCGATCAAGACGGACGGGCACAGGCGCAAGGTCGTGATGGCCGAGCACCAGCGGAAATGCGATGCCGGCGAGATATACCGGAAGCACGACAATTTCCGGGATTACATATCCACGGAACGCTATCCGCGCAGCGTGCTGAAGTTCAAGACCGACAAGCAACGCTCCTGCCTGCACGCGACACAGAAACCTGTCGCCCTGCTGGAATACCTGATACGCACCTACACCGATGAAGGGGACATCGTCCTCGACTTTGCGATGGGCAGCGGCAGCACGGCCGTGGCCTGCCGGAATACGGGACGCCGGTTCGTCGGCGTGGAGATAGACCGGGAAATTTTTCAGACAGCACTAAACCGTATAACCCATGGCTGACACCCGGGAAATCTGGGTGGATATCAAGAACTATGAAGGAAAGTACAGGATCAGCAACCTCGGGCGTGTCAAGAGTCTGGAACGGCAGGTTTCGCATGACGGCATCACCTGGACACAACCCGAACGCATCATGTGCCATTGGTGCGGGACGACTTCGCTCTATGACTGTGTCCGGCTCTACAAGGGCGGTGTCGGGAAGAAGTTCTCCGTGCACCGTCTGGTGGCACAGCACTTCCTGCCCGACTGGAATCCGGGACTGGAGGTGAACCATATCGACGGGAACCGCGACAACAACCGTGCGGATAACCTGGAAATGTGTACGCACCAGCGGAATATGGAACATGCCATAGCGGGTGGCCTCAAACGGGATTACGGCGAGAAAAGCGTGAACGCCAAACTGACCAACGGGCAGGCGGAAGAGATACGGGTGAGGTATTCCTCCGGCCAGGCTTCCCAGAACAGCCTGGCAAAACAGTACGGCGTCAGCCGCCAGACGGTAAGCGCGATAATACGATACAAGAAATATATCAGATGAAAGTAACACATATAAGAATCAGGAAAGCAGACGGACCGCTGACGGTCATGGATGCCTTTGTGGACAAAGGACTGACGGAAGGCGGCCACGCTTCGCTGCCAGATATAGATGTCGACTATGCCTCCGACCGGCGGCAGGAGATCAAGGATTACCTGGAAGAACGGTACAACGCGGACGGCCGCCAGCGTGTCTTTTCCGCCGGCACCTTCACCACGATGAAACTGAAAGCCGCCCTGAAGGACGTGGCCCGCGTACACCGCGTGCCGCACTCCATCGTGAACTATATCACCGCCATGATAGATGACGGCACGGACTGGACAGGACTGTTCAGGCAGGCTGCCGCCAACAGGAAACTGCGGGACTTTATCCAGACCTACCCGCTGGTCATCGAGGACGTGCGCGGACTGCTCGGACAACCCAAGGCGGCTTCCATACACGCCTCCGCCATCATCGTCACGCCGGACACGCGGGACGGCAGGCCCGCCGAGTGCTTCGATTTCCTGCCGGTCCGCAAGATGGACGGGGCGCTGGTGTCGGAGTTCGACGGCTATTCGGTTGACGAGATCGGATTGCTGAAGGAGGATGTGCTGGCGACAAAGGAACTTGCCAAACTGAGTGCCGTCATCGCGTTGGTCAACCGGAATTTCGGGCAGGAACTCTCCATCGGGCGTATCACGCAGGACATGCTGGAAGACGGGAAGACCTACCGGCTGCTCTCGGACGGCAACACGCAGAACGTGTTCCAGTTCTCTTCACCGGGAATTACCCGGTTTATCCAGGATGTACAGCCGGAGTGTATCGAGGACCTGATCGCCGTCAATGCCCTGTACCGCCCCGCCACGCTCGACATCGGCGCCACCGATGATTATGTCCGTTTCAGGCGTGGCGAGGTGGCCCCGGTCTATAACTACGGCTGTTATGAAGCGACGAAGAACACTTTCGGAATCATGGTCTACCAGGAGCAGTTCATGTCCGTCGCCCATACGCTCGGGGGATTCGACCTCGGGAAGACCGACCTCCTGCGCAAGGCCATAGGAAAGAAGAAAGCCGACCTGATGGCCACGCTGAAGGCGGATTTCATTGCCGGAGCCGTCGGGAACGGATGCCCGGACTATGAGGCGGAGGAAATCTGGCACAAGATAGAGGTGGCCGGGAAATATTCGTTCAACCGTTCCCATGCCGCGGCATACGCCCTTACAGCCTATTGCGGGGCATGGCTCAAGGCCAATTACCCGTCGGCGTTCTATACCGTGGCATTGCAATGGGCGGACGACAAGGAGATTCCTTCGCTGATGGCGGAGATGGAACGCTGCTCGCCGGCCAAGATCGTGCCGCCGGACATCAACCGCTCCGGGACGGAGTTCTTCACCGACTATGCCACCGATGAAATCTTCTGGTCGCTTACCCGAATCAAGCAGGTCGGCCTCAGGACAGTGGAATACATCGTCACGGAACGCGACCGGGGCGGGGCATATACGGGTATCGAGAACTTCATCCACCGCATATTCCGTTACAAGCTCAAGAAATACAGTTACTGGGACGATCCCGACAACGCGGAAGAGGCCGTGAAAGTCCCCGTGAACGCCCGGCATGTCAAGCACATGATCCTTGCCGGATGCTTCGACCGCATCGAAAAAGTCGGGGCGGTTACCGAACGCTGCGCGCTGCTCGAACGCGCCGCACGTGAACTGGGATTCTCCCTTTCCGAAAAGGACTTCCCGCAGGACATGCGCGGGCGGCATTTCTTCTGGTCGCAGCAGCAGATTGCCGTGTCGGGTATCGGCAGCATCGACTACCGCCGCATCTTCGACAATTCGGAAGCCCGCGGGCAGGTCAAGGGAAAAGCCTCCTACCTGACCCTGGACGAGGTGGCACGGGACGAGAACGACGGCAGGCGTGCGGCCGTCTGCGCCACGGTGGTGGATGTAGCCGAGCATACCTACAAGGACAGGGAGACGGGAAGCCGGAAGCGTTTCGCCAGGCTGACACTCTCCCAGAACAACCGCCTGGCGGAATGCGTGTGCTGGAACGACTATTACATGGAACACCGCGCCGAAATCCAGTCGCTTAAGGACCGGGTGGTCATCCTCACGGCCGTCATCCGTTACAGCGACTACAACGGCTGCAATACATTGCAGACCTATAAGAACTCATTGTTATTCATCCAATCCTGAGAAGATATGGCACCACAGACTGAACAGAAAATATATGTAGGCATCGGGCTGGATTTCGAGACCGGAGGGCTGGACTGCCGTGAATGCGCCTGCACGCAGATCGCCCTGCAGGCCGTCCGTTTCGACACATGGCAGGTATTCGACCGCTACCAGGCGTATATCGCCCCCTACGGGAAACAGGACGCGGGACTTCCCCGGCGCAAGGTGTTGCGTACCCGCCATGAGCAGGCGAAAGGACAGGAATATGTCCCGATGAAGTACGAACAGGCGGCATTGGACTATTCCGCCATTACCATGGAGATGCTGCGCACGCAGGGTATGGACATGAAGAAGGTGGCCGGAGAAGTCATCGCCTTCGCCAAACGCGCCACCCTCTCGAAGGGCAACCAGTGCAAGCCCGTGCTGGTCGGACAGAACATCGCCTTCGACATCGGATTCCTGCAACAGCTGGTGAACTATGCCGGACTGGCCGCCGAGTTTGAAAAGACCTTTTCCGGGAGCAGGGACTATTACGGCAACTTCCAGCCGCACTACATCGACACGCTTGCCTTGGGGCGGCTGGCTTTTGCCGCCGATCCGGAGGTCACCTCGTACAAACTGGAACTGGTAGCCTCAAGGTTGGGCGTGGAACTGGACGATGCCCACGATGCGGCTGCCGACGTGACGGCCACGCTCGACATCCTGGGGGTCTATACCTCCCGTCTGCGCCAGACGGAAGGGACGGCAACCGTCATGCAGAAGAAAGAGAAAACCCGTAAATATTTCAAGATATGAGTATGGACACGAATAAGGAAGCCCCAGGCATTGACCGGGAACGGATTCCCGAGACCATCACATTCCGCACGGCGGACCGGATGACCTACGGGGCGCTGGGCTATGACGGGAACGAACTGATGGCGTTCATATCGGGCTACGACCTGGAAATCAAGTTCAACCTGCGGCTCATCAACTCGCTGGCGGACGCGGAGGCGTGTGCCGATGCGTTGGCCCAGGTATTCTACGACGCATTAATGGAACAACTGTTATGCAACGAAAAGGCGGGTTTTGTAAAACCTCCGGGACACAAACCCGCTACTCTTTCAGAAAAGGAAGGAAGAAACGATGTCAGACAAGATAGCGAACACGCAGGATAG